TCCTGATGAAGTCTATGTAAAAGAGTGGTTAGGTGAATAAAGTATATATTATAAATATAATGGAAGAGATATTTAATTTTCCAAATATGCCAGACAAAACATTTCGACATTTTTTTAAATCATCTGATAGACATATTGTAAAACGAGTTCTTGAAAGTAGTTTAAAAACTTGTAGGCAATCTATATCTGAAAAATATATAAAAACATCATTAAATAATTTTCATAAAGGAATAGTTTATTTTGGAGAAGGAGAAGTAAAAGGGTTTGTTGTATGGAAAGAAAAAACATCATATATACCCAATATACTTGTAAATGAAAGCAGTAACACAATTCGTTATATGGAAGTATCATTAATTTGTTCTGTTCCAAATAATATTGGTATTGGAACGCGATTATTAAATGATATTGATAATTATGCGATTGAAAATAAGTTTGAAGAAATAACTTTAACACCAGCAAATACATCACTTATTGATTTTTATAGAAAAAAAGGATATATTATTAATAGTACTCATTTAAATAAAATTAAAATGAATAAAAAAGTGTTACCATTCATAATTAAAAAAACAAAAAAAACTTTAAAAAAAACAAAAATACCAACAAAAGGTACAAACGAATACTATAAATATTTACTACACCCCATGCTACATAATGAATTAAACTACGAAAGATTAAACAATATTTATAATACAAATAAAAAATAAAAGTTTAAACACTTTCACCAGACACTTTATAGAATGTCAGATGAAAAGTTTACTGCGCGTTTTGATGAAAAGTTAGTGGAACAACCAAATGAAAAATATGTGAAGCCTGTGATCATTGAAAAAACAATTGTGATTGAAAAAGTTGTTCAATCACAAACCCCTATAACAGTTACGGTTGAAGTTCCAAAGAAGAAAAAAGGGTTGTGTTCTATTCAATAGGTTTATTTGAACGAATCTCGTGAAGAACCTCTATTACACTTTGAATATTATTCATAACAGGAATGATTTTATTTCGTATAACATCGTCAGGTAAATCCCACCATTTCAACTGTAAAAGTTGTTCAATAACTTCAGGTGGAAATCTATATTTTACAATGCGAGCAGGATTTCCTGCGACAACTGCGTAAGGTGGTACGGGTTTTGTTACAACAGATTGTCCCGCAACAACTGCTCCGTCCCCAATGGTTACACCTGAATAAATCGTTACATTATTTCCAATCCAAACATCGTTACCAATAACAGGTGTTTCTTTACCCCATGTATTTATAGGTGCCTCTGACCAACCAAATCGTTCACGAAATGGATATGTTGAAAATGTATCCATTCGGTGATTTCCATCAATGACAAATGTTATATTTTCAGCTAATGAACAAAATTTACCAAGAATAATTACAACATCTTGACGATTCCAGGCACGTATTATTGGATTTCCAGCAACATATGAATGATTTCCCAAACGAAGCATCTTTATAAAAAAGTTTTGAATTCTTTATGCTATTGGAAAATAAATATCGATTAAAGAGGTTCGTCATTATTGTTGATATTTATAACATTGTTTTGAATATTGTTGTTCATATTATTGTTATTTTCCATTCTATTCTATATTGTGAAAAAGGGTATGTGTTTGAGTTCTGGGTGAGGAACTCAGGTAAACCTGACTTCTAACCTATGGTGTATAATGCCAAAGGTGAGCGGATTGAGTGTTAAAGGGTTTTACTGGTAAAGTTTTCAACAAATTTTGTATATTCTTCTGGATTACTATTTTTATTATAAATTAGATGAGCACTCGTAAAGTAAATCCGGTTGGTTCAATACCATTAGCAAAACATGGAGCAATTATTGAAAGAAAACGTCTTCAACTAGGAAATACACAATATATAATGACAAGCCATGAAACAGATACTTCAATTACATATTATATTGGAAGCAGAACAATTTATTGTGTTGATATAAATATTACAAAAAAAATGGATAATAGTACATTTGTAAATAGAGCAACTCTTTCTAAAATTCGTAAAGACGATGCTTGTTATGCTGGAACTGTGTATGAAGAAGGAATAACAACAGCAAATTTATTTAAATTTGCATTACAGTTTTTATTTGATAAACATCCAAGTGTAAAAACATTAGTATTCAACGATTCAAGTTCTATAAAATGCGATAATGGGTTTCCAATGGATCTTGCTATTTTTAAAATGCTAACAGATGGAAAAACTTGGTATCAAAAAACATTTGGAGCAAATTTTCTTTCAAAAGAAGACGAAAATAATATTCGTCGTGAAATAGAACGGATTAACGAACTAAAACAACAAACCCCCTTTAACATTTTTTCGAATAATTTTCCTGTTAAAAGTATAAATCTTCCATTCGATGAAGTTCAAGCAAAATACGAGGAAACAAAAACTTGGCAAGATTTTTTTAAATGGATTGAACAAAAAATAGGCAAACGAAAACTATGTAATGTTTTATCTGAACGATATGATTTATTTGTAAATCATTTTCTTGTAATGCCAAAAATGGATAGATATCAATTTCAAACCACAGTTCAAAATATTGGACAACCATATTCAATTGAAGCTATGGAAGGTGGTGGTCGTAAAAAACGCAAAACACGGCGCTTTCGTTGGGTCAAAGATTAATAAAAAAATGATTTCCACACACCCCTTTTACACAAGTAGAAGAGATGAGTGAAGAAGAAAAGAAACCTAGGCTGCGCTACGACCGCGCATTGCTGGATGAAGTGTTAAAGAGGGATGGTGCGACTTTGGTTGGGGATGGCGAAGCGTATGAGAAGTTGAATATGGATTCAAGGATAAAGTTTATTTGTGGATGTGGAAAGGGGGGTGAAAAAGGTTTACGTTGTATGAATATGTATTCTGGTGCTAAATGTAAATTTTGTTCAAAAAAGATACAAATTGAAAAAGCAAAAGAATCTTTTATGGAAAAATATGGATGTGATCATCCAAATAAAAATAAAGATTTTCGAGAAAAAACAAAAAAAACAAACTTAGAAAAGTATGGGTCTGAATATACATTTCAAAATAAAGAAATTCGAGAAAAAATAAAAAAAACAATGAATCAAAAATATGGGTGTGATACACCAACACAAAACAAAGATATAATGAATAAAGTTAAAGAAACAAACTTAGAAAAATATGGTTCAACATGTAGTGCTCAAGGTAAAGATATTAAGGAAAAAATAAAAAAAACAATTTTAAAAAAATTTGGAGTTGAAAATTCTCTTCAATCAACAAAAGTAAGAGAAAAATATAAGGAAACTATGATTAACAAATATGGCGTTGAACATAACTTTAAACACGGAAAACTTCGTGAAAAAAGAAAAACTACTTTTATAACAAAATATGGTGTTGAACACCCAGCACAAAATCCAGAAGTTATGGAACGAACCCAAAAGAATGCCAAAAAATACAAAGAGTTCAAAATGCCTTCAGGAGCAATACGCAAAGTTCAGGGATATGAACCATTCGCATTAACCACCCTTTTACAAACTTATACAGAAGACCAAATCAAAACAGATCGAAAAGATGTTCCGCGTGTGGAATATGAAGTAGAAGGTAAAAAGAGATTTTACTTTCCAGATATATTTCTTCCTCATGAAAATAAGATTATTGAAGTGAAATCCACTTGGACATACAAATGTAAAGCAGATAATGTAAACCAAAAAGCCGAAGCGTGTAGTGAAAAAGGGTATGTGTTTGAGTTCTGGGTCTATAATGCCAAAGGTGAGCGGGTTGAGGTTTGTTAAACAAAGGGATTCCAACTATTCACTATAGAATCGTCTTTTACATTTGTTGGAATTTCTAATAAATCAGATTGAACTTCAGAATAATCAATTTGTAATATTTTACAATATTGTTGGATATTTTCGAAAACATTTTTTTCTGGTTGAAACTTTATTATATGTGAGATATCATGTTTATATTCTAATCCATATGTTTTATATAAAGCATGAATAAGTTGATTATCTATTTTTGAACACCCTGCTAATAAATTATATTCAAGAATTAAAGCATTTTTTAATGTAGCATAAATAACAATATTATCTTCATCAATAATAATATTTTTTTGATGAAACCATATATCATAAAATGTTCCTTTTTTTGAATCTTTTGAACCAGAGAAAACTAAATATTCCAATACATCAGGAGGAACTCGATTTGTAATACAAAGATAAAGAATACCACCTTCAACTGTTTCCACATTTTGTAAAATGGCATCTTTATCAACCCACTCTTTTACATCATTTACTGTTGTATGCCAATGCTTGTTTTTAATAGTTTGTAGAAGACTTTTTGTTGCTTCATTGTATGATTTTATTTCGTATTGTTCCATTATACTTTCTTGTTTTATTATTAAATAAATATTTACCTTTATTCTTACGATTTGCTTTTGTAACATTCATTTTTTTTAATGTATTATTTAAAAGAAAATGTGGTGATTGACTTAATACATTTTCATTATTTGGCCAAAGATTTAAAAAAAGATTAATGATATTTAATACAATTTGACATTCTTTTATTAATTCAAAATTAAATGAATAATATTTTGTATTTATTTCATTTCCAAGTGTTAATAATGTTTTATTTTCTGATGTAGTAACTCTTACAGGAATAGCCGGATATTTTCCTTTTGTAGTATTCTTAATAACTCTTGCAAAATGAATAGGACCTTTCATAATTTTATTTTTGTTTGAAATATTTTGAAATGTATCAGGACACAAATGTAATGAAAAATATAAATATTCGTCCTCATTTTTTTTAAATGATATATACAGGGAGCGTGAATGAATTTTACTTGTTTCAACAGTTGTAATAATATCAATATTTATATTATCAAAGCCTGCTTGTTGTCTTTCATATAATATTTCATCAATAAAAGTGTTTGATGTAAACAAATAAAGCAATGTATTTATTAAATTTATGTCCAAGCACTTATAAAACATTTCTTGTGTTCTTTGATTTGTTTCTGGCATATCTATTATGTTAGTTTCTTTTCACTGCGTCTATACTTTTTTGTCCGCTGCGCCGTAAGAAATTTTGAAATCAACGCTTTTTGTTTTGTTTCATCTTCTTCCCCTTGAACTGACGAAACAAATGCTTCCCACCTTTTACACCAACTTGTATCATCTGGTTTATCTCCAACATACTCTTCAGTGAACTCTTTGAACTTTTCAAGTTTGTTTTGTTGAAAAGCGTGAAGAACGGAATCTGCTCTCCACACTTCTCTATCTTCTCTGTCAATCACCGCATGGTTTTTCTTGTAGCAAAGAGCATTGTGGCGCAAGTTGCGAAGTTCTTTTACGAATGCTTCAATAGCTTTTTCTCCATCCTCTTTTGAACTCGTTTTGATTTGTGTAAGAAGGGTTGTGAATCGTTTTTCAATGTCTTTGACTTCAGGATTTGCTTCTTTCAAATATGTCAAATAGGTTTGTTCGCGATTTGTTGTGATATATGCGTAAATATTAGAAACTTTCCATTGGGTTGGTGGTGGTTCTTTTATTTCAGGAATTGCTTCAACAAATGTTTCAGGAATATACACAGCAGTTTCTACAACCTCCTCTTTTACAGTAACAGGAGGAATAGTTTCTTCAATCTGTGTTTCAGTTTCAACAACACCTTCTCTTTTACATTTCGCGCGTTGATTATTATATTTTGTAAAACATTTATTTAAGAGTTCATCATTTTCAGCTTCAGTATTTGAGTTCCATTCTGTTGCAATCTTTTTCATATCTTCACGAAGATTTGGTGTAGAACCAAATGTTGCCTCATAAAGTTTAACAGCTTCAAATGGCTGAGTTGATTTCAAATAAGAAACCATGAGTTTTCGTGGAACTCGTTGGCGATTTGTTTCTGTTAAACTTTGAGTTCGTCCTTCAGATCGCAAAGCATTTTCAAGAAACTTGCTAAATGTATCCATATTCATTATATAGGAGGTAGCTTCACGAAGTTTTTCAATAAACAAAGGAGAACGCTTATCCTCTTCACATAATGTAATATAGGATTCTAACTTTCGCTTCCCATACAAAGAACGAATATCCTTTTGACTTGTGCTAAAGGATGGTTGAAGTGTATTCGTTGTTTCTTCATGTGTAAATGTATATTGTTCGGCAAATGATTTATAAAGGGTTACAATATGAGAAGCAAACATATCCAACGACATTGTCCCTTTCATCATATTACATATTTTACAACAAGGATTTGTATTTTCAAGTGTATATCCTAATTCTGAATTAATACGGTCAATACCTATTACTTCAGCCTCATTGTATGTTTTACAATAATAACAAGGTTTATTTACAATTTCTGAAAACTGTTCAATTGTTAATTCAAATGGTAAGTTTCGTTTTGCTGCACTATCAATATATTCACGAAAATGTTTTTGAACATTAACTTTTTTCTCTTGACCATAATTTCTTTCGTGACGAACACGATTTTCTTCTATTTTACAAGAAGATTCATGACACTTTTTACATTTTTGAATTAGATTTCCAAAGTTTGATTGAATAGCTTCACATTCAATCCCACACATTGTACAAACATTTCCTTTTTCTTTTCTTCCTTGATATTCATTACGTTCGCGTTCGCGAATTTGTCTCAAACAACTTTCACATTTTGTCTTTCCTCCAATGGTAATATTGCGACAAGAACGTTTTGCGTCATCACATATACGTACATTTTTTTCTTTGGCCTTTTTAAGAATATATCCTCTAGTATGATGTTTTTTACAAAATCCACTTTCAGTTGCCTTGATTTTACAAGAGTACTCTTCCCACTTACACAATGACATAGGGTGATTCATTTTGCTTCACTCTATATCATTTTATAAATCATTTTTTATTAGATTACGCAGACCAAAATCCAAACACAAACCGGAGTATTAGATAAACGCCGGCGGTTATTAGTTGGAGTACGCGAGTCCGCCCATACCACTCATAACGCGGAGAACGTTGTAGTTGGTGGCATACACACGCACAGTGGAACTGGTACTGGTACCCACAGCGTTGTTAGACACAGTCAACAACAAGGTGGTGTTATCAATACGACTCAAGTTACATGTGCCTGAAGGTTGGTGTTGTTCAGGGGACAAGGCAAATGAGTACACGTTCACACCCACAGCTGGTACGTTGGTGTGGTGTTGGTAAGGTTGTACTTCATTGAAGTAACGACCTTCACGCACGGTGAATCGGTCATGACCGTTGAGTTGGATCAAACCAGTGATCACAGGGTTTTTACCGGCCATACCTTCAACACGGGTTACAGAGTAACCAGATTCCAAGCAGCAACGATCCCACCAGTCAGAGTAGTTGAAAGGTTGTTGGCCTTTCCAAGGGTTGATGATGGCTTCATCGCAAGACACGAAGGAGTCGCGTTGTACCACCCAGATGAGTTCCTTACAAGGGTGGTTGAAGTTGAGTTTGATCTTGTTACTGGAAGCATTGATGGATTCACCGCCAGTGAACTGGAGGGTTTCGATCAAGTATTCATGGGCGACTTGGGCGAATTTACGACGTTCATCAGTATCCAAATAGATGTAGTCAACATACAAGGAAGCAGCTACCAAGTTGGCGGCGTTCACGCGGTCACGGATGACGTGTACGTTGGCGTTGTTAGGGGCATAGTCCCACATCAAGTTTTGGAGGTCGTTGAATTGTAAGTTGATACGCACTTCATGGTATTGGAGAGCGATCAAAGGTAAAGCCAAACCAGGGTTGCGGCAGAACCAGAACTGGAGAGGTACATACAAAGTGTATTCAGGTGTGCAACTCAAGAGTTCAGCAGAGCTGTTAGGTTCACCGCCTGTGCAGTCATTGTCGCAATCTTCACCACCTTGAACGATCAAGTTGGTCAAGTGAGGCACGTTACCAACCATCTTGGCATAACCGGCCTGTTTACCAGGTTCCTGGGTGAGTTCATTCCAGATGTGGAGCCAGTCACCGTAGTGTTTATCAATACGTTGACCACCGATTTGGAGTTCAACATAGTCGACCAAGTTGTGGCCGACCCAGTTGAGCCAACGGAATTGGGCACCAGAACCATCAGAGGCCTGGAGTTTCACACTTGGGAGAGTGGCCTGGAGGTACATGCGGTGGATCAAATCACCGTTACGTTGGATAGTACAGGTGACTTGGTTACCGAAACGAGGGTTACCGTTGAAAGGGTTTTCAATGGATTCCATGGCAAAGTTGGTATGTCTGCGATACACAGCTTTGAAGAAGGTAATTTGAGGATTACCAGTTAAGTATACATCTTGAGCACCATAGGCTACGAGTTGCATGAGGCCACCTCCAGTCATTTTATATACCCCTGCTGGAGAAAATAATTTTGGAAAAAAACGAAATTTTCGATTTTTTCCAAAATTTCCAATTTTGGAAACCGGGATATTTTTATACCGGAGAGTTCTTAAAGGTTTCAATGTATTCTTCAAGACTCATTTTTTTACATTTTTTTCCTAAAGCATCATACAACCACAACTCAAACTTATAACCTGCTTCCAAAACTCCTCTGGCTTTTTCTTCGACATACGCTCCCTTCAATTTAATTGTCCATTCAGATTTTACTTCGATAATCTTATTTTCAGATTTCAAATAAATGTCGGGGAAGTATTTATGCTCCTCTTCTTTAATGTAAAAGGGGATAATTGGAACTTCACCTCTTCCTACACCCCTTTGTTCTTTCAATTTTGGAAACCCCTAGACATAAGTAGGGTTTAAACTTTTGGACTCAAAGGGAGTAGATGGCAGATAGGCCTTTCTTCAATACAAAGTCTTCAAAGAAAAATGCTAGCGAGTCAAGAACAACTTTAGATAATCTTCACCAAATTCAAATCACAGAACTTCATCAAGAGTACCAAGAAATCAATAAACTTAATCAAGAAATAAACAGAGTCGAACGTGAAGTTCGTGAAACAAACGATATTATTCATAAAACCCAAAAAGAAGAATACTTACACCAACTCAAACAAAAGCAAAAGGATGTTACTAACAACAAGCCAATGTATGATTATTTTTTCGAAACTGGGGAGATTTTATATAAATATTACGATCTTCAAGAAAAGATTCAAAAAGGAGGAGCTGTTACAGGGAAGGTTTGGAAGGTAAAACCAGGAAGTGTTTTAGCAGCGTTACAGGAAGGTACAGAAGAAATCACCAGTCATTCCAACCAGTTGTCGAACGAAGCAGAAGGTCGTGATGTCTTATTGGAAAAGTATCTTAGTAAAGTGGATCCTCGTTATATGAAAACCCAAGTAACTACTTTTGACGACCCGTATGGTGTTTGCGATCGTTGTGATAATGAAATGACCTTTAGTCCAAATGAAGCCCTCTTTTACTGTGATAATTGTGGTCATCAAGAGTTTGTATTGATTGATTCAGATAAACCCTCTTACAAAGATCCACCACGTGAAGTAACATACTATGCCTATAAACGTATAAATCACTTCAACGAACTTCTCGCACAGTTCCAAGCAAAAGAATCCACAGAAATCCCTGAAGAAGTTTTCCAATCCATTTTAGAAGAACTCCGAAAAGAACGTATCAACAATACTGAAAATCTAAAACCAACGAAAGTTCGTGAAATACTCAAAAAACTAAAATATCAACATTATTATGAGCATATTACATACATATTGAATCGTATTAATGGTAAAAAAGCACCTGTTATGTCACGTGAAGTGGAAGAAAAACTCCGTTACATGTTCAAAGAAATCCAAAGTAGTTTTATAAAACATTGTCCTAAAAATCGTAGTAATTTCTTGTCATATCATTATGTCATTTACAAATTTTGTGAACTATTGGAGTTGGACGAGTACCTCCCTTGTTTTCCTTTGTTAAAAAATCGTGATAAGCTCTACAATCAAGATAAGATATGGCAACTGATATGTGCTGACCATAGCTGGCAGTTTCTCAGGTCGATTTGAGTATAATACGATAATATCATACCGAGTTTATTAACTAAAAATGATGAAGAATACAAAGAAAAAGTAAAAAAAAGAGGTAAACGATATTATGAAGAAAACTATGATGTTGTTCGTACAAAAAATAAAGAATATTATGAAAAAAATCGTGAAGCTATCGCAATACAACAAAAAGAAAAAAATAGATATAAAAACAGTGAACAAATCCAATGTGAATGTGGTGGTAAATATGTTGATTATCACAAAAAACGCCATTTTGAATCAAAAAAACATCTTGAACACGTTCAAAAGAAAGAAACAAAAAATCCCCCTTTTACAAATGTCAACCCAAAAACATGAAAAATATCGTGGCTCGTATGGACGCCAGGAGGAGTTTTGGGGGCTTGGCATCGAAGAAGAAACATATCTTCAGTTTTCCAAACCGATTCATGTTGCTTCTTTTTTACTTCGTACGGCACACAAACCCGAGCGGTATAGTGTTCGTTACTTTGAAAGTTACCGTCCTTTTTACACAACTGCTATTGAACAACTCTTCAAAGACAATAGTGGATGTATTGCTCTGCCTTTCTTTTTGAATAGTCATGGTCTAACCAAGATGGATTGTGACTGGCAACACAAAACGACTTATGAAAAAAATCCGAAACCCAATCCAAGTTTTGAAGGTCAAACACTTTTTGAGCGACTTCAATATTGGGATTATGAATATTTTCGCGGGCATCACGAGATAACTTTCACATTTGACGGCGATTCAATAGAATTTATGACCCAAAAGTTTTATAAAGTAAAGGCGAAAGAAGCAATAGGGGAGTTGATTCATCACAAAACAACCTTTTTACACAAACTGAATACTTATCTTCAAGAAAACAAACTACATTTGGAAAAGGGTTTATGTGAATGGCCTACTATAAATCCAGGATTTGCGATTCAATACACAAACCCGTTACATGTTTCAATGTTTAATAATGGAACATATCACTTCAATATTACATTACCAACGACATTGGGAGTCAAAGGGGAGATTTTATATCCAGAAACTTTTTTGGAGGATCATAGGAAATTTATACGGATTGTTCAATGGATGGAACCGTTTTTAGTGGCGATGTATGGGACACCTGACCCATTATCCAAAGTGAGTGACAAGTTCTCAGCGGCGTCTCAACGAGCCGCGGTGAGTCGTTATATTGGATTAGGAAGTTTTGATACAAATCGAATGTGTGAAGGGAAGCGCAATACCATTCCTTTAACAGATATTTCAGCGGCGCAGTTACCAACATGGTGGTATACTCGTTATCATCAAACAAGTGGTTATGTTCCGCTTGAAGAAATAGGGTTGGATGTAAACTTCAAAAAACACTTCAACCATGGATGCGAGTTTCGGTTTTTTGATTGGTTTCCAGAAAGTAGGCTCCAACAATGTTTGGAAGAATTAATATTATTCGCTGAAGTGAGTTTACTTCACCCTCTAACACAAGAACCGCAAGTGACTCTAACATGGAATAATTGTGTTATAGGGATTATGAAAGAAGGAAAACAACATATACTTCAACAATCTACTCTTGCGACTTATGAGAAAGTTTTGGGACTTCCGTTACTTGAGTGGGTTGGAAAACCGATTGAACAACTTTATCCTTATATTATTACACAACTTCGTAAAAGGTACAAACAAGGTAGTATTTACAAAAAATTGATTTCCTAACTGCGTTTCAAATAAGCAATACCAATCATTTCGAGTAACCAGAATGAGTCTTGAAATTATTACAGGTCCTATGTTTGCTGGCAAATCTTCGGCGATTTTGTCCAGAGTTCGTCGTGCGCGCACCTTGGGCTGGAGTTGCTTTCTAGTGACTTGTGCGATTGATACGCGTTATGATTCCAGTGGCGCGTCCATTATGACCCACGACAAAGAAGGTGTTTCAGCGATTGGTGTAAAATCGCTTGAAGGTGTTAAAGAGATGAAGGGTTATAAGGATTCCAAGTTGGTGATTATTGAAGAAGGTCAGTTCTTTCCAGACTTGTTTGACTTTGTTATTAATGCCGTCGATAAGGAGAAAAGGGATGTGGTGGTGGTAGGATTGGATGGAGATTCAGATCGAAAACCGTTTGGAAAGATTTTGGATTTGATTCCTTATTGTGATAAGATTACGAAACTTACTTCTTTGTGTAAAATATGTCGTGATGGTACTCCTGCCATCTTCTCTGCATGTGTAAAAGGGGATAAGCATGGTCAACAGGTATGTGTGGGTGGAGCGGATATGTATGAACCCATGTGTCGCAAACATTATTTGGAAAATATTGAATAAATAGTTTTGTGATTTAGACCAACGAACATTTAAAAATGTTCGTTGGAGCGAAGCAAAGGCTGCTGAACTTTTGAGCCGCAAATCGTACCGCTCCGCGGTGCTAACTTATGCTACGCGTAGCTTTCAAATGTTCAGCGGTCTAAAACAAAAATAAACTTTATTTTTGTTTTTAGTTTTTTTAAGTTTTATGATACGATTATATCATAGTTTAAAATATTTAAGGAAATCCAACTAATTTTGCGCCGATACCGAAGCCGGCACCTTGACGACTGACAACACCCATAGAAGGACTGAAGATATCCAATACGGCGAACACGGCAGCGGCGGCGATGGTCACAGTGATGACTTCATCCATAGGTAAGGATTTACGAGGGATGAATACCAAAGCGAGAGCTACGGCAACACCTTCAATTACATACTTGATTACACGGTTCAAAAGATCATTGATGTCCATCTTTTCTATATTCCTTTGCGAGATTTTTTTTTACTGAAAGCGAAAGCCGGATTGTTTGTTCGGTCTAAAGTGTCACCCAAACGATTTGTAGAATCCAGAATGAGCAAGAATACCAAACCCACCGTTGAAGAAGAAGAAGACTTTTTAACTGAAGACCCAGAAATCAGTAGTCAAAAGATTGTGTTGTTAAGTTTTTTATCTCCTGAAAAAGTTTTGGCAAACAAGGATGTATTCTTTTTCACAGAGTTTATTAATGATTACAATCTCCAATGGAAAACTTCCAAAATCGAAGCATGGATGGCCGAACAAGTACAAGCGATTAACACCAAGTTGGAAACGATTGCCGGTAGTTTAGAAAAAGCTGAACAAAAGGTGGCTGCAAAGGAAGTACGTGAAAACTTAATGCATGCCGACCGTATCGTGGAAGATTTTCAAGAATATGTTCGTAAAAATACTAAGGAAATCAAAACAACTACCATTCAACAAGACTATGAAGATTTTATGTATAAAAACCAACAAAAACTGGAAGATGAATTCCACAAGAAAAATGACTATCATACAACGATTCGTGGTATCAAGGTCCGGGGTGTATATTCAACGGATGCTGAAGCCCAAGCTCGTGCCAAGAAGCTTCATAAATCAGATCCTAACTTTAACATTTACATGGGAGCTGTCGGAAAGTGGATGGCCTGGGACCCTGAACCAAGTCGTGTAGCCACGCAAGAATATGCCAACGAACAGTTGAACACCTTGATGAAGAAATATCAAGAAAATGAAGATTCTCGTAACGAGTTTTATACAAATCAAAAACAACAACGCATTGGCAAAGCAAATACTCGTCAAGTAGAAAATGATGCTCAAGAAAGTAGTAGTAATGTATCAAGTAGTAATGTAGTTGATTCAAATAATGGTGGTTCTTCTTCTTCTTCTTACGATGGTATGTTTAACGATTCAGGTGATTTAGCCATTCGTCGTAAAATGGAACGTGATGGTAAATAAATCAATGATAAATAAATAGCTTATGTAATAGGGATTTCCAAAATGATACTTAATGTTTTCCAGATATTCTGGAAAACATTATTATGTAATAAGAAACCCTTTTACATATTTGCTAGAGGAACTGCATTGGGATAACGGAGTGTAATAGGGATGCATTGTTTGTTTTGGCAAAAGTGACCTTCGGGGCATGTGACACCTACGCAGTCAACATCGCGGAATCCATCCATACTTGGGAAGAATTCAGGATTTGCTGATTTAATCATGGGAAGGATTGCAACGCAAACGAATAAAGCGATCAGGGCATACCATGTGATTGTTTTGATTCCACTCAAACCGAACTTGGCCATTTCTGATTAAGGCTTTCAAAAATATCGTTAAAACGATATTTTTGTAAGCATTACTGAAGTATATAAGGTTATCAAGAAATGTTCTCCAGAATATCTGGAGAACATTAAATATCATACTAAGGAGTTTATTTCTGATTTAGTTTGTTAGACCGGCGGGGCAATATGCCCGTTTTTGTCCCGCCAGTCGATCGCTCCAACGGGCATTTCAAATGCCCGTTGGTCTAAAAATAAGGAGCGGGAGCTCCAGGTGGAAGAAGTGTCACAGGGTCTTTTTCGCGTATCGGACGGGGGTCTGTTTTTGCGCAAAACCCATTGAGACATTTCAAATGGCCGGAGCAAGGGTTATCTACATCGCATCGCATCGCATCTGTAAATCCTTCACTCACAGGTTTTCCTAAAATCAGTAAAAGGAGTCCAAGAACAAGGATAAGAGCGAGTGCGCAACCAATATCACGGATTTGTTTGGAATCCAAGACGATCATCTAATCTGTATCTTGTTAGAACTTTTTGACTTGAATCAAAGGGCCTTTGCGTTTTGAAAACGCAGTAGGATCATAGCCGCCACCACCTCCTTCTTTCTCCTTCATGGCATTTGCGGAATGTTCCCAGAAAATAGGGGCACCGATTCGGAAATCACCATGCATTTGTGCTTTGTACCAAAATACGTTATCTTCTAATTTGTTCGATTGGGAGTTGTTATTCATAACTAAACATTCATAGTTTTGGGTACATTGATCCATGATTTGACAGAAAAATTCAAAACTAGGAAAAGCAGAACCAAAGTTTTGAAAAATACGTTGACGATTTGAAAAATAGGGTTCGCGCATAATAAAACAAAAGTCAACGTTGGTTCGGAGCATAGGTGGAATACCTAATGGATATTGCATCGTAATCAAAAAGAAAACCTTCAAGTGACGACCATTCAAGAATAAATAACGAATATTACGATCATGTAACCAAGAATCATCATACAAGCAGTCATCCATAATCAAAAAACTACGTGGATCAGCATTTGAACGTCCTGCTGAATCTATTTCATTCTTTACTTTGAGACCAATCATCTTTTGGCGTTTACAAAAGTTGGCAATGATAACCGGTGAGTACTCTCCGTGGATAAAAAGGGGTGGAATAAGTTTTTTGTAAAAGTCATTGGATTCTTCCGTACCACTGATAACAGTTCCAAAAGGCATATCTTGATGGTGAAAAAGAAGATCGCGAACTAAAGTTGATTTTCCGGTACGACGACGGCCAATAAAAACTACCACGGCATCCTGAGGAATCATGCGCATGTCAAACTTTTTCAGATTTAACTCGAGGGTTGAATCCGCCATTCTATGTATTTCATCGGGACGAAAAAAAAATACATAACGCGGTAAGTTAAGACATTGGAAACAGGTTTAGCCGTTTAGAATGGACTCTTGTTTGTGTCAACCGATTCCAACATCATTTCCTCCATGGCGAAAATATTCAACTGCTCCAACTATTCCTGGTTATACTCAAATAACCTCTTTGACACCTATTATTAAAGAGTTCATCGGAGACAAAGCGGATGGTGAAGGACAACTTCAAGCCGATCAACTCTTTGCCCGTGTTCATGATTTTGAAGGAAGTGGTTCTTGTATTGTAGAAACTGTTGGAAAGAAAAAACGAAAAGCATATTGTAAAGTTACACATTTATTGGATCCCATTCGCACCATTCAAAAATTTTATGGTCATCCTGAAAAAGGGGAACGTAGACGTGAATCAAAGATATCAAATCCAATGAACCAAGCCTATGTAGATTCCTTAGCCAACTATTTGCTAGGTCAGGTACGCGAACGAGGGCTCAGTCCTCACTTTTGCTTATTCTATGGAGGTTTTCAAGGAGTTGCGCAAAACTATCGTTTCAATATCACAGATGAATATGACAGTTATCGTAAATATAAAAAGTTTTGGGAACATCGTCGTCAAGGGTTATTTTCCTTGTATTTAAAACATGAAACTGAGGATGGAGAAGAAGAAACAACTGAAGAGGATGTAAATGAAGCTTTTGGTTGGTTGACACAAACACCCAAAAGCTCTCTTCATTCTTCATCATTTTCATATTCAACTCGCAAAACATCCAAATCAGATAGCAGTCACATCTCTTTTACTCAGTTAAATGATGATGACATTGAAGATATCGCACTTCAAACAAATGGAGTGGAACTGGAAAGTCTTCATCCAATGGAAGAAATGCCAGAGTTAGAGGAGTTAGAAGAAGAAAAATCTGAGGAAGGTTCTGATTCTGAAGAAGGTTCTGAAGATGACTCTGAAGAAAACGAGTTGGAAATGTATGCGGAATTTAAAGAATTTCCTACAATGTTAATCTTTCAAGAAGAAATGGAAGGTGTCTTGGATGATTTATTGGACGAAGATGAAGATGAAAAACATGATGAGGAATGGGAAAAACGTTGGGCTGCTTGGACTTTCCAAATTATATCTGCCTTATGTGTAGCGCAAGGTGTTTTAGGATTTACACATAATGATTTACATACCAATAACATTGTGTGGACAGAAACGGATCAACCATACTTCTTTTACAAAAACCGTGCGGGTCAAGTCTGGCGTGTTCCAACGTTTGGAAAAATCTTTCGCATTATTGATTTTGGTCGTGCGATTTTTCGTGTGGGTGACAAATGGTTTGCGAGTGATGATTATGAAAGAGGAGGTGATGCAGAAGGACAGTACAACTTTGAAGCGATTCGCACTATGCGTTCAACAAAACCTAAAGTGTATCCTAATCCTTCCTTTGACTTGTGTCGTTATGCCGTGAGTGTGTTAGAGGGATTATTTCCAACCCGTCCTGCGGAGTTGATTGATGGAGTATTAATAAGCAAAGAAGATGATTGGGAAATCCATGAGACAGAATCACCTCTATTTAACTTATTATGGTCTTGGACGATGGATGACAAAGGGTGTAACGTACTTCATGATGAACATTTAGAAGAACGTTTTCCAGATTTTGATTTGTATGTTCATATTGGTGCACACGTACATGGCGCAAAACCCCAAGAACAGTTACAAAAAACCCTTTTTGACCAATTCAAGATGGATGCGTCAAAGGTGGGTGAATGGGAAACGATTTATCCTTTATTTTGTTAGACTGGTACGGATTTATCGCCATAATTTCGATATAGTTTATTAAATAATTTTTTATGTACCAAATAATTTTGTTTTGTTTTATTTGATTGTTCAAAACTATTTTGTATAATTGAATACATTTCGTGTGGGGTATTCGCATTTTCACTAATTTTTCCATAAAGAGAAGATACTAGTTGTTGATAATCAGCATTTATTTTATGTGGAGTTCCTCTATATAATCCTCTTGTTCTTGTCTTAGAACTGTTGCCAACTTTTCTTTTTATTCTATCAACATTATATTCTGTTACCTTTACATTATTGTCAAACGCTAGTTTTTTTTCTATTGGTTTTATGGGATTAAATAAATTGCGCTGTCCCGTTTGTCTTTTAATTCCGTTTTTATTACCACCTTTTTGATTTTTACGTGTTTTTTTATAAGTTGATTTACGATTTTTTCTTGTATATTTCATTATTTCTAGTTTTGTGTATTATTAAAATCTTGCGGGTCCAGTTTGTATTTCGTAATCACCAGAAGTCACAGAAGAGGCAACACTTGAAACACCCTTTGACATTTCTTTTACAGCCATTTGTCCTACCGAAATCCATGAGTGAATCGATTCCGGGAGAAACATGTATAAAATAGCAGTTAAAAAAGCACCAAAACAAAAGTCACGAAATACTGCACGATAGCGTAGTTGTCCTTCCTCTTTTGTCATTATCTGTTGGCCTGCTGAAAGAGAACCCACAACAGAACCGCCCACGCCTATAGCAATCCAGAAATCTGTGTTGGTATAGTCCATTCTAAGGCGCATCAATGTTTATCAGAATGAAATCTGAACGCATTTAATGTTCTCCAGAATATCTGGAGAACATTAAATATCATACTAAGGACTTTCCAAAATATCGTTTTAACGATATTTTGGAAATCTTTAGAACGCATTTACAGGTTGAGTTCTTTAGCTTCAACGGCGAGGTCTTCATCTTCCAACTCTTCTAAATCTTCAAACTCATCGTCCCAATCATCCTCTTCTTCATCAGGTCTGAGTTCTGCTTCCGCAAAAGGAGCTTCTTCAATAGTATTTCCTTCAAGTGTGTCGGAACTAAAAAAAGTATGCCCCTGTTGGAAACTAACAGCTGGTTTTGTATCAATATAAATAGTCTGTGCTGATTGGGTTTCAGGTTTTACATCTTCTGTTTGAATATTGATAACAGGGGTTTCTTCAACTACAGATTTTCCTTCTGTAACAGGTGTATCTTCAACTTTCTTTTCTTCTTCCGTTTTTTCTTCTGTAACAGGTGTTTCTTCAACTTTCTTTTCTTCTTCAACAACGGATGTCTCATCAATTATATTTTCTTCTGATGTTTCTTCAACTTTCTTTTCTTCTGATGTTTCATCACTTGGTTTTTCTTCACTTGGTTTTTCTTCTTCAGAATGTGTTACTTTACTTGCTTCCTCTAACTGTTTTTCAACGGGTTTTGTTTCTTCTTCATCGTCATCTGTTTGAAGATATTCGCGTAAAATCTTTTTCACAGGTAACATACCGCGAATGGCTTGAATAACAGCTTCTTGTAAAAGGGTGCTTACTTGACGAAGATTTTTTTGTTTTTCAAAACTGGATGTTTCCGCAAATAAAAAGGCATTTGTCCATAATGAACGAGCCGATTCACTTAATACACGGTGTAAGAAATGGTCTAGCTTTGGAATAGTAATTTGAAGTTTATTTTGTTTGGTATTCAAACGGATAGCGGATAAAACTTTAGTATGAGCAAGAAAAACAGCTGTAAGTAACTCTTCCAAATAGTCGCATTTACAATCAACTTGAATTACATCTGTTTCACGAATCACTTTATCCTGATTCCAATCCGGGATTGCTTGAAGAAGATTTTGAAACTGCCAGAGAGCTTTTTGTGGACTTGGTGATTGTTCTTTAGCAGTTTCCAAAATTTGTAAAAAATAACTTTCCAAAGAAGGAGTTAAAAATCCACAAAGTTGGCGCGTGTATTCGGATTTTGCTTCGCTGTACACGGATGACTCAGGAGAGGAGTTCATGGTTTCTAGGTGTAAGAGGAATGGTTTAGAGGGAGTTCAACCGCAGATTTAGATGGATGTATATAAAACAGTAAAAGGGTGGTTGTTGATTGTGAGTGGGTTTCCATTACACCAACGAAACACCATTTTACACAACGTTATTGAAACGATTGAAGAGTTTGGATTAGATGGAGAACTACAAGTTCATCATAAAGGGGAGCAAAAGGATGATTACTACGGTGGACCTTATGATACAATAACACTCCTTTTACATTCCAAACAATGGATAACAAATTCATTTGTACAAAGGGTAAAAGGGTATTATTTAGAAAGAGAAGATGCTTTTGCGCGTAATGAATATAAATGAGCCCATGGTGATGAACCAGCACCCACCTCTTTCAAAGATAACAGAGCATCTTCCCATAAAACAGGATCATGAAGATGTTCTCGAATGGTATCAATAGGTTGTTCGGCTTGTAAAAATCCTTCATGACATGTCTTTGATTTTGGCAGATTGGTTTGTAAAAGGGCTGCGACTTGGGCTTTTTGAGATTCTTTACGAAAGGAAGTTTTCATGGGACATTGTCTCCACATACAGCGACTTTGGATAGCAGGGGTGATACGTTGGGGGTCACGACATTCCAAGATACATTGGACTTGTTCGCTGACTGTTTCCAAAATGCGTCGTAAAAAAGCTTGGGCTTCAGGAGTTAAATCATCTGCTCCTTCAATCCACACATATAACGGTTCTTGACTACGGACTTGTTGGTGAAGATTTTCACGACCTTCACGTAAGGTACGATCCGTTCGTGCATTCCAATGAAACAACTTTCTACGCGCTGCGCGCACCTGGGATAATATCCATGTGGTTTTCCCGCAACCAGGTGGTCCATATACTAACCAAGCAGGTTGTGGCATTCCTCTTACACACCAACGTCTAAACTTTTTAGATAGAGATAAAGTAATGGGACAGGAGGTAAGCAAAATGACAAATGATGAATGGATGAATTTATCAACCAAACTTTTATATTTAGAAAGTCGTTATGTAAATTTTTTAGACTCCTTCAAATCTCGCAGAAGCTTCAATGAACTAGATGATATACGTGATGGAATTCTATGGAATCAATATGTATGGTTTGAAAAACATATAGCAGACATAAAAAATCCTGAATATCAAGATTTTCTTCAACAATACCAAGCGCGTATGCGCAAACATCGCAAACTGTATTTAATTTATAAAACACAACGATTGTGGAGACAAAAAAATGGAAGTCCTACTGGGAGTAAGAGGGGTAGTTTTTAGGCAAATAACTCAGCTTGCGTGTTGTTTGACTTTAGGCAAATAACTCAGCCAGCGTGTTGTTTGCCTAAGCGAAAAGTTCAGGGCGAGCCTTCTTCAACTGACTTGCTAAACGAGCATCATGTTCTGCTGATTTCTGGATTGAAATCATCAGAGGATTGTTTTCAGTTTGTGCGATGATTTCGCGTTGGTTACGTTCAGAAGAAACATCTAACTTCAAAGGAGCACGATATTTTACACGACCAAGGTCCGCTACACCAGGACCCAAATCATGAGCGAGGGCGGTTGGAACACGGTCATTAATAACATCGGTATCTAATTTACGACTTGTAACATGGGGTTCATCACCTTTGAATAACTGAATATTACCACCTGCTAAGTTACGTCCTTTGGCGATTTGTTGTTTATTAGGATTGAGACGCATGTTATAGGCAGATCCATGGGACATATGACGTTCATGAGCAGCCTTGGGACCACCCACATAGGAACTCTTGGCGGATAGTTGGGCTTTTTGTGTTGGACGGGCAATATCATCAGGATCATATACTTTCAAACGGGTAGGTGCGTCAGCAGGAGCGGCAACACCAAAGCGATCCAAAAAGATAGTCCCCTCTTTTACAGTGGTTCTTGCAACATCATTAGGATCCCAAACGGTGATAGCAGGTGCGCCACCAGCATAACCAGTTGGAACACCCGCTTGTTGGATATTCCCAACAGTTTCAGCGCGACGAGTAGGACGAGATTCATCTTGGAAACGAGCGGTGTTGGCACCAGCTTCAGCGGGACTCAAGTTCAAACCCATAACGCGGTCGCTAGTGAAATAACGTTCATTTGGACGGATTTCGTAACCTTCTTTTCCGTAATCATCTTCGGCTCCTTGAACAAAATATGAACTACCATCTGCGTTACGATATCCAGAACCACCGTATTGTTGTGCTATAGGTTTACGATAGGAACCTACAACGTAGTTCATTTGAAAATCTTGAGATTGACTTGGACCCATGTATTCAACAGAAGTTTCAGGACGAGTTGTTTCGGGCATAATTTGGATAGGACGAGAGGTTTCTTTTGTGTGTTCACCTTGACCCGCAATACCAAATCGTTCACCTGATTCGTCTACGTAAAAGGTATCAGGACGATATTTACGGACTTCACCAACATTATCCATGGCTTTTCCAATCATATGTTGACCAGGAACAACGGGCATGTTATAGGTGAGTTTTGGATTATCGGCAGTACGTAAATCATCGGTTTTACGCATATTTTTCATCATTATTTCGTTTACTTCCATTTGTTGGAATCCACCTTTACCAGTACTGGAAAAGCCTTCACCAACACCAGGCCCTACTTTTACAGGTTCAAATGGACGTTCACCAGCACGGTTACGAGGATCATTTATACGGCTCTGAACAAAATCAGAACTATTTTCCATCCCATAGACATTGCCAAAGGGGACTTGTGTATTATCAAACATTTGTTCAACTTCTTGTTTGCGAATCGTATATTTACTATCACCTGTATAACTTCCAAGTACATTCGAGTAGGCATCAGGATTCATATTTTGTTTCACACGACCACCAAAAAAAGGTTGCATATTATTGTGGATGAACTCTGCAGTTTTCATAGATTGACCAGAAAGCTGACTTATAAAACTATTCGTACCATTAATCCCTTCCACATAATCAGGATTTGATTCTATACCAGCAGGATTCATCATAACATCGGGTGTTGCACTCAAAATGCCTGTGGGTGTAGGAGTCCATTCACCTACTTTTTGCTGGGCTGGAGGCTGAATTGAGAGGGTACCGCCGGGTAGGTAACCTGCTTCTGCTGTTGCGTTTGGCTGTGAAGGAAATGGTTTGCGACCCATTAGATCGTTATAACGAATATCTAATTCTGGATTATTTCCATGAAGACTTGTTTTTGGATTTGTTACCCTTGCAGCGTTTGCCAAAGGCTGTTGTCCTACAAAGTTTTCTTTTACAGAAATTGCTTTACGAGCTTGTGGATTATTTGAAGCAGATTTTGTTGGATAAGCGTAAGTTTTAGATGTTTGTTTTGCAAGGAATACACCAGCTCCACCAAGTAACGCTAATGCCGCAATCTCCATACTAACCTGAGTATGTAAAAAGGATTGTCTTTTAGACAACACTAGGAAGTTTCCAAAATATCGTTAAAACGATATTTTGGAAAACATTAGAAATTCATGCTTGATTACTATTGGGTAACTTTTTGTGCTTTTTGTTTGTTAACCAAATCTGTAGTAAAACTTTGTTTAGGAATAGGATGTGAAGCACATTTGTATTTATCCATTTGACGAGCAGGAATGAAGAAGTCAAATGGGGTTTCAAATGTGGATTGAGGATCGTGAAAAAGGGGTTGCCAACGATTCCATCCTGTTGCGCGGAGAGTACACGGGGGATTATTAAGACGATTGAAGTTTAATGGAACTGTATTTTCATCGTCAGGATTTGTGTATCCTGAGCGATTCATTTCGTTGGTACGTGGGTCGTATAAAAGTTCATCTGTACGCCATTTGCTCGGAGGACGACCAACACCTTTTAGATCAGATTCCACTTCGGTACGCCACTTGCCAGTCACCCAACCTCCACCAGATTCTTGAATGCGTGTAGTGGGAGCAACAGGAAAACTTGTAGGGCAGTTACGTAAAGGTGTAAATGCATATTGGCCGGCATATGTGGAAATGCGCATATCGTCAGCTTGATGAAAGTCATCCCAACGAGAGCGTGTAAGATTTGTTTGTCGGGGTGTAGAACACATTCTGATTAAGGAGTATCAAAAATATCGTTAAAACAATATTTTTGATAGTCTTAATAAAGTTGTTAAGATATTTCAGATATTCTGAAAAACATTAATTCTGATGATAGTGATTGTTATATTTTAATATTTCCATGGTTGTTGGCAGGTTTCAATCGTAAATGGTTCCGGCGCAATAGTGGCCGGATAAGCCCACATTTGTGATTGTGTTAAAGGTTTGTTTACAACATTCACAACAACCTTTTCTTTTGGCACATTACGAATGATTTGTTGAACGTTGTCTGGAAGGGGTTTGTGTTGGCGTTGTGGGCAAAATGTATTCGGACGAGTGATTCCACGTAAATCGGATTCAAGTTCAACTTGGCTTTGGCGATTTTTGTAAGGCACTTCGTTACCGCCTACAATGCCAAGCATATGTTGAGAAGGTTTCGTGTGTTCTCCGTAAGAGGGCATAATATCGTAGGTTTGTGGATTTTCCTTTTTCTCCCAACTATGAGGCTGTGTTACAAAGGCTTCTCCCAAGTTATTCAAAAGACAACTCGCGTTCATTCTGTTCTCACATAAAAAAGAAACACGAGGCAGATGGCAACCGCAGCATCAAGTTGCTCGGAAAAAGAGATTGAATTACCAATCAATGACGCTGCCACATGTTGGTGGTTAAGTACCAATTTAGTTTTATTTCATAAAAAACGTACTGAGCTTGAAGCACTTTTTTCAAGTTATGAAGAATATCAAAAGAAAACAAATCCACAGTTTCACTTTACTGTAGAACTTTGGTCGCGATTTGAAGCAGTTTATAAGTTTTATACAAATCAACAACAACTTTCTCAGAAACAACTTATTGATATTCGTATTGAAAAAGATATGGAAATATTTAATACAACCCAGTTTAAGATTAATGGTTCTGATTTTCAAGATGCGCAAGAATATCTTCAAAAACTATTCCAGTATATTCCAATACACACCTTTTACATAGTAACGGTAGCCGAACAAAACAATCCAAAACTTCATTTGTGGGATATAACAATGGTGGAAGAATCCGTTGGAATACCAGGTAAAGTTGAAAAGCAAGTAGATCGTTTTCAATGTAATCGTTATACAAATACAATAATCGTAAATGTGAATCGAAGTAATCCTACGGATACATCAAAAAGAATACCGTTAAAGGAGGTGTGTTCTGTTTTAGAAACCATTGATATTCCGTTGATTGATTCTGAAGAAAACTTGATTGAAAACCCTATTACAGATTCAGCAAACCCCCTTTTACTAAAAGAAAAACTACTTACAACTTCTTTTGAGTTAGACGCTATTTTATGTGTAACAGATGGTCATTATTTTGCTTATGTGAAGTGTTCTGCTTCGGATGAATGGTTGTATTATGGGGCGATGGCAGAGGGAAAACTTAAAACATCGTTTACAAACTTTTCGGATATGATGAAGCGTCAAGCAGATTTACCAAAACAAGCAACTTTGTTAATGTATAGTAAGGTTATAACCAGTAATAGTAAATAACATGGATTCCCCATGTTGTTTCAGTTGGAACTTTTGTAAGAAGGGTTGCTTTTTGTAAAAACTGTACGTTTGTTGGAACACGATATGAAATATATAATCCATGAAACTCATGTGTTATTTTTTCTTCAAGTTTGTCTGCAATATAATCAGTTAGACAGAGGTTATCTGCGTGTAAAACATTATAGACATGAAAGTTTTCTTCAAGAAAATCTCCTTGCCATATATAGACATTTCTGGTTTGCTGTGACACACGAAACTCACTCAATTCAACACCTTCCCATATTGAATTCAGTAGTTCTTTTTCGAAATGCCAAATCAGTTCACCATCTCCACAACCCAAATCAAATCCATAAACAGGTTCCTCACAGTATTTTTGAATTATTTGTACAGTACGTTCAATACCTTTTTCAGTTAGCGACCCATATGTTACGCTTTCTTTACCAAAACGTTGGATTTCCCGTTTTGGTAAAGTGAAAAGAGACGGATTCAGTATCATAGTCTTATATGTAGACTGTAAAAGGGGTTTAGATTATTAAACTTCATTTTGTACCGTTAGTTTTCCTTTTTTATCAAAAATCCAAAACTCAAATACATAACCGTCTTTTACACACGCTTTTTGTTTTTCTTCATTAATATGTTTATTCAAGTTGAATGTCCAAGATGATTTTACTTCAATAATTTTGTTTTCGGACGGAATATAAATATCTGGATAATATATTTTTTTCTTTTCTTGAATGTTATAATAAAACTTTGGAGTATATTTTCTATCCGTAATTACATTATCTTCAGAATAATGAAGTTCTTTGAATAGTTTATCTAACGCAAAAGGTTCATAACCTTGTACTTTACGATGCTCGCCTGAAGGAGTAATATAGGTTTTATAACGTAATCCATTTTTTTGATTACGTTCTTGTATTTCTGGAGATTGGTTTGCATTAAAGCAACCATATTTTTTAAAACAAGTACTTTTAACTTTATTTTTTATATCTAAAGATTGTGTAGCATATTCAAATCCATATTTTTTTATATTTGTTTGTTTTACTTTTTCTTTTATTTCATTATTTTGAGAAATGTGTTCTACACCATATTTCTCTTGAATTGTTTTCTTTATTTTTTCTTTTACGATTTCTGCTTGAAAAGAATATTCAACTCCATATTTTTTATTATTTGTTTTCTTTATTTTTTCAATTACTTCTGGTACATTGTGATGTATTTCTCCGTATAAAAGTTGATTTGTTTGTATTGCTTTTTCTTTTACACATTCTGCTTTAGACGATACTTCTGTTCCATATTTTTCTAAGTTTGTTTGTTTTACTTTTGCACAAACTTCTTTGTTTTTCATTGGATATTCTTCTCCATACTTTATCTTACATGTATTTTTTATTTTTTCCTTGATACATTCAGCAGCAAAAGGGTTTTCAACACCATATTTTGCTAAATTATCTTGTTTAATTTGTTCTTGTATCTCTTTTACTTTAAAAATGTTATCGACACCAAAATGTTTTATTGCTGTTTGTTTTGCTTTTTCTTGTGTTTCTTTGTGTAAAGTTGTAAAAGGGACGCCATATTTTTCAAGATTTGTTTTTATTATTTTTTCTTTTTTTGATTGTTTTGTACATTCTTCACATAACAATCCTGATATTTTAATACGAACAAATCGTTTGGTTGTTGGAGTTCCGCAATGACAAGTAAAAGGGATGATTGCTTCTTTTTGTAGTTTTGGGAGAGATACAACATTAACAAATGCCTTATCTTTTTCAATAAATGAGTTAAGTATATCAAATGTATAACTCATTTAATTATATTTAAATACTATTAACAGTTTAAGTCTTTTACATAATTTCTCGACGAAATTCCACCGCGTATCCAGCCATTTGCAGCGACTTCCTGGACTAAATGTTCAGGTTTTTGGATATTGTCGCGAACAGTTTGGATGAGAGGTTCAAATACCCCGTCAAAGCTTTGTTCGGTGATGGTGCCGCATTCTTTACCTTGACGGACTTGTTCAGGATGTAAAAGCATACTTTCAACATCAGAGTTACCACGGCCAGTACCCATGTAAGGAACAGTTAAAAAGGGGCGTGCTTGTTGACGAATCATACAGCGGTTATTTTTGAATTCGGGTTGATTTTTTAATACAGATTCAGAGTCGATTTCTTTGTTGTTAACGCCGAATCCTTCGCGTGGGTAGACTAAAAGATTGGGAATGGAGAGAGGATTCACTTTACGGGCGTCGGGAACTAGGTTTGTTAAGTTATATTTACCAGGACCCAGACTTTGGGAGTAATAGGAGGAAATACCACAGGCATCATCACGGGTATGTGTTAAACGGTTGATGTCCATCTCGTCTTCTAGTGGGTCGCTAAGAAAAAATAACGTAATAAAATAGAATGGCTCTTGTTGATACCTTTTGCTCCTGTATTAAAAAGGTTTCAAAATCTATACCGACTCGTCGTTTGCGTAAAACAACTCGTACTATGAAAGTTGCGGATCGTAAAGAACAGGCCGCAATTGCCATTTGTACCAAATCTGTTTTACAAACTCGTGGTAAAACATTAAAAAAGTTTCGTTGTGGTAAAAAACGAGTTCTCAAAACTCAACGATTAAAAGTTTAACCAAGGTAAAACTGCTCCTTCTGTACCACCATAGCAGGCCGCAGCGTTACCTTCTTTACAGGTCTTACCTGGAATCTTATAGAGCCATTTCTGATAACTATCTTGGTCATTCGGAATGGTTGTGGAAGGTTGACTTATAAATATACGTTGACTTTGTGTTTTTCCCCATACATCTGTTGGGTCGCTAAACCATTGAACACGGAATAAATCATCCAAAGCGAGTTTGGATTTCACGGATGTGATATCAGGAGCAGCCGGGCGATTTGCAACATAGTTGAGGTCGGCACCAGGAGCTTTTGATTTGATTCCACCAACTTCCGTTTGCATGGTTGGATATTCATCCATTGTGATATTGTAAAAGGGGTTGCGAACATTAGGTGTTGTTTCATCTTGAAAAGGAAGGGTAGATGGCGTTCCATCCACGCCGGTATTATTATAGCTTTCAAATCCTTCTTTTTCGTTGTCAGTTGCCTCTTTACGAAATATGTATAACTCTCTGAGTTTTCCAAATGTTGGTAACAAATACAGGGTCGCAGCGATTCCTGCTAAAAGTGGTGCGGAACCAACCCCTGTAAATGTAGTCGCAAGAAATCCAACGAGTAAGGAAAAGAGGTAAATAAATAAGATTTGATTTACATATTCGCTAGCACATTTTGTTGATTTGTTCGGAAGCCAAAGGGAGCCAAAAAGGTATCGCGGATCTTCCCATGCGTAGGGTTGACATAATGTTACATTGGCCGACATGCCTATCTAACTAACACTAACGTCCTTTTGCGTTGGAACCTGCTTTTCTTGCTTCCAACTTTTTGCGGAGGCGTTGTTGTACAAGGGAGAGGCGTGCGCTACCATCGCGTCCCGCAGAGCGTAAATCATCTTCATGGCCTTCCATACCAAATGCTTGGCGAAAGCTCTCCATCATTTCCACAAACTGAGGGTTTTCACTAAAGGTCTTCATGAGTTCTTCAGCTTCTGCTACAAGTTCTTGAGGACGTAAAGAACCAGATTGAACTTTTTGTTGAAGCTTTTTCGTTAACTTCATCATAGTCGTTTGGAAAGCCATAGGATTCTTCATGAAAACTTCCATAATCATATGTAATGCTTTGGTGGGGTCATTGCCAGCTGCTTCCATGGCTTTAGGGTCGATGCCAAAATCTTCAACTTTGAATTCTTTCACGATTTCTTCAGCTAAACGGGCAATTTGACCTTTCAAAAACTTTTCAGGAATCTGTGGGATGTTGCCTTCACCTGTAGCTGAACTGAAGAATTTTGCAAACTTATCAGACAAGGAAGAAAAATCAACACCTTTTACTTTTTCCTTCATATCTTCCATCATTTTCTTGGCCATTTCTTCCGTCCAACCAGAACCAGAAATATCTTTTGCGTTGGAATCGATCAAAGAACAGAAAGAGAGGATTGTAAGATATTCTTGGATAGCTAGTTGACTTTTTTCAGAGAGAGTATCCCAAATCTCCTTTGACATCGCCACGCCGGGTAAGATAAAGGCAGGGCATTCTTTGGCATTTCGTGTAGGGGAGCAAGAGGGCATGACTTGGGTACGAAACATAGTTTTGCGGTCTTCAGGGCTTTTACTTAGGGCAAATGTGATTACAGAGGCAAGTTCGGGACATGTTGCGCTAAGGTCGCTGGCAAATTCTTCATACTTCGTTTGGAATACATCTTTGTTGGAACTCATTCTATGAAGTCTAGCAAAGTTAGGTTACGATTCTTTACGCCCTTGCTTTTTTATTTACGTATTTTTTTGGTTTTGGTTTTGGTTTTAGTTTTTGGTTTGGGTTTGGGGTTGGTTTTACCAGAGGATTTTCTGTTTTGTTTGCGGGCTCCTCCCCTTGGTGTACCTGAACTGGAACCAACAGCAGATGTACCATTTATAAAACCTGCGGCGGAACCATTTATTTTTCTGTATTGAAGAAAAGCATCGATTGCTATTTTTGTTTTATAGTTCACACGATTAACATAGTTATGTTTTGGATCAAGTATATGAGATAAAGGAACAAAGTTAAAATCAAATAACTCTCCATATTTTCGTATTTCAAGATTTTGAAAGTTTTTCATTAAGTCTTTGGCATATTTTTCATCTATTTTTACTCGAAATATATCATATCCATCTGCCGTTATTAAAATGTTAAAGGGGGCTTTTGAAATATCTATGTCTAGTTCTTCTTTTACTTCACGTATAGCTGTTTCTTGAGAAGTTTCACCTACATTTATTTTTCCTTTTGGAATACCCTTTTTATGTTGAGGTCTTCCTTTATAATCTACAGGATTTCTTTTATCATAAAGAGTATAAATTGTTTTATAAGATGATTCTCCACCTGCTGAACTACCTGTAGAATCTTCAATCATTTGTGTCATTTGTGTCATTTGTGTCATTTGTGTCATTTGTGTATAATGTACTATAACTGGTCTTTTATTGGTATTTGTTATACCAGGATTCAAATTCTCTTCGATAAGTTTTGCTCTATTAAAAGCAGATGCGCTTGCTTCTTGTACTGTTGCTTTACCTCTTATAGTTTGAAGTGAATCAACTGAATGTTTTACACCTTTTGTATCGGTTATTTCTTGAATAAAATCTGTAACATATTTTCCTTCATAACCAAATAGTATATAATCCATACCACATAAATCAGTTGTATACAATAATACTCCAGCACCTATCACTGGTGAAGTAGAACTTAATGAGGACATATTTTCTATATTTCAATTTAGATTTTTTCACTTAGCAACACCAAGACTTTCAAGTGTTTCCAAATAGCCTCGCGATTACTGTCAGACATAGTATGCCAGTGTTTATCAAAAATCATAAGAGCAGGAGAGATTTCGTTAAACTGTTGCGCAATAGAACCTTTGGCAAAAGCAATCACTTTATCTTCATCTTCATGTAAAATGTCGTCTCTGAGAGGTTTTGCGACATATTCTTTGAACAAATCCAAAATGAGTTTGGGATTGATTTTTTTTGCACCTTGGATGGTTTCTAACGCAAGTTTAATATCGCGTTCTTCAGGAAAAGTCGCTTGGAGATCTTCAAAAAAACCAATCAACTTGTTATTAAACATACCAAGAGGTGTAGTCATCTTACTTCTATATAAAAGTAGTTCGTCTTTAGATTTACTGGCGCGTGGGACCCTTACTGATTCCCTGGTCGCGTTGTTGTTTATACATTTCCATTTGTTTATCAAACATTTGTTCCTTTTTACTACGACTTGGTTGGCTTGTTAGTTGGCCTTCTAACGAATGTTGGCTGGTACGATCACCTGGACTTGAACTTCCATTAAGGAAGGAAAAAGCACCAGGAATCGTTTCACCTCCATTACCACCGGTTGATGTATCAGAGTTCAAATAACTATATCCAGCATTACCAAATCCTCCCATTTCATTGTCATTCCAAGACATAGGTTCTCCACTCAAAACAGGGGATACAGAACTTGATTGTTTATCTCTTGGCATTTCCTTTAACTTTCGTTCATATAACCAGTTCATGACTTCGGTATCCACAAGTGGTTCGGGAAGACCTTGAATAACTAATGTCGGAACTTGCTTCAACCATCCAGGAAGTTGAGGACGTTGTGGACTTGGATCAGCGCAGACAAAACGAAACTCGGGAACCCATGGCGTATTTTTTAACTCTTCAATAAAAGCAGCAGACCATTTATCCTTATTGCTATAAAAACATATGTGTTTCGCCATTTCTAAGTAAGAGGGTGTGTTTGAAATACTGATATGAGCGCAGAGTAAGGATTCTCCAAAATATTGTTAGCGTAGAGAGGAAGACATTGATAAGGGAGAAACTCCTTGCTGTGATACGTAATGTTTTCCAGATATTCTGGAAAACATTACAAGACAGGTGGGAATAAAATGACAAGACAGGTGGGAATAAAATGACAAGACAGGTGGTCTAAAATTGAAATTGCGACAACAAATAGAAGAAGCAAGAAAATGAGTTCCACCAAGATATTTTCAAATATTCTACCCATTAATACTCACACGGTCAGTTTTACACTTTCTCCAACGAAATATCAATATGCGAACACGTTGCGTCGTGCGATTCAATCTATGACACCTTGTCTTGGATTTCGTGCGGATATGAAAGATGATGGTTCAACCACCGATGTCAAAGTCTTTAAAAATAGTACAGCCATGTCAAATGAAATGCTTGCGGATCGTGTCGGACTTCTTCCTATTGCTATGCCTGACACTGTTGTAAATGAATGGGTGAATGAGTCTGTTCTGTTTCGTCTTTATGTGAAAAATGAAACAGATGAATTCCGGTATGTAACTGCTTCTGATTTTGAGTGTCTTCTGTTAAAGGACGGAGCAGAAGAACGTATTCGTGTTCCCAATACAGATTTCTTTCATCGTGACCCTGTGACTGGCGAAACGTGTTTGATTGCGGTTCTCAAACCCATGATTGAAGGGCAAGTACCTGAAGAAATTCATTTAGAAGCATATGCCTCTATCGGTATCGGTCGTGAACATACCCGTTTTAATCCTACTTCTCATTGCGCTTATGGCAATACGTTGGACAATGATGAAAAACGTGTAAATGCGATTTGGCTTGAATGGCTTCGTGAACATAAAAAAGTAGACCCAAAAGATCTTGAAAAAGATGAAGGACGTAAAAAACGTCTTGAAAATGAATTTCGCAGCCTTGAAATCAATCGCAGTTTCTTGATTGATGAAGAAGGAGAACCTTATAGTTTTGACTTTACTGTAGAAAGTATTGGAACATTGGATGTTTTCAAGATTGTTAGCCGTGCTATTCAAAGTTTGATTGTGCTTTGTGATAAATACCAAACACTACATCGTGGTGATTTGCCTGACAATGTGGATATTCGTCCCACCGACAAAAATATGAAAGGGTTTGATATATTCTTTCAAAATGAAGACCATACCCTTGGTAATCTTCTTCAAACATGGATTGTAAATAATAAAGTGGGTCTGGATGGAATCAACTTTGCTGGCTATTGTGTTCCACACCCACTCCGAGATGAAATGAAAATGAGTCTTGGATTTGACAATGGGAATGTGGAAAAAGTAAAAGTATTACTCGCAGAGGCTGCTAAAGGGTGCGCAGAGATGTTTGCGAGTTGGTTTGAACAGTTCTTGATTGAAACATCAGGATATACAAATATGTTGAAAGAAACGAAAGGAGTTGATAAAAGTACTTGGGATGCTCATGCCGAATTCAAAACAGCAGAACGCACGGCTGGTGTTGAACAGACTAAAAAATCAGTTCTAAAAAAGAAGTAGATTGATTGACTAGAGAATGGCTTTCCAAGTCAAAGATATGCCCATTTTTTGCATCAATCTGGACCGTCGGCCAGATCGGTGGAAAAAACTTACACAACAAGATGGTATTCAAAATATTCCACATATTCAACGGTTTTCCGCAGTGGATGGCTCAAAACTTTCTATTGATAATGATAAAATCAGTTTAATCAGCAAGTATAACATCCTCAACAAAACTCGTCGTAGTCACGATGAGATTGATACAATAGGAGCTGTAGGAGCAACTATGAGTCATTCAACCATTTGGAAACTTTTTTTAGAAAGATATCCTGATAAGGAATACTGTTTGATTATGGAAGATGACGCATATGTGCCAAAGAGGGTTGATGAATATATTGAACATTGTTCAAAAGATATCAAAGAACTTCCAAACGGATTTGATATATGGTTGTTAAACTATATCCTCATGGATGAAAAACAAACCCCTATAACACAAAATTGGACACGACCCAATAACTTCCATAGTTTTGGAATGTATATTATTAGTCGACGTGGTTGTGAAAGATTGTTAAAGGACGTGTTTCCGATTCAAATGCATGTGGACAGATATGCCAACATGAAAATGAATATGGGGGGATGTATTATTGTTATCCATAAAGAACTTCATCTTCCTTCTATGGGAGGTAAATCAGATATTCAGATGGGTGGTTGTCGTATCTGTAATGTACCCTCTGACATGAATAAAGAACATATACGCGCAGTGAATCAATACTATTTATATGGTTTGTTAGGGTATGCCGCTTTTGTAACAGCTTTGTATATGAATAAATCTGCTTAATCAACTTCTTTTTGAAGTTTGAAGTGGAAACAAAAAGTTAGAAGTTGATTTTAATCAACTTCTTTTTGAAGTGGAAACAAAAAGTTAGAAGTTGATTTTAATCAACTTCTTTTTGAAGTGGAAACAAAAAGTTAGAAGTTGATTTTAATCAACTTCTTCAACTTTGGGTTGACCTTCAGGTTGGAAATCTTGTGCTGCGTTTTGATAGAGTTTCATCAACACAGGACGAACACGTTCTTCAACTTCCTTTTGCTTTTCTTCATATTCTTCTTTTTCAGAGTCAGAGTGATTATCTAACCAGTTGATACCTTGTTGGATTTCTTCCAAAGCTTGTTCTGCTTCAACGCCAAGTTTTTCTTTTACTTTTTCTTCTTGGAGAGAGTTACGTGCATTATATAAATAACTTTCGAGTTGGTTGCGTGCTTCAATCTTCGCCATTTTGGATTTATCTTCAGCTTCGAACTTTGCGGCTTCTTCTACCAAGCGTTCAACTTCTTCACGACTCAAACGACCTTTATCATTACTGATTGTGATTTTATTGGATTTACCAGTTGATTTTTCTGCAGCGCTAACATTCAAAATACCGTTGGCATCTACATCAAAGACAACTTCGATTTGTGGAACTCCACGAGGCATAGGTGGAATACCCTCTAACTGAAATTTACCAAGCAAGTTATTATCTCTCGTCATAGCTCGTTCACCTTCAAAGACTTGAATCGATACACCTGTTTGATTATCCGCATATGTACTGAAGGTTTGTGTTGCTTTCTTAGGAATTGCCGTGTTACGTTTGATGAGAGGAGTCATAACACCACCAGCAGTTTCGAGACCAAGTGAAAGAGGGGCTACATCCAACAGAATCACAGAATCCACTTTTTCAGAACCGCCCGTCAAAATATGTGCTTGAACCGCTGCGCCATAAGCAACTGCTTCATCAGGATGGACAGAGTCATTTAGTTTTTTACCGTTAAAGTAAGAGGTGAGTAACTCACGGATTTTAGGAATACGAGAACTACCACCCACCATAACGATTTCGTGGATTTGGTCTTTGGAAATCTTTGCGTCTACTAAACAACGATCAATAGGGGCAATCGTGCGACGAAATAGACTATCGCATAAACTTTCAAACTTCGCACGGGTGATAATGGTTTGAAAATCAGCTCCTTCAGCGAGTCCATCAACTTCAATAGAAGCTTGGGTAGCAGTTGAAAGAGTGCGTTTGGCGCGTTCGCACATCGTGCGAAGACGACGCAAAGCGCGGTTATTGTTTGTAATATCTATTTTAGTTTTGCGTTTAAATTCGTCAATACAGTACTGTACTAAAATGTTATCAAAATCTTCACCTCCAAGATGGCCATCGCCTCCTGTAGCTTTCACTTCAAAAACTCCTTCATCAAGAGTTAAAATACTTACATCATGTGTGCCGCCGCCGCAGTCGAATACTAAAACATTTTTTTCTCCTTTTTCATTTACGCGATCCAGACCATAGGCCAAAGCAGCCGCAGTAGGTTCATTGATAATACGCAAGACATTCAAACCAGCGATGGCACCAGCATCTTTTGTAGCTTGACGCTGGGAATCGTTGAAATAGGCAGGAACAGTAATAACGGCATCTTTAACAGTTTGACCCAAATAAGCTTCTGCGGTGAGTTTCATTTTCGTTAAAACGGCAGCAGAAATTTCTTCAGGTAGAAACTGATGACTTTCACCTTTCCAATCTACTTCAAACTTAGGTTTACCACCAGCACCCTCTAACACTTTGAATGGCCAATGTTTGATATCAGCTTGTACAACTGGATCATTAAATTTGCGACCAATCAAACGTTTGGCATCAAAAATTGTGTTAGAGGGGTTTGCCGCAGCTTGCCCTTTTGCTGCGTCACCAATCAAACGGTCTTCATTCGTAAAAGCCACATAAGATGGAGTTGTACGATTGCCTTGGTCATTCGCTATGATTTCTACACGGTCATTTTGCCATACGGCTACACAACTAAAAGTTGTTCCCAAATCAATTCCAAGTGCGATGTTGCTCTTTTGTGACATCCTTGTATCTATGATTAGAGAGCAATTTGTTTTTAGACCTAAATCTTCAAAAATAAATCTTCAATTGTAAGGTTCTCCAAAATATTTTGGAAATTCCTTAATCAAATGTAAAAGGAATATACAATACCCCTTTTACATTATTACAAAAACTTTTTTATTTATTTATGAGTTTACGCTTCAAAAACCTTCAACTGTTCTTCAGGAGTCAAGCCATTCACACGCGCAATGACTGTTTCTTTACGAATAGGTACTGGTTTGATATCTTGGCCAGGTTTGGGTAGACTCTTCAAATATTCACCTTGAAGTTCATAAACATGTGTGCGAAAGGGGATTGGGATATCTTTCATTGTTTTCGTTTTGGTTTTATTGACTTCGCAGTATGCTTCATACAACTCGTGGGTTTTTTGACGGAATGTTTGTTCAAACTCCCACATTTCTTTTGATTGTTCATGAAAGTAAGTGAGATATTCTTTGACTTTTCCTTCTTTACGCAAACGTAGGAAGCGTTGTGCTACATTGGATTCGTTGCCGATGAGTGCACGGACTTTTTCGTAGTCTGGATTAACGATACGAAAACGAGTATACATGTTTGTAGTTTGTACAACATACCCTTTAAATTTGTAAGAGCGGAAAACAGGAGGTGCTTCAATACAATAGTTAGAGTAGTTGAATGGTGCAAATCCCCGAATTGTAGTAGGCCAGAAGTCAGGAGAAATATGAATCTTGATTTTACCGTTTGCTTCAACTTCACCGACCTGTGTTACATAGATGCGACATTGGCGAAAGTTAGCAACAGTGGTATGTTCTGGATGTTGAATTACAACACTCAAAAACTGGTTGGGTTGAAGAATGTTGTCCCAAGAAATAGTGTTGGGAGTTGCCTCTTTAAAGAGTTCTGCGAAGGAACGATCTCCGTAAAAACGGTTATGTGCGCCTAAGTTGGTGCGTGTTACAATTTGAGTTTGTCCACTTGCATCCCGAAATACATTCATCATAACTCCATCGACAAACTCAGATACCCAGTAACTTCCTTCAGGAATCGCATCTTGTCTAGGTTCTGCCTTTACAGGTGCCACACAGATAGGACGATTCTTCACAGTATCCCAAACAACAGAACGAAACATACGAACATGAGCAAGAGACATATCCGATACTCCTTTTACATAACGCACAATAGATTTTTGTTCAGCTGGGTAAGAAATAATGCGAAGTTTCCCGCCCGCTTCACTTTGAAGATAAGCAGAAAGAACTTCCCATGTAGGATATGTTTCGCAAAGAGAGGAAAACGTATTCAAGACAAATGACATCTTTAATGGAATTATGTTGTTATTCTTTAGATGAACGGTTCGCAATCATTACGGATAAAAGTTCCAAATATGACACAAAAGAATAAACGTCTTCTTTCACGTTCTCCTGTAACTCGTTCTCCTATCATACATCCTACTCCTACTCCTACTCCTACTCCTACTCCTACTCCTACTCCTACTCCTATTACAGTACCTGTCTTCAATAATTCAAATATAGAATATGTTGGAATCAACTCGAATCGTTCGCTAGTAAATATTCAATCCACATCTTCAACGCGTAACTCCGCTTCAGTTTCACCTGCTGTTAGTATTGCCTCTTCAGTTAGCTTCTTAAATAACAATAACAATAACAATAACAATAACAATACTCGTAAAATAAAAAAGAATGTTGTGAAAAACTCCTATTACTCAAAAAGTTTTCGCAATACCAAAAATAATTTGTTTCATTTGAAAAATATTTCAAATAATAAATTTAAACCAATCTATAATGAATACAAAAAAATCGAAAAGGCAAAAACAAATGCGATTCCAAACTGGAATAAAGCAACGAAACGTAAATGGTGGAATGTAAGTTCTTATTTAAAAACTGGAAAAAAGACAAGTACACGAAAACTTCGTAGATAAATAAATCGAAATGAATAAAATATGGGAACCTTATCAACTTACCTAAAGATTCTCCAAAATATTGTAAACGATATTTTGGAGAACCGTAGTGCGAACACTATAAAGCTTGTTTTTACATGTATCAGATAGAATGGCCGAAGAAGGTATAGAAGTTCTCCCGCAGACAAATCCTGTGTTAGAGGAGGATGTGGGAATCCATGTGGGTGATACTGTAGTAATATTTGGTGGACCATTGAATAAAACAGTGGGAAAGATTTATGGATTTTTTCAAGACCGATTTTCAATTTTGCCAAATGGAAGTACATCTCGTTTAACACATATTTCTTTACTGGATGGGGAACCCGATCCTGATTTACAAATCCGTGAAATTATGCTTGCGAAAAAGGCAATCCGTCCTGGATTTGTAAATCTGATTGATTTACATCCACAACAGGGGGTTGAGACATTTGATGCAGAAGGACAACCAGGACCTACGTTTGAAGTTGTCTCCGTCAATGAAGGACAGGATAAGGCAACGTTGAAGGATGAAATAGGTGAAGAGAAAGAGTACAACTTTGGTTTTACAGGTATTCCACGAGATTTACCATTTGAGGTGATGCGTGTACGTGAAGGTCCTCCGACGGAAGAAAATAAAGAGGATCAGATCGCGCAAATCAAAATAACGGATGTAAATGTAAGTGAAGCACTTTACCAAGGTCAAGCACCAGCCTACGGCGAATATGATTTAGGGGAAGCAAATGGTGACGTGAACGCGGGGCCATCTTTTGTGTTAGAGGATGATTTGGTGGAGTTGCCAGTGATTGAAGAGTTAGGAGAAGTAAGTTCTTCAAACCAGCTTTTTCCTGATGTGTATCAACGTTCTGAGATGTTATCTCAACTGATCCGAATGCTTCCTGACGCGCAACAAAAAAATCCCATTCAACTCAAACTTGTTCGTCGATTTGTGGAGAGTTTTATTGCCTTGCGAAACAAAGTTGTTGCATATGGGCAAACAGGAGAACCTATTGGTATGCAACAAACATCTATCAATACACTTGCTGAGTTATTGGATAAACCAGATGTAACATTATCGCGCAAAGTTACAATGATGACAAAAGTGATTTATTCAGACCATTCGATAGAAGGATTATTAGATAGTTCTGTTGATCCTGATCCTAATTTTTTTGATAAACCTGAACATCATTTATTTTTTACATACTTGTTGGATACAATTAAAAACGCACATGCGATTGACAAGGAAGCTGAAATAACATTTGGAGAGAATGTTGTGAGTGAAGTTCCTCGCTTCTTTCAAAACTTATTGAAATATAAACAACAGGTTCACGAACCTTACATTATTACACAAGGAAATGTGGCAGTAACACAAGATGAAGATATTTTTCGTATGGTAATTCCTGATTTTGAAGACAACCCTTTAACTGTTATGGAAAATTTAACAAAAGAAATTAAACCAATCAAAGGGGACTTTCCAACATCTCATGTTGCGTTTGGAACTGCACGTGTGTTAAAGGAGCGTATTGGTCGTTTTACAACAGGACAGACGTATCGTGTGGTGGAACCTGCAGACGCACCTGCTTTCCAAAATCGTTTAGTGTTTCCACGTTCAGTTCTTCGTGAACTTGGACCCATTCGTAGTGGCTCTTTAGCACAAGATATGAGTTTAGCACTAACATCACCAAAACTTTTAAAAGATATTTTGGATGATTTGGGTCAGATTTCTGATTTTCCAACCCCAGATCGTATTTTACATTTTGGAGTAAATGGATTGATTGGAAATGTTTTGATTGAAGATTGGTTAGAAAAACAAAACTTACCTTTACATGGTATTGGAGATGTATACAAACTTCTTCATGGATATGGTGTACAGCATGTAGAATGGAATGAAAAACAAATGAAAATATTTGAAGATAAAATAAACCAGTATTTAGCTTCTTTGAAGATATTTATTAATAAACAAAGAGAAGAAAATGCGGTATTCCTAAGTAACTTGAAGTATGAACCTCAACCCCTTTTAACACCTGAAGCAGGTACCCGTCTTCAATCACGTATCGAATCAGAGCCCCTATTACAAAAAGTAATAGGGGAAGTGCGTGAATATATGGGTGACTTAGCACAAGTTGATGTTAACTGGTTTAGTTATGTCTTTCTTCAATACCCAGATTTAGTATTGGCTGTATTAGGACGTGATCCTGGTATTGTTGCCCGCGAACGTAATCGTTTCATTTTACAACAATACCAAAATGCTTTACGAACTGCGTATCTTCAAAAGAAACTTCAAGATGAATCTGGTTCAAAACCTATTCTCAATACCTGTCCACATGTAGCAAGTTTAGAAGCCTGTCGCAAAGTCGCCAATAAATCAAACGAACCAGGTGATGTTATTAAAACGAAATTATTAATTAAACTGCTAGGACGTTATCGCGGTCAAACACGTGACAACTGGGTTTGGTGTAGTGTATGTAATCAACATTTGATATGTGGGCACGAACTTTTACAGATACAAGAATTTGCACGTCCTCGCGAACAAGAAACTATTCATAAAGAAATTATTATTAAGTTTTCTGGCGGTGCTTTTGCCGGTAAAAATATTTGCCGTGTATGTGGTCAAGGAATTTCTGAACTTGACTTTGATACAAGTTTGGAATATGATGATGAAGGTCGTCCTATGATGGGTCGCGCAGTTATGGAAGATACAGACTTGATTCAAGAGAAAAAAATGGAAGATTTATTATCAGGTCCTGCTGAAATTATTGACAAACTTGATTTTGGAAGTGAAACACGTAACAATGTATATGAAACATTCAAGATTTTATGTGATTACACTGGTATTAGTCCTGATAAAGCAGATTATGAAAGCATGATAAATGAGTTAGAGGGATTTACCAGTACACTTCCCACACGCACCCAATATAAAAAAGCAAAAGGAATGCCTGATTATGATGTTATTTATGGTATTCAGTATTTGGCAGGTGTTGTGGCGGTTTTGTTACTCAACATCCAAACACGTGTTCCTGATTACAATGTCTTTTACACGAATGCAGATTGTCGCGAAGGATTTTTTGGTTGGCCTCTTGAAAATACGGAAAAACGCACTGGACTTGGTTGTATAACAACAGTCGCAGCAAGTATTAATATGGATGAATATCCATGGAATGTGGTTTTATTGAAAAAATATGGAGATGTTCCAAAACGTACTGAGATTTTGTTGAAGTATGTTGTTCCTATTTTGGAAAAGATGATTTCAAATGGAGCGACTGAACTTCGTTTAGATAAAAAACGTGAATATCGCTTGAAGACATTTGGTCAAGTAAGTGATGTCAAACGCGACCAAATCAATCAAACATTTCGTCCTATTCCATATTTAATAACGGAGGAAGAAGCTGCGAAAGAACCAATTATACCTTCTGCAGCGACACCAGATAAAGCCGCAGTTGCTTGGATTCGTTCTGCACATGGATTGATTCGTAAAACAGCGATGCTAAGTGAAATTTCTACATTTTCTACAACACCATGCTGTGTAACAAGTGTGAAAGAACCTGGTGCATTTTGGATGTCAGATGAAGTAAAGAAACAACTTCCAGATTTGGGAACACGTCGTTTGGGAGAACCACCCTTTCGTTCCAGAACAATCGAACCCACCTTTTACACCGAAAAGAGTGAAGTGTTAACTGGTGAATTAAAAGAAACAGGATATTACAAGTTGTTTACAAAAGTTTGTTGGCAAGGAGTGTCAAAGGGTTTTCCACACGATTTTGGGTTAACATTTACATGTAGCAACTGTGGGTTACATCTTCCACAAAATCCAAAACTCCCTTTAACAGATATTCCATTAGGAAGTAAAGGATATGCCGAAGAAATCCAACAAGCAGAGGCACAACTCCGCGCACATTTGGAAGCACAGGGTGTAGAAATCAATAAAGACACATTTATGGAACTTTTACATGTTGCACAACAAAAGGCATTTGTCGCTGCAGATAGACTTCCATTGATTCCTACATCGGATGAACTTGTGAAGTTTTTAAAAAGTATTCCCTTACGTCCACAAGTGGATTGGATTAGCAAGTTGGAACGCTTACAGTTAGTTATACAAGAAATCAAGCCAAGTACCACAAAAATAGAACTTGCCGAGTTAATGGCCAGTTTAATGGAAGAAACGATAGCGAAAGAAAGAGACATTCGTCAACACGTAAGTAATGAAAACTTTCAAGCTTTACAAAAAATAATGGAACGTCCTCCTCGTGAATGTGGGGAAGCAGTACGAACTTATTTGCTTGTTCCTTTCATGCGATGGAACTCTGAGGTTACAAACAAAGATTTTTCGATTCTAAAAGTTTACGAGTTAGATCCACATGCAAAATCCGATATAATGGACCGCGGGTTAGGTTTGCATTTGAAGCCATTGGGTTCAGGAGAATCTGTAAAATCATTAGGGGGGCTTGTTGAAAGTAAAATAGAGATATTGATTAACGAGTTACGAATTGCTTGTGCTAGATTGTTTCCTTATTTACGAAGTTTAACAACCCCAGGAGGACAAAAAATGGTAGACTATTTAACACGTATATATTTGATTGGAATTATTCATCATTTTATTGATTCAGGTGTCTTTCTTCCAGGTACTGAAGTAGGTGGTTCAACCCATATTTCCAAGTTGTATGAAGCACTCAATCAAGCATTACAAAAGTTTCGTCAAGGAAGTCGTGTTCCATCTGAAGCTGATATTCGCACCTATTTACAGCTTCGTGAAGAACAAGAACTTCAAGACTTTATCCGTCGTCAAGATATTCAAACAAAAGAACAACGACAACTGACAAAAACACAAAAGATTCTTGGATTGGGTGAATGGGCGATTGGTGGTTCCAAGGGTATCCGAGAATATGATTCAGAAATGTATGAACGTTGGCGTCAGGAACGTGCTCGTGCTGGCTTAGTGGATTATGAACAGCCACAACAAGAGGGTGAAGGTATTAATGTGGATGATGCAGGATATGATGTTGGGGAGAATTACGTAGATGATTAATCGCAAGAATAAGTAAAGATGTGGACATTTGTATTAGCAGGTCTTGTTTATTTATCGGGCGTTGCTATTGTTCTCTTTTTAAAACCATTGTTTATGTTTACTCCGGACGGAAACTGGAAAGAGTTTGGAATTGGTGAGAATGAAGATCGTTACACACCGTTTCCATTTTGGCTTTTTTGTATAGTTTGGGCTTTTGCAAGCTATGTATTTATTGCACTTGTTATACGAAGTGAAACTTCTATAGAAGTTCCAAAACGAAACAATCGCAAACGAAATCAAAAGGCAGAGATTGAGTATGATGATATGTATGATTTTGATGATGATGTAAGTGAACTTCCAAAAGGGTATTATGTTTTAAATAAAAAGGCAACACGCTTGTCCGGTATACCCAAATATGTATACCTTGGAGCAACGGAGCCAGTTTCTTCCTCTGCGGAGTCCATCAGCTAAAGCTTATGAACAGCCTTCGGTGAGTCCATCAGCTAAAGCTTATGAACAGCCTTCGGTGAGTCCATCAGCTAAAGCTTATGAACAGCTAACAAGCACTGCTCAAACTCATTAAAAAGTAACTTGGTAGTAAAGTTAAAAAGAAAATCCAATAGGCATATGCCATACCATCTTTAACAGGTTCTGTTAAATACATTGGCAAGACTGCTTTCACAATATTTGAGAAAAATTGTATTTTATAATGTTTCTCATTTTCCATACTTTCGATATATTCTGTACTTTCTTGTGGATATTCATCCCCTGTAAGTGGGTTTCGTGGGGCGTAAGCTCCAAAAATATACTTCAAAACAGGAACACTTTCAAACCACAAAACAAATGAACCAAATCCAACGGTTCCGAGTAAAGCCATATTGGATAAAGCGATTCCCTTGAAATCAACCTTTTTACACTTTCCGAACTGGTACATGGAACTACCCAACAAAGAAAGGAAATATCCGATGACAGGTATGCTAACAATGAGTAAAAGGGTGTTGACCCAGGAAGGTAGTATATCCGATTGGAAGGCAACGAGGCACATTGCGTAAGCTGCCGTGAGTGTGGCAATACTTGTGGATAATACAGGTATGGAGTTTGCCGAGACCATTCTATCCTCAAGAGCGGAAGTTCAGTATAACAACTTTGCGCATCTTCAGATAATCTTCTCCAGATATTATGGATAAGATTAAATATCATAGTAAGGGTTTCCAATATATCGTTTAAACGATATTTTGGAAACCCTTATCTTCAGTAGATGAGCGACTTCGAAGACGATTCGCCTGTGTTAGAAAGTGAGAGTTCTTTATCCAATAAATCTTCTCTGTCTTCAAATAACTCTTCAAGTATCTCTGAAATAAACAAATCGGAAGCATCCACTCTTCAATCCGAAGAGAGTGATGAAGAAGAACAAATAATACCACCATTTCAAGAAATTGAAGAAAAACAACAAACACAACAAACACAACAAACACAACAAAAAACACCTATTAAGAAACAGGTTGAATCAAAAGAAGCAAAAGGAAAACGCAAAAAGAAGTTATACCAGCCTGTGAATACTACACAGTTCTTCAAAGCACGTTCCAAAGATCCAAAGTTATTTACATTTACTGCGGATGGTAATCTTCAAGTTCCTGAAGTGGATGGAAAACCACAAACGGTTATTGAAATCCCCTTTTACACCCGTATGACGTTTGAAGAAGAAGAAAAATATGAAGAAGAACGACGTGTAGAAATCGAAGCAAATGAAAAAGAGTTTGATGAAACTCTTCGTTTGCTTCGTGAAGCGATTCAAGAATGGAGAGATACAGGTGCTATTTCACGTGTAGGTGAATACCAACGAAAGTTAAAAGAGCTTGACGCAAAACGTTTTGAGTTACGTTCCCCTATTCATTTTATTCAAGATGAAAAAGGGGTTTCCATAAATGAAATTGATTTTTCAAATCGTTATGAAAAAAGAAAAGTTCCGTATGAAATTCATATGTTAAAACTACGTAAGTTTCCAACACAGGTTGAGTATAAGGCAACAACTGAAAACCCTTTTACACAAAAACATGAAGAAGAGGAAGAAGAAACTAAACTTGATATTGAGCTAAGTCTAGGTGAAGGGGAACAAGAAAAGCAAAAAGAAGAGTTTACATTTTTTAATGATCCACTTCAAATCAACGGATTTTTATCACCGGACTCTATGTTTCGTTTTCGTTACAAGAGCACAGAGTACAACTCACTTATTCAGGCTTATCATGGCGAACGTTTAACACGTTTGGGTAAACCTGCTATACGTATGTTGTTACTCAAACAAACAACTCCACGAGGTATTCGTGGGGCCGCAGCAAAAGTAACAGGGGATTTGGAAGATTCTCGTGAAGTGTTTATTGATATTTTGAAAGAGTATGTCAAATCAAATCCTGATGTGAATGAACAGTTGGCAGTGACAGAAGGAACCACGTTGGTGTATACGGATGTAACGGATACAAAACTGGGTATTGGATTATCTATGGATGACCCATTAAAAGAACACCGATCCAACTGGACAGGTCAAAATATTTTAGGAGAAGCCTGGATGGCTGTTCGTAACAGTTTAGATACACTGGAAGGACCACCAACAGAAGGTGGTGCGCCTTTGGAAATAGCAGCGGCACCTGAAGATGTAAAACGACGTTCAGGTGTGTTGATGAATATGTATAAAGTGAAAAAGGGGGTTAGTTTTGCTTAACAAAGTTTGCTTCGCTTAACAAAGTTTGCTTCGCTTAACAAAGTTTGCTTCGCTTAACAAAGTTTGCTTCGCTTAACAAAGTTTGCTTCGCTTAACAAAGTTTGCTTCGCTTAACAAAGTTTGCTTCGCTTAAGCTCCTTGAATAGGATAGTCTTTCATGGTTCCCTCATTTGCATCACAATTTACTTCATGTGTTGTATATTTGTAACATGTTCCATTGGGATCCTTAAATATTTTGTCAGAAGTTTCTGACGGATGAGGATATTGTTTGATTTCTTTCTTTTCTGGTTTATAAATCATCAATACAACAAACCCTACGAGCAGACCGAGTAAAAATGGGATTATACGAAAGCGGTCAAACATTCTAACAAGAGCAGTTAGAATGTTTGAAGTCTTAAAAACAGAAAAGTTTGCAATTGCTTTCAGTGGTATTATCGGGTTTGCATTAGTTGTATTGATGATTCCTGCATGTAAAGGTGATAGTTGTGTTATTAAGAAAGCACCAAGTGTTGAAGAGATGAAGACATCTACATTTCGCATCAGTTCGAAATGTTATCAATTCCGTCCACAACCTATGGATTGTCCGGCAAAAGGAGCGATTGAAGCATTTCAGCAAATGAAGAAAGAATGATTCTTACGAAATGCGAATCTGCGGATCTTTTTCGATGAAACCAAAAAAAAAGAGGGTAGATGGCATCCGCTGGAACACTTTTATCAGATTTAGACGGTCAATCTTCGGGAAATGATAAAGACTTGGTTCAGCAAATCTTATCGGATATGAGTGTTTCTGGAACACAACGTAGTGCCCCTCCCCCACCCCCTATGCCGGCACAACAGCAACAACAATACCAACAAATGCCAACTACAATATCCCCTATGACAATGGATTCACGTATCCCAACAGCTCATATTATTGGCAATGAACACCCAACTCCGGCTGATTTCGCAGCGGCAATGGCAGGTATGGCAGGCGCCCGACCTAGTGAAACACAACTGATGGGTGCACCTATTGGAACTCTTCCTGGTTATAGTTCAACAACACAAGCATATGAACCTCCAGTCAAAAATTTCTACGGACGTGTCTTAGATGACTTAAAAATCCCTTTTGTTGTTGCATTTTTGTTTTTTGTATTTTCTCTTTCACCTGTTCGTATTTTAGTTGCTCACTACATTCCTCATTTGGTTAAACCTACCGGTGAGTTCACAATCTTAGGACTTGGCAGTGCTTCCTTAGTTGTTGGATTGATTTTTTGGTTTTTACAACGCGTGATTTCACCTTTACTCTCTCTGTAAAATATTCTATGTAAGAAGAAATGAACGGATTAACGTTTACAAAGCAAACAAGCACAGTCGCTCTTGTTTTCTTTACATTCTATTTCATCTATGGTATGATGTATACCCCTTTTACACAGTATCTTGTAAGTCTTGCCGTTGGTGGTATTGCCTTTGGTATTACTGAATCTTATGAAGTTGCCACAATTTCATTATTAGCCATGAACTTTTTATTTCCTGTGTTAGGCGGACCTGTTAACCGTATCTCAGGACCAAGTGAAGGATTTATGGCTACAAATCCTAATGAAGTTAGTCAGCGTATTATTGGAATGAAAAAAGGGTTTATGGCAACACCAGAACCTGTAGGTGTGGGTTCCAAAATGAGTGAAGGATTTCAAGATGCGCAAAACACTACAGATGTAAAAGTAAATGAAACAAGTAACGAAACAAATGTATCAGGAGCTTCAAAACCTGCTCCAACAGGAGCAACATCAACGGAAGAAAAGAAGGATGATAAACCAACCACAACATCAAATCCTTTACCTCCTTCAAATGTTCCTGCAGATGCTATAAAAGAAGCAACAGCTGGATTTCAAGATAATGGTTCTTTATTCAAACTTGGTCAAATCCCAACGGATGTAAAAGGGGGTTTTCATATGGATATAGGAACAACAGTGAGTAATGCATTAGGTTCTTTGAAACCTGACCAAATAAAATCAATGACTACAGATACGAAACAGTTGATTGAAACACAAAAATCTTTAATGAACATGTTACAAACCTTTCAACCAATGATGCAAGAAGGAAAACAAATGATGAATACATTTAACCAAATGTTCGCACCTACCGCTGGAGCTCAATAAGGAGAGTAAAGAACAAGACCTAAACTTGAAAATATATTTTTGAATACATGAAAAGCTCTTATAACAAAACAGAACTTCATTATGGAGATCTGTTTCGTACAGTAATATGGATGACAAAACCAAAGCGTATTGTTGAGTTTGGACTATTAGAGGGATATTCTTTACATCACTTTGCTGTAGTAGCGAATAATACTTGTTGTATTGAAGGATATGATATTTTTGAAAACTTTAATGGAAATGGAGCAAAACGTGATATTCTACAAAAGTTTACCCACTTTCCAAATGTAAAAATCCAAGAAGGTGATTTTTATAAAAAACATATAGAGTTTGAAGAAAACTCTATAGATATTTTACATATCGATATTGCAAATGATGGCGCAGTATATGAATATGCTTTTCAACATTATTTTCCAAAACTTACTCAAGAAGGTGTTATGATATTTGAAGGAGGAAGTGAAGAACGTGATAATGTCGAGTGGATGATTAAATATAAAAAACAACCGATAGTTCAAACATTAGAAAAATATCGTTCAATGTATGATATATTTACCATAGAACATTATCCCTCTTTAACATTTATACGAAAAAAGTAAAGTTCTCTAAAATATTTTGGAAAGTTTTAGATTTTTTCCCAGACAATAAAACTTTCACGCCACCAAAAATAAAAATGGGGCATAGTATAACTCAATTGTAAAAAACGATTTGTAAGTTCAATATTTTCTCGTAAGCCATGTTTTTTCATTAAATCAATGTAAACTTGACGTGATAAAGGATTTAAATGTTGGTGATGAGGATCAGATTCAGGATGCTGATCACCTCCATGCGATGACCATGTAAAAATAATATATTTTTTACTCAGTTTTTTTGCATTTTCGATTAATGTATCTGCATACGCTGCTTCAATGTGTTCTGCTACTTCTGTACAATTTACCACATCATACATAGGAACAGAATCAGGCAAACTATCACGAATATCATAGATTTCAATATTATTTTTAATGTTGGATTCACAGAACGTACTATCTTTATGATACGCAAAATATTCATACCCTTTTACATCAATTGAAGGATATTTTGTTTTTAAAAAATAAATAAGGTGTCCTGTGGCACAACCAATATCACAAAAAGAAGATATACTTGAAAATGTTTTATCAACGCATTGAAAATAGTCAAAATAAGGCAACTTATTTGTACGAACTTCTTCTTCTTCTAAATATCTATTGGAAATATCAACTTTACTCATAATAATTATCTATCCTTTTCTTTAGTTTAGGTCTAAACTTCTTTACATAAAAAATAAGAATGAAGATTTATGTAACTGGTTCGTGTGGATTTATTGGGAAACATTTATGTGTACGTTTATTGGAGCAAGGGCATATTGTGATTGGTATCGACAACTTTACTGATTTTATTTACGAAGAACATTTCAAACGTAGAAATCAAACCCTTTTACAAAGTTATCAAAACTATATTCATATAACAAATGATATTCAATCTGAAAACTTTATACAGGAACACGAACCTGATATAGTAATTCATTTGGCAGCTCATGCGAATGTTCGTAAATCTTTTGTACAACCTGTTTCATATGTTGAAAATAATGTAGTTGGTACATGTAAAATCATTCAGGATGTATTACGTTGTAAAACACAACCCCTTTTACTCTACGCATCTAGTAGCAGTGTATACGGAACAAATACAAAAGTTCCCTTTGCTGAAGAGGATTCTACTGATAATATTATCAGTATATATGCCTTATCAAAACATATGTGTGAGGAAATGGCAGGCCTGTATAGTAAAATAAGTGGATTAAAAGCAATAGGTTTACGTTTTTTTACCGTTTATGGTCCTGGTGGTCGTCCTGATATGAGTATTTATAATTTTTTACGCAAGATTGAAAAAGGGGATGAGATTGTAATTTATGGAGATGGTTCAATGCAACGAGATTTTACATATGTAGAGGATATTGTAGATGGTATTCTTGGGTGTACACAACTCAATTTAGAAAAAGGTGAACACCGTATATACAACTTAGGAAATAATAACCCTATTACACTTCATGAACTGATTCAATCTTGTGAAACAGTCGTTGGTAAAAAGGCAAATATAGTTCATAAACCTATACCAGTTGGAGAAGTTCCTATAACATATGCGGATATCACAAAAGCAAATACAGATATTCAGTTTTCTCCAAAGATGAAGTTTATGGAAGGACTTTACAATACTTATGAATGGATAAAAGAAATGTCTAAAGATATATGAAACAGTGTAAAAAGATGAGTATAAACTACTTTGTTGAAGATGCCTTGGACGCAAATCAAATAACAGAAGAGCAACGTAATAATCTTCCCTTTTACCCAGCCTTCCAAGAAGATTTACAAAAATTTAAAGATTTAGTTCTTGATTTAGAAAAAACAAAAACTGGAGCAACATTTGTTCATTTTGGTGATGGAGATTATTATTTTATGAAAAAGATTCCATGTGGAAGCGCAACACCTGGTCGCCGTGCGTTATCCATTCCTTATGAATATTTTAATATGGAACCTTTTCTTGAAGGATGGAAAAAGGCAGATTATCATTGTGTGGAATATTTGGAACGTCCCATGCCTGGTCGTTTAAATGAACTGTTTCCCAACTCAACAACTATCGCAACTGAGTTTTTATACGGTCTAACAATGAGTCGTTGGTTTACAAAAACTTTCAAAGGAAAGATTGGATTGATTGGTGCCAAAGATAAGATGGATGTTATCCAAGAACTTATGAAACGTAAAGAATATCAAGAGTATTTAGGTTTGGAAAAGTTTAATGATTATATTTATGTTCCACAAAAGTTTGCATGTGATGATTTAGAGGGAACTGTTCAAATGGTCAAGGAACAAATTGAAAAGGCTGATCCTGAAACATTTATTTATTTATATGGTGTTGGGCACGTAAAATCTGGCTTGATTCATCGTTTGAAAGAATTTAAAAACGCAATTTATTTGGATGTGGGTGGTGGTATTGATGGTTTAGCAGGTTGTATTGATCCTGATCGTCCTTATGCAAAAGCCTGGGTAAATCATCGACTCAATGGATATCATTATGGAAATATTGATTATTTAAATTATAATCAAGGTACGGATGTACATATACGTTATCTTGATTAATATGTATAGGTTGTTCTATCAAAACAATACCAATATAAATCGAGTGTTTGAACACGTTCAAAGTTATCTTCTTGTTTAAAAAAGCGTAACATTACCGCTTCAATGCTTATACTTTTTATAATAAGTGTATCTATACTTGTGTCACTTATAACTTTCCATAAAAGTGATGGGGTTGATGTAAAAAGTCCTGTAAAAGCAGTTTCATCACTTTCATCAAATAGAGAAGCATTTCCATTACGAAAATATGTCTTTGGATTTTGAAAAAAACGATCAAAAAAATTGTGTGAAAATAACTCTAACCGTGCTTCAAAATGAAGAATATACTCATATTGATTAAGTATTTCTTTGTTATATAACCATTTTTGCATTAATCCAGCTCCTTTGTTCCAACGACCATATCGATTATCATTAAATACTCTGTATATTGTTTGGGTTGGAAGAATCTTTTGAATATCAGAATCTACTTCTGCGATTGTATTATCTGTAAAAAGTATATCACACCCTTTTGAAAGAAAATCATATTCTACGAGTTTTTTTAATCCACGTAAGATTTGTTCTTTGCGTTCACTATTTTTTACAAACTGAGAATAGTTTTCATCAATCACCAAAGCGGTATCAATATATAATAAGTATTTATTTTTTGACATCTATATATACCGTAAAGTGCCATATTTAAGCACACTTTAAAGTAATTACAGTAAATATTTTGTCATTTCAATTCCCTTTTGATTAAATCCATTTTTTTCATAAAATCCAATATTTGGTTGATTTGTTTGTAAAACTATTTTATAACAGTTTTCATCTTTACCATAATCAATCGCTTTTTGAAGTAAGATTGAAGCATAACCTTTTTTTCTAGATTGTTCTTCAACCACTAAATCTTCAATATGCCCAACCCTTTTACAGTTATTATGAAGTTTTTGTTCAATCATACATGTGAGTGTTGCGACAATACGTCCATTTTCTTCAATCACAAAAATCTTACTTCTGCTCTGTTGGATTTTTATGAGTGTTTCTTTGAATATGTTAAAGGGTATTGGTTCTGGATATCTAGTAAAATAGTTAATCAGATTCATATATCCTTTTTCAAAATCATTTTCTTCTATTTCACGAATATTTTCCATGTCTACAAAATGTATTGTATTATGTTTAAACGAGAATAGTATTATTTTTTAGATTCGAATATGTTACCATTATTCAAAGTATTTATGAGTCCTGATGTAAAAGATCCATTGTGTGAAACATTATTTTCAGGAATGATAACGCAAGGACAAAAAGTCGAACAGTTTGAATCTGAGTTATCCAAACTATTTGGATATCCACACATTTTAACACTCAACTCTGCGACTTCTGGATTAACCATGGCAATCCGTATGATTATGGATGATTTTCGTAGTCATGGACTTGTCTGTGGGGGAGATGAAGTCTTAACAACCCCTTTAACATGTATGGCAACAAATGTTCCTATTCTTGCGAATGGTTTACATGTAAAATGGGTGGATGTAAACAAACAAACTGGTTTGATTGATTTGGATGATTTGGAACGAAAAATTACAACGAAGACAAAAATCATCATGTTTGTTCATTGGGGTGGATATCCTGTTGATTTAGAGAAACTCAATGCGATTTTGGATAAGAAAGAAAAAGAGATTGGATTTCGTCCCCAAGTGATTGAAGATTGTGCGCATGCCTTTTTATCTGAGTTCAAAGGACAGAAGCTAGGAACAAGTGGCAACTGGGCAGTTTTTTCTTTACAAGCCATTAAACACTTAACTACAGGTGATGGTGGTTTGTTGTTTTGTCCTAACCAAGATATGTATGAAAAAGGGAAACTCTTACGCTGGTATGGCATTGATCGCAATAAGAGAAACTACAAAGGAAAAGACCTTCGTTTAGAAGCGGATGTTGAACACTGGGGGTATAAATTTCACATGAATGATGTAAATGCCACAATTGGTTTGGGAAATCTCCCACATATTCCTGAATTGATTGAAAAAGCTCGTGAAACTGCCAAGTTTTATGATGCGAATATAAAAAATCCTCAAGTTCATATTGTTCACCCCTATGACACAGACCATAATTCTGCGTACTGGTTATACACAATGTTTGTTGATGATAAGGCACGTTTTATTGAATACATGAAAGAAAAAAACATTATGGCATCACAAGTTCATCAACGAAATGATATTCATACTTGCTTTCGTAATTTCAAAACAGATTTGCCAAATCTTGACTATGTAGAACAACATATTGTTTGTATTCCAGTTGGTTGGTGGGTAACTGAACAACAAAGACAACAAGTGATTGATGCAATAAATAGCTTTTAGACTGTTGTATAATGCTTTCCAAAATATCGTTAAACGATATTTTGGAAACTCTTTATTATGATATTTAATGTTCGTTGGTCTAAAATAGTTTCATAAAAGCTTCCATTTTTTTATTATAGTAAAAAAGACGATTATTATTTCTATGTTGTTGTGATCCAACACCAAAACAACTTCCACTACGAAAATGAACAAATTTTTTATCAAACCAAATGTCAATAAGTTGATACGTTTGATCAAAATCTTCGATATTTAATGAGATAATCGTATGGTTATTCACAATGAAGTTATTCACGCTATATCCATCATAAACCCCAAGTTCTTTAATTTTATATTGCGGATTTTTTCGTATAAAATACGCAATATTGCTTCCAGTATCCATACCAAGTGTATCATCCCATGTTATTTCATTCATATTCAATACTGTTTTTAAGTTTATAAAAAAAAGACCAGTATGAGGATAAAATAAAGGTGGACTGATAGTATTATTATAAATCATTGGTCCAGCTATATCAATATCTTTTAATTCAATATTTAGATCAATAGATTCTCGTAAAAAGGCATCTGAATCAATGTAACAGAGAAAATCAAACGAATCTAAGTTTGGAACAAGGGAACGAATATTTTGATGAAACCAGTTAAAATTTTCACGGTGTCTTTGTGCACTATGATTTGGACGATTTTTTATATGAATCGTTTGTGGAATTTTCATATGTTGAAATCGATATTTTGTTGCCTCTTCATAAATACGTTCATAGCAGTTAAACTCACCAGTTAGCATATCACATATTTGAATATAATTTTCTTCTCCAGATTTTATATCAGGAGCATCGTTCAAACAAATATATTCATATGTAGAGTTGATTAAAAAAGAATCAAGTGTTTTTTTTGTTTGGGAAATAAAGTGCGCATTATTTACATAACATGAAACAAACAATACTCTCATATAAATGAATGTTGTGACTAAGGGTTTAAATATTTAGATAAAAGAACGGTATAGAAATGTCACAAACAATCCTTATTACAGGTGCTTGTGGTTTTATAGGCCATCATTTTGTCGAACATGTGCTTCGCACAACTGATTGGAATATTATGATTATTGATAAGCTTAACTATGCTAGTTTAGGATTAGAACGTCTTCGTGATATTGAAGCATTAAACAGTTCTCGTGTTCGTGTTTTTACAAATGACTTACAGTTTGGTTTAACGATTGGAATGAAAAAGGAGATTGGATATGATGTGGATTATATTGTACATATGGCAGCTGAAACTCATGTAGATAACAGTATTTCAGATCCAGTTCCTTTTATTCATAACAATGTAATGTCAACTGTTCATCTATTGGAATTTGCTCGTGAATGTAAAAATCTCAAACTCTTCTTTTACTTTAGCACAGACGAAGTGTATGGACCTGCTTTGAATGATAAACTATTTGGAGAAGATGAGCGTCATAATCCAACAAATCCTTATTCTGCAAGTAAATCTTCTGCGGAACAAATATGTGTTGCGTATGGAAATACCTATAACATTCCTTTGATTCGTATTAATGTTATGAATGCGTTTGGTGAACGCCAACATGTGGAAAAGTTTATCCCCAAAGTGATTCGTCAAGTGTTAAAGGGGGAAAAAGTGTATATTCATGCTTATCCTGATAAACAACAATCTGGAACACGCTTTTACATTCATGCCCGCAATATTGCCGCGGCTGTTTTATTTTTGATTCAAAACGGAACTATCGGAGAAAGTTATAACTTAACGGGTGAAAGTGAAATATCCAACTTAGAAATGGCGCAAATCATTGCGGATTGTGTTGGAAAACCATTGAACTATGAACTTGTTGATTTTCATTCATCTCGTCCTGGTCATGACTTGCGTTATGGTTTGGATGGGGCAAAAATGGAAAAAATGGGTTGGAAGATGCCAGTTGGGTTTGATGAATCTATCCGACGCACTGTTAGCTGGACACTTCAAAATCCAAAATGGTTAGAAGAACTCTAATCGTGTTCTAGATGGCAAGTGCCAACCTTTTTCTTGCTTTACTTCTTTTAATAGTATTGTTTGTTTTGTTATTTCAATCAAAACAAACAATTCAAGTGTTACCTTCTTCTCCGCAAGTTGTTGTTAGAGGTGGTGATGACCGTTATACAATGGCTCCCCGACCTGAGCGATATGATACTGGTTATACATTGCCGGCCATGCCAACACGTGGTCCTCCTGAACCCTATCAACAGCTAGGTGTACTCACAGGTGAAGACAATAAACCATTACCTCTCTATGGTCGTCGCACGCTTCCACGTAGTGATCGTTTCAACTACTATACACGTACCGATTCATACAATCCAGTTCAACTCACCATTTTACACCAAAAAAGAGATTGTCAAGATGGCGTTGGATGTGAAGAACTGATGAATGGAGACCGTATTCGTATTGGTGCGACAGGGGAAGGTGCTCGCGTGACACTATATGGATTTTAGGTCAAGACAACATTAGAATGGCATTGAAGTGTGAGACACCTTCTCTAGAAATATTACAACCTCGTTCTGGAATTGTATTTCCTGAGGGAGGTTCCACAACACCACCCTTTCAAATCAAAGGGGCACCTATTGGAATAAAAAATCCAGAACCGCTTTCAGGTGTAACAGAATGGGTTCGTAAACCAAACGCCTCCCTATCACAAGACCCCAAAACATACTTCAACAGAAGCAATTACTACGAAATAAAACTTCAAACTGAAAATATTTTAGGACCTGATGCGGATACGACTCTCCGCTATGAAGGAATCAACTTTGACCATAAGTTTACTTCAATACATCGAAGTTTGTATGGCAATCCATGGCTTGAAGTGAGTTTGTTTTTTATGAGTGAAGAGGGTGTTATGTTTCATATTTGTATTCCGATTGAGTTTACACAAGAAGCAAAAGATGAGAATATGTATTTGAAGAAATGGTTGGGGAAGGATACAACGATTCCGAACGGTCTAACTACAAATGAACTCTTCAACTTTCATACAGAAGATAAACTTCAATGTGCTACTCTTCAATACTGTTTGGAATACAACTTGAGTAAATCTAAAGCTGTCTACCTCCTCTGTCTCTTCAACAATAAACTCAAAGTAAATCAAACCACACTTCAACCATGGCTTCAAAGTGATTTATATTTCACAAATCAACAAACCCTTCCGAACGAAGGAGAAGCCAAAACAAAACCCTACCGTCATATGGTATTTGATGAAATTTTATGTTTGGTTCTTCGTGGAACCTTTTCTAAATATGTGATGGATACTCCTGATCCTTATGTGATTAGTGATGAACGATTCTTTACAACAAAACGAAAACAGGATGAAATCAAACCCACCTTTTACAGATTAGCAAAGAATAGTTTTTTGAATTTCAAACCAAAAGAATCATTTACGAATGGACCTTTTATTGAAGGTTTTACAACAAGTCGTACATTGGGAAATGTAAAATGCTATCCGATTGATTTAGCTACACAGGTTGATGATAATGGTAATATTGTAATTGATGAACAAACAAATAAACCGATTGACCCAAAAGAAGCAACGGAATCCGCTACAAGTTTGGATTTGGATGTAGATTTGAATGCTAATGCTGATATAGACGCAGAAAAAGAAAATCAACATACCGTCGCATTTTGGATTTTTTGGATTCTTCTTGCGATTATATTTATTTCGGTTATCGCAGTAAGTGTTGTCTATATTTTTCGAGGCAAAACTATTCTAGCTGTTCCTACAGTTCCTATGCCAACAAATCCTTAGACAAATCGTAAGGTTCTCTAGATTATCGGTTTTGTAAAAACCGATAAATAAATAACCTTATCCACTTTATTAACAGTTCTCCAAATATCGTTAAAACGATATTTTGAGAACTGTAACAAATCATAGTAACAGGTTAGAATGAAGGTCAGTCTGATCTGGCTAGGATTAATAATCATAGGAATCATACTCCTTTTGACAGGATTCAAAGGGTATGAAGCTTTTACAAACTATTCGATGGATGGTTCTGTTAAAGAGGGTTTTCAAAGCCCTTCTGTAACAAGCGAACTCCAAATCACAACTTGCCCGGCAGATTCAAAATCCTATATTGATAATGATGGTCGAACAGTTTGTTGTCAAGGAACTGTTGAAAATGGAAAATGTGTAGGACGACCCATATGTACATTATCTGAAGTTGGAAAAGATTTACCCAGCTGTAACACTTGGTATACAGCTCTTTTAACAGAACGTGGTCGTGACCGTTGTCCTACTTCAATGCCAAACTACTTTGAAGGTGGTAAAATGGGTCGTGGATGTACACAAGGCAAACGTAATAAAGATGGAACTGGGCCTGATATTGCTAGCGCAAAGTTTTGTAAGTTATACACAACTGAAAGGGATGAACTGTTAAAGGAGGATAGTTGTACAAATCAAAAAATGTTAGAAGAGGCTGTTTGTCCTGTTCCTAATGCAAAAAAGAAGTTAACAAAATGGCATCCGAATATACCTCAACAAGTTCAATGTGATTATGTGAATCCAGCAAATGGTTTGCCAAGTTGGTGTTCAGAAGATAACTCTACCTTTATACAACATCAATACGCAGCTAAAAATGGGGTCATTGCTTCAAACTGGCAAGAAAACTATCCATCCTATTTTAAAATCAGTTGGTGTCGTCTTCGTAAAATGGTTGATATTGATAAAACAATAAGTTACGATGATTTGAAAAATGCAAGCGTAGATCCAAACTCACCCCCACCCAAACCAACTTCTGTTACACCACCTCCTCCACCTCCTCCCGCCCTACCACCCGCAAAATGTGTTTTTAACGCTCGTGCGTATGCCGATAAATATCCTGATTTGAAGAAAGCGTTTGGATACGATGAAGCAAAACTCAAAAAACATTACATTGATTGGGGATTAAAAGAGGGTAGAAGTCCTTGTGGAGATATACGTAAAGACTGTAAATTTACTGCAGACCAATACTACAGACTTCATCCTGATGTGAAAAACGCAGGGATGGACGCTGCGCAACATTACAAAATGTATGGCATCAATGAAGGTCGCCAAGTTTGCTAACCATAAAGAAGAAATCCAAAATGGCCATCCAAGAGTGTATCGTTACAGTCTTGAAATCCTGTTTACAACACGTCGCTAAAAATAAACTAGGTCCTACTAAAACATCCCGTTACTTCTATCTCTTTTTCTTCACACTCGCTTCTGCATATCGTTGGGTTTCCAAAGGTTCTCCTATTCAAGGTGTAAAAGATGAGTGGAACTGGGACGAGTCGTATCCTATAAAAAGTCGTTTTGATATTGAATGGTTCCTCTTACATGTACTTCAAGATACCATCCACACATTTGTTCCTTCCTTTGATACTTCAATACTTCAACGTATGGAAGATGAAATGTTCGGTTGGAACGATGAACGTAAAAAAGAAACAAGTTATCGTATTCTCTTTGAATCAAAATATAACTTGTGGAAATCTAAATGGACCACATGGTATGCGAGTCGACAGGCCGATGGTTCTATAGCCGCTTCAGTTCCTCCTTCTGCGTCCGATTTACCCAATGGAACTCAAGTTTTAGCGGTCAACGAAACCGTTGACCCTGCTACATTCTCAACTCCCGAAGCATGGACTCCCTTACAAATCAATGGAAAAACTCAAAAATATTTAACATGGAACTGGTTGAATGTGCGTTCTACCTGTTTGACAGATGATGACCAAACAAACCTTTTTACAGTCGCAAATACTTCTTATCCAAATACAAGTCAACGAAATTCTGAAATAGGGGAAGTGGTAAGTATAACAAATACAATAACGGATCTTCAAAAATGTACTGCTGAATTTTGGGCAGGTGGTGCTAAAACGGTAAGTCCACCCGGCATGTTTATATATTTTTGGCGACAATTTATCTTTCTTGAAGATCCTTCACTTCAAACTCTTATTTATTCCGGATTTGAACTTGCTCTTTCACTTTTTGAAGTGGGTCGTTTGGTATGGGGATTGAAGAAACAGCATATGGAAGCTCGTCCTATACAGGAAATCCGTCGTTTGTATCGTGGACAGACGTTGAAGAAGTATGATGGAACAAATATTTTAGGTGAAGAGTGGGTTCCTTATCAAGAAACAAACTTCGTAACACCTCCTTTTGCTGATTTTCCATCTGGTCATAGTGCGTTTTCTCAAACATTTGCAAAAGTAATGACAAAGTATTTTGGTGCAACGATACCTCTTACAGATGTAAATCATGTAAAAGATTTATCATTAATATGTCCTTCAATACATTCTCAAGCACAGTGTTTTGGGGTATTTATATTTCCAGAAAATACAAGTGAAATCCAATCGGGTGTCCCAGCGAGTGATATCACACTTCGTTGGGATACATGGCAAGACATGGCAAACTCTGCTGGCATATCTAGAAAATATGGTGGTATTCACGCAACATCCGCACATACAGGAAGTCAAGACTTGGCAAACTCCCTTTTTACAGTTATTCAAACTCGTTTTTTTGCCTAAACTAATCCACGTTGTTCATAAAAACTTCCTGCGGATTCTCCTTGAGGAACTTCACCAAGACGTGGATTGCTATCACCTAAATCATCAGTTGTTTCAAATAACTCCTCTTTTACATCTTCTCCGTGACGTTCTTCAACAGAACTACTGTGGTCTTCTGTTGGATGATAGGAATGGGTTTCAGGTGTAGGAAACATAGGAGGAACTTGGGTAAGTGTAAGAGGGGAGTTGGAAGGCCATATAGGTTTTTGGTTGGGAAGTGTGGTGAGCATTTGGTGATTGCGTTCAATAAATAAACTGACTACGACAAGCATTCCTAAAATGCCTGCCATAGGACCCAAACGGATTGCGTACAAGACTGCGCCAACAGCCAACAAACGAACCAATATATTTTCCATGAATCCAAAGGAAACACCTTTAGCAGATAAAAAGGGGATTGCTAAAATTAAGGCAACGGCAATTCCGTTGAATGTTCCGTTCATTCTATTACTTTAAAATATAATATCAAAGATAAACAAATCATAGGCTTTAAAAATAAGTATGTAGAAATACTAATACAATGAGTAATTTACAATCTGCCGCAAAGGTCTTAACTCATTTGGGATATGCGATACGAAAAGATACATTAAGTAATGAAGAAACAGCGAACCTTCGGAAGACATTAACTGTCGCACCGATTTCAAAAGTAAGTCGGTTTGCCAAACAGGGTGATTCATTTCCAGTGTTTATGGAAAGTCCATCCCGCTTTTACTGTCCTCGTATGTGGGCTCAAGAAGAGTTTGGAGAACCTGATGCGAATATTCTTGTAGAAGGAGATGAACTTCGGAGAGATTTAACATTTGTTGGCAAACCATACGACTATCAAACTGAAATTGTGAATACATTTTTGGAAAAAGGTGCGAATGGGTTGATTTGTGTTCCATGTGGTCGTGGAAAAACGTTTATGGCTATTGCTATTGCGGCAAAACTTGGACGAAAGTTTATGATTGTTGTGGATAAAGAGTTTTTGCTTCAACAATGGGCTGGTGAACTTCAAAGCCTAATGCCAGGCATTCGGATTGGTGTGTTACAGGAGAATAAAAAACAGATTAGTGACCAATATGATTGTACGATTGCGATGATTCAAACATTAGTCCAGCGGGATTTTGCGGAAACAGATTTTCGTTCTTTTGGATTTTCTATTTTTGACGAGTGTCATCATTTAGGAGCTTCTCACTTTTCAAAAGCATTGTTAAAGGTACAGCCCAAATGGATGTTGGGGTTATCCGCTACTCCAACACGAGATGATGGATTAACAAAAGTTTTTGAGTGGTTTCTGGGAAAACCTGTATATTGGGAAAAAACTCGTGAGGCAGACCCTGATGTCATTGTACGTAAAATCCCCTTTGACACGGATGATGATAAATATCGTAATGTTCCTAGTACACCACAAGGGGATATTATTTTAGCTCGTTTATTGACACAAGTTGTGGAATGTGAAGAACGTAATAAGTTAATTGATAAAGTATTAGGTGAAGTTGTACAGGATAAACAGCGACGTATTTTGGTATTATCTGAACGAAAATCTCATTTAGAACGTATTGGACAAGGTTTGCCAAAGGGAACAACTTTTGGTTATTATATTGGAGGTATGAAAGAGGAGGTACGTGAGGAAGGTGCGCGATCAGCACAAGTTTTATTGGGTACATATGCGATGGCAAGTGAAGCTATGAATATTAAGACATTGAATACAATGGTTATGGTATCTCCACGTAAAAAGATTGAACAAAGTACAGGACGTATTTTACGAACTCGTAAAGATGAACGTGAAGTTCAACCGTTGATTATAGACATTGTGGATAGCCATGATGTATATAATGGTCAGTGGATGAAACGTCGTACATACTATCGTAAATGTGCGTATAATATTGAAGGAGAATCAAAAAAAGAGAAAAAGAAGGCTGAAGATGTTTCTTTATCCAATGCTGGACAGTGTATGATGGTTGCTGATTAGATTTGATAAGAAATACTATTTAACTCTTGTAAGAGAAATATCCATTTCAAAACATCATATCGTTTCATTTTAATGTTCTTCAGAATATCTGGATAACATTAAATATCATAGTAAAGAGTTTCAGGATCGGAAGTAAAATGCTTATAACATTTTACAGGATTTACATATTTATTTACGATTTTTACGTTGTGTTTTACGATTTTTACTTTTTCTACTTTTTCTTTTATTTTTATTACTCAATGTTATCGTTCTAAGATGAAAAGGTTTGGGTTTGTTTTCTGGAGGTAAGGCAGCATACGCAACTGATTCAGCGATATTTTTACCCGCAGCTTTTTCTTCAGCTCTTTCATTTTTTTGTTTCTTTATCAAGGGTTGAGCTGCTTGATAATTTGCATATGTATGTTTCCAAGTTGATTTGTCAAAAGGATCTTTTGGGTCTGTAGGAACTTGCCAAGACATTCTAAATATTGTTTTTATTTTTTATTTTTTTTATTTGATTTACGATTTGCCTTTTTACTTTGATGGCGACGGCTTTTTTTACTTTTTTTACCACCACCTGTTTTCAAGCAAGCAGGATTCATTTGAGGATAGTTAATGGGGGTGTTGATACTCACATTGGTTCCTGCAGAGGTTGTAATAGGGGGTTCTGAGTTGACAGAGTAACGGGATGTGGGAACCATTTCGGAAGGACTTCCTGAAGCAGCGCCATGATTGGGCCAAGTGATTGGAACTTGGTTGCTAGGAGTTTGAAGAGAGTAAGCGGCTTCCAATGGAGCACCTGTTACAGCGCCACCCATTTGTCCTTGTCCAGGATTAGGGCCACTCCATAAATAACTTGCACGGGAGTTCAAGTTATTTGCGGCACCTGAATCGGGAATCGTTTGACGACTGGCTTCACATGGGATTGAACTGATAGGAGCATATCCAGATGTTGATGGAGTTCCACCGATGACAGAAGCAATATCCGCATCAAATCCATAACGACCACCTAGTTGGTTGTATTTACGACTTGCTTTACGAGTTGCTTTCTTTGATTTACGACTTGCTTTACGATTTACTTTCTTTGATTTACGATTCTTGCGTTTACCACCACTCATGCCCGGTAATCCACGTGGAGTTACACCACCCACTAAAAAACCAGGACGCATGCTGGGAGCGACTTCACGGCAGTTTCCAATCGGTGTTGCGACAATAGGATTACTGATGATTTGATCCTGTGTGCTTGGTTGAAATCCCCATCCAGCACCAAGACCACCTCCTGCTTGTTTTTTATTAGAACGAGACTTACGCATTCTTCTGTTTAAGGTTCTCCAAAAAATTTGGAGAACCTTCGATATCCCTGCTTCTGTCTATACGATAATGTTCTCCAGAATATCTGGAGAACATTATATATCATAGTAAGGAGTTTTCAAAATATCGTAAAAAATGATATTTTGGAAACCCTTACTATACGAGAGAGACAATTTCAAACATATCAAATTCGGAGTTCCATGCCACCTTCACCAACACTTCCTTTTTCTCTTTTCCTACGGATGTTGCTTGACGAAGATGACGACTGAGAGCCAAATCTTGTACGGCGGCATATCCCTTTTTCACACCCTTCATCCATAAATCGTAGGTATCTGGATATTCTTCATGAGGAACTGCTTTCGCAACATCATCTGCAGTTGTGGTATAGTCAGTTGTAACTTCTTTTGGTTCTACAAACGCAGGCGCTGATGATAATGAAGATGATGAATATTCCATTTTACTTTTTGGTTTTTGTTCCACAAGCTGAATCCGGAGTCTTCGTTGATGACGTTCTCCTTGCGCGAAAACTACCGAAGGAATCGATGTCCATTTTGTTATATTTATCAAAGCTTCATATGAACAAATATCAATCCGAAATCCTTGTTGAAGAACAGTATCCATACGATATTTGCTATCATAAAAGGAACATAGAGCTTCCCAACGAGATGTAAAAGGGCGTCCACGAAGAAACTCACCTCCTACCATCCAAGCATCTTCCAAACGAAGAAATCCATCCACTTTATTCAATGAAGCAAGAAACACACTTTTCTTTTCATATATTGCTGAACTCACACGCATAGGGATGCGAAAGGATTGTTTGAACTGCTCATCCATCCACACAATCGGTTGGTCAGGCAAACACACTAAATAACCCGCTCGACCTCCTATAACAGGTTGTAACCAATACCATTTATCATTTATAAGAAGCTTACTTGCTAGATTCGTATCAGTAAACTGACTAATACGAACATCTTTTGACAAACTCTCCACGAATCGTTGTGTCGTGTCGTGGAGAGCTTGGTCTGTGCGACGAAGTTTGAGGTCATAGCCTCTTGAATGACTATTTTTAAGACTTGGTTCCATTTATCCTATTTCTTTATCAATCTTATACTTTAGGTTCAATTTTAGCGATTGGCGATTTATCGTCAATAGATAAAAGTGATGAATAGCAATTTTAGCGATTGGCGATTTATCGTCAATAGATAAAAGTGATGAATAGCAATTTTAGCGATTGGCGATTTATCGTCAATAGATAAAAGTGATGAATAGCAATTTTACACGGCAGAAAAATGTGTAGGCATATCGCTATCATTTGCCATTACACCATTGTCTAAAAATGAACCCCCGTTGGAGGCAAACTCAGGACTAAATGTTTGATATGCATTATTGGTTATTTGATGAGCACTACTGGCAACTCCGGAAGCAATAGCATCTTCAGTTGTTTCATTTATGAGACCTGGACTATATACACGTTCGGGGTGTCGGAGACGTTCAGGTAACTCTGCTGATTCATAAGGTTGGTCTTGTGGGTCAAACGGTTTTTCATCCGGCTGAATGACAGTTGGCATTTCTTTGGAAGGAGCTTGGTTGGGAGAGTTGGGACCTCCAGATGTTACTTCACGTTCCTCATCTACATCAACTTGTTGTACTGTCAAAATGGGGGCATTGGAATAAGTTTGACTATTTATATCAAATCCTTCATCTTGTTTTGTAGACCACCAAGAGTATATTCCAAAGAGCAGCACCGTAATCACTACGGCTATGAGTATTCTCGCGTTCATCTGATGAAAATAGCCACATTAATATGCGCAAAAAAACCACCTTGCTTTTAGTTCAACCATTTAGATAAACAATGGCTTCTGTTCAAGTTGACATTGAAAAGGTTGCGAAAAGCGTTTTGGGTGATCGTGCCTGGTCGGTAGATGTTGTTTTGCGTATGGGGGCCGAGTTAGCCCAGGCCGTGAATAAGTTTCCTTCTTTGAGTGGGGAGGCAAAGTCGGAATTGGTGTGTCAGACCATTCTGAAGATGCTAGAAGATGGAGAGAAGGCTGAAAAAGAGCTGATGGGGGTATCCACTGACTCAACGAACTCCAGAGTTCCGTGGGAAGAATGTAAGATGGTTGTGAAGACGTTGTTGCCTGCGATCCTTGATCTGATTGTATCTGCTGCTCGTGGGAAGTTTGATTTACAAAAGGTACGTTCTGTTGCGGTGGGATGCTTCCAGATTGCATCTTGGGGGTGTATACTTGGGTTGTGTGCGAAGGCAACTCCTGTGGAAAAGCCAAAGAAACTAACTCTTCGAAATCCTCTACCAACCATTCAGAACCAATCGAATGTCGTCCTAGAGCTTCCAAAGGAATCGGCGATTCAGGAAGTTGAACTAACGTCTCATGAACCTGCGAGTTCATCATCAAACGTGAAGTCACACGATAATGCCTTATAGAATCTTCCGTATCCACACGTTCCCAAATCTCATCTCCACATTCCCAAAGTACACGATTTACCGTTAACGGTAAACCACCTTTGACATTCGCTCCAACCTTCCATACACGTTTGATTCGCAACATCGTCCTACTAAAAATTGATACTTGAGTTTAAGCAATACACAAATATCAAGATTAGGGTGTACACAATGGATTCAGTTCTTCTTTGTCAAAAAGGTGATATCAAACAAATAAAAGTTAAAGGGAATACGATGGATTCCTTTGCAACCGCCATGAAGAAAAAAGAACAACCTCAAGTGATTGGTCGTTATGGTTGGAAACAAAAAACATTGATTCTCTTTGGATACATGGAAGGAAAAACAAACACAGAAAATCAACATGTTCTACCTCCTCCATTGGAAGGTATGAGTATATTTGGAGATATTCTCGTAGTCATGTCAACAAATCCTAACTCTTATCACACTCTAGCACCACTCAAAACTGCAGAATATGAAAATTTCTATCAAGCAAAAGTGGAAGGTGAAGAAGAAGATGAAGATTTTGAAGAAGTTGAAGCAGAAGCGAATGTAAATATTGAAGATAACGTTTCTGACATTGTAGCGGAAGATGAAGAGTCGTCAGATGAAGAATATGAATCTGATCAAGAGCAAGAGGAAGCTATTGGTGAAGTGGATGTAACAGAAGGTGAAGAAGAAGTACTGCCTATTGAAAAAATCATCAAACCTACCCGTGCACGTAAAATACCTGTAGTTCAAGTTGAAGAACCTGAGATTCTTGATACGAGTTCTGTTGAATCTTCATCACAACGAAAACAAGTTATGCATGTTATTCAAAGTGTCTTTACAACTCATTTTAGCTCCCAAGAACAAACTCAACTTGAAGCATTGATTTTCCAAAATACAATAAATCATGCAAATAAACAACATATTCGTAAAGTCTGGAGTTCTTCCATATTCTCAGATATATATTTGAGTTGTGCTCGACGTATTATTGGGAATCTTAATCCAAACTCTTACGTAAAAAATAAATGGCTTTGGGAACGCTTTCAACAAAAAGAATATACCTTGGAACAAATCGTAAATCAAAACTATTACGAACTATGTCCCGACGTCTGGCAAATGATGGTTGACCGCCAAGCAAAACGTGAAAAGATTCAACTTGAAGGTGATTTCTCTCGTGCTACAGATAAATGGCAATGTAACGCTTGTAAACAACGCAAATGTACTTATTATGAACTTCAAACTCGTTCTGCTGATGAACCTATGACTATCTTTATTCATTGCTTGAACTGTGGTAAGAGATGGACACAATAAATAGTGCTCCGCACTATTTAATCTAGCCATCACTTTGTTTCACAAAGTGATGGACCCAATAAGCAACAGAGTTGCTTATCATGTATTTGTCATGTGAGCTTTCTCACATGACACACAATAATCTCGCTTTACGAGATTATTACGTAAACCTTTTCAGCAAAGCTGAAAAGGACACAGTAAACAACAGTAAAGAGTAAACAGTAAATACTGAATAAAGAAAAAGATAAACTTTTTTTGATTAGTGATAATGTTTTCCAGAATATCTAGAAAACATTATCTATCATAGTAAAAAAGGTTTATACAACGTAATTAAAAGGATGCAACACTGTGGCTCCCATGAACTCCGACGCTTGAAACGAACAGTTGTGCCACGTCGCCGTTGTTGGACGGAAATATGTCGTAAAATAGATGGATTCCAGATCCAAATACAAAACAAGTCGAAAACGCCAAAAGAGGAGCCCATCGCCACAAATACACTGTGCCATCCCTACACAAGCACGTGCTTTGAGCTATTCATCTCCTCTGAAAGCACAAGACTTTTACAAATGGGTAAACCAGAAATGGTTGCGTAAGACCCCTATGCCCACTTTTGAAAACGATTATGGAATCAGTGAAGAGGTTGAACGCTGTATCTATGAAAAAAGCTTACATATTCTTATGGATATCAAAAATGGAACATCCAAAGATCCAGATCATGTTTTTTTACGTACACTAACTGAAAGTTGTTTACACAGTGGCTCACAACATACATCGGTTGAGTATTTACAGCGAGTTATTCATACGTTAGAATGTATTCAAGATTCTAATGATGTTGTTCGTGAACTTGCTAAGTTATCCTCCATTGGTTATGCAAGTTTATTTTCATTTCAGTATATCGTTGAAGATTCCAAAATTACGTTATGTTTGAATGGAAATGTCAGCGCCTTACCAACACCCTTTTACAGTGACAAAGAAAAAATAAAGCATTATAAAGAACTTCTTCAAAAACTCGCAGGAGACTTTCATATGGATAACTTGGAACGTGTTTTTCCTATGGAACATTCTTTTGCCTTGAAGTTGGATGAAGTGTGGTCTGAAGAAAATCATAAAACCACTGGTCGACAACTTGCCAACAAGTTTCCAGGCATCCCGTGGGATATATGGTTTGAAGCACATAATCTTCAAAACTGGAAATCCATGCCCATTGTTTATCGTTCTCCACGTTGGATACGGTTTGTTAGTCAAATGTTAAAGGAAGTATCGATTGATTTTTGGAAGCTCTATATTGCTCGCGCGTATATTGTGACGTCTTTACGCTTTTTGCCACCTCCATATGATGAAATGGATTTTGCTTTTTTTGGAAAACTTTCACAAGGACAAATCGACAAAACTCCCCAGAAAGAACTTTTGGTCAATATTGTTCATGATTACTGCGGTGACTTGTTTTCGAAAGTATATTGGGAGAAAGAAGGTGATAAAGAGGTGGAAGAGTCTGTTAACGGATTTGTAGAATCTATTTTTCAAGCAACATATCGTCGTATTGAGAAAACGGAATGGTTAAGTCCTAAAACTCGCGAACGCGCGATTCAAAAAGTGCGTTCGATTCGTCGAGAAGTTGTGCGTCCTTCTTCATGGGCGCCCTTTACACCCATTGAACTCGATTCCAACAACCTCCTCTTTAACATTTTTCGTTTGGGCGAGATGCTGATGGGTTCTTTGTTTCGTCGTGTGGGACAAACTCTGCGTTACTGGGATGAAGGGATTTACAGGGTGAATGCTTATTACTATAGTGAAAACAATGAAATAATGATTCCCTATGGAACAACCTTATCTCCCTTTTACTCCCCTAAATTTTCTGACGCTTGGAACTTTGGCGCACTTGGTTCCATTATTGGTCATGAAATTTGTCACGCGTTTGATGAAGATGGTCGTTTAAGAAATGAAAAAGGGGAAAGGGAAAAGTGGTGGACACGCAAAGATAATCTTCAATATAATAATCGAAGCAAAAAACTTATCGCTCTCTTCAATAAACAAACGATTGAAGAAAAACATGTTGACGGAAAGAAAACGTTAAGTGAAAATATTGCGGATTTGGGTGGATTGGCAATTGCGTTAGACGCACTTCAACATACACTTCAAGATAAAGACGAAGATGAGAAAAAGGAAATATATCGTGAGTTCTTTATTGCTTTTACAGTGTCATGGCGCACAAAATACAGACCCAAAAAACTTCAACGGGCAATTGAGATGGATACCCATGCGCCCGCTTTTCTGCGTGTAAATCTTGTGGTCAGTCAATTTGAAGAATGGATTGAAGCATTTGATATTCAATCCGACGACCCAATGTATCGCGAACCCAAAGAAAGAATACGCATCTTTTGATAGATAGTATGGATTCAACACAAACAACTATTATTGTAACAGCTTGTACACTTAGTGTTGCATGCTTATGTGCATATATACGTAAGTGTTTACGAAGTAGCCCACCACCCGCAAATACACCGTTGCCTCCGCAAATGCCGCAAATGCCGCAAATGCCGCAAATGTCGCAAATGCCGCAAATGCCGCAAATGCCGCAAATGCCGCAAATGCCGCAAATGCCGCAAATGCCGCAAATGCCGCAAATGCCGCAAATGCCGCAAATGCCGCAAATGCCTCAGGCTTCCCAATACACATCTATAACACAACCTATAACACAAGCTATACAAAACCCACTTCCATCAGCTCCGATGTATCAACCACCACAACAATATGTTGTCTATATTCCTCCACACCAACAAGGATATTCTTCATACCCCCAACAAATGCTTTATTATCCCCCTTTAGCACCACCATCTTGTAGAGGTCCTCCTTACCAGGTTTAAACTCTCCTTGGAACAAAAGACCATAAATATGTATAATGAAGTTGTACAAACCAAAACTTATAGAAACTATGGAACCAACAGCTGATATTGTAAAAGGGGTATATGTGATGTTGGATAATGGTCATGAAACCTTTTGGGCACATATTGCATTGGCAACCTCCTTTTACTACCTTTGTATTGTATGTACGCGCTTACAAAAATCACGTACATACATGTTTGGTGATGTACTTCAAATTCAAAAAAAGAATATAATGTATGTTCATCCATAAAAAATAATTATAAATCAATATTTTTTTTAAAAATAGTATTGATTTATATTTTTGACTAATGTTCTCCAGAATATCTGGAGAACATTAAATATCATAATAAGGAGTTTCCAAAATAAGTAGGTCGCTTAGTCGCCGAAGGCTGTTAATCAGCTTTAGCTGATTAACTCGCCAGATGGAGATTAGATGCTTTATTTCTACGAATATTGCTGCTTCGCAGCAAAACTATAGAATCAACAAATCTGATAATCTCCAGTATTCATGAGTTCCATCTGGCATAGGTCTGCGGACGATAAAAGGCAAGCGTCTTGCCGCGAGTTCTAGTCTTGCGATTTCAGCGACACCTGTTATATGTTCTGGAACAACAATATAGGGACGTGCTCCTTTAGAAAGTTGATTTGCACGAAAGCCAATAATCTTTGTCCGTTCATATACTGTAAGAAAGGGTGGTGAACGATGGTTGGGATCTTTTTGGTTAGGAGGAGAAGCTAACAATGGGATTTTTGGTGCGATTGTTTCTGCATAATCCAATATACATTCTGGATGGCGTTTTTTGAGAGCAGCTAAAGGGTCTTCTTTGACTGCATCTTCAACTTCACCTTCTGCTTCAACTTCGTCAATTTCAACTTGGTCATCGTCACCTCCTGTGGCAGCAAAATCATCTTCATCAGCCATTCTTTTATACACTGCCCAGAAAAGATTTAGCCCACAAATATCAATTTTTGTTTTTATAAAATTGATTCATATATTCGAGTTAGGCTTAAGATAGTGATACATTATCTTATAAGAATGGAAAATAACGTTACCCCTATTATCGATATTAAAGAAAGTGAAGAAGTGAAAATCACAACTTCCTTTGATGATATGAACCTTCCGGAAAACCTTATGCGTGGTATCTATGGACATGGTTTTGAAAAACCTTCAATCATCCAACAAAAAGCCATCGTACCTATGGTGGAAGGCAGAGATATTTTGGCACAAGCACAATCAGGTGTTGGCAAAACAGGTGCCTTTGTGATTGGTTCTCTTTCCCATGTTAAACCCGAAATTAAAAAACCACAAGTTCTTATTCTCGTTCACGTTCATGAACTTGCGGATCAACATGCTAAAGTTGCACGTGCGATTGGCGCACGTATGGGTATTCAAGTATTGCTCGCCATTGGCGGTAATCAACTCAAAGATGATATTCGCGCTCTAGAAAATGGTGCACATGTTATTGTGGGTACTCCTGGACGAGTCTATGACCTTATTAATCGTAATGTTCTTGACCGTACGCACATTCAATATTTGATTTTGGATGAAGCCGATCAAATGTTGGAAGACCTCTTTTACAAACAAGTCATGTGTATTCTCGAAAAAGGATTTCCTCAAACGACAAAAGTCGCACTCTTCTCTGCTACATTCCCTGAACATGTCATTGAAGTTGCCGACCGTATTCTTAACAATCCTGTTCGCATTCTTATTCCTCCTACCGCAGTTCGCCTTGATGGTATTCAACAATACTATATTCCTCTTGAACGTGATGATTATAAGTTTGAATGCATTTGCGACTTGTATAAAAATCTAAATATTTCACAAGCAGTTATCTTCTGTAACAAAAAGCAAAAAGCAGAAATGATTGCAGAAAAAATGACAACGCAAGGTTATCCTGTTTCATGTATTCATGGTGATTTGGAAAAACCAGAACGTCGTAAGCGCATGGATGAATTCCGTAGTGGAAATACTCGCGTCATGATTGCAACTGACCTTATTGCTCGTGGTATTGATGTTCAACAACTCAGTCTTGTCATCAACTACGAACTTCCTTCTAACCGTGAAAACTACGTCCATCGTATTGGTCGCGCAGGTCGTTATGGTCGTAAAGGTACAACTATCAATCTTATTCTCAAAGATGAAGAAGGAATGATGGGTGAAATCTGCGAACACTTTGGTATGAGTGTAAATGAACTTCCTCATGACCTTTCCAAAGTTATTCTATAAACACTTTAACAAATAAGTCAAATATTTTTTATTTTTTATTGTCTGTTGCGAATATCGTGACGACATGTTGGACAGGCAACACTACGTGTAAACCATTCATCAATACAACTTTTGTGATAAATGTGTTGACAAAAGGTTAAACGACGACATTGGTCTTGTGGACGCAAGGCATCTTGACAAATCGCACAAGATTGTCCAGAAATATCTGTACCTATTTCTGAATTATCACGAATCTCCGCCACAGTTGGACGAACCACAACAGGTGAAAAAAATCCTGTCGGCATAAAAATATCAGCGTTAGGATTCATTGTAAAACGATTTAGTAAACGATTTCCTAACAAAGGAGTTGTATTCATATTGGCACCCAACATGCTTAACAACAAGTTGGTAGTCATCATATTTTCTGCGGTCGACACAATATCAAACTCGTCACGTGTAACTTGATCTGGCCTGTGTTGTTGTACAAAGGGTTGAGTAAAAGGGGTTGGTGCAGGTGGTTCTGGAGGAGGTGTGGGTGGGGAAAACTGCTCGCGTTGTTCATACAAACGTTGTCCTTGATTAAATAAATTAAAACGATTATATGTCTGTTCACGTATATATCGTAATATATCACGAACATTTTGAAATCTCTCTTGGTCGTACAACAAATCAGGAAAGTAGTTGTGTAAATCATCCAATAAGTTTACATTGTAAACATATTGATAGTTTGTATCTGCCATTTCTGCTGATTGTATGGTTTTATCTGAATAAAAATAAACGCACCCACTTAGAACCAATATACATAATACATCTAGCAAAAATGTCAATTAAAGAGCAAAAGGGAATCGTTGGTCTTACGAACATTGGAAATACATGTTATGGAAACGCAACAATACAAGCTTTGCGACATCAAGTGGATTTAACTATTTTTTTACTCCAAGGAAGTCATATAAAACTTTTAAAGAGTAAACAACCAAATACCAAAACACGTTTGTTGGAAGCGTATGTGGATTTGATTCGTAAAATGTGGACGGGAGAAGGTGGTGAAGAATCCACTCGTGAATTTTGGAGTCACATGATTCCCGCTGCGATTCATGCAGGTGTTGATCATTTTCGCACCCCTATTGCACATGACGCACACGAGTTTCTTGTTTTTTTACTAGACACCATACATGAAGCTCTTTCAGATGAAGTTACAATGGTTGTTCGTGCGGATACCACTAAAAAACACACACGGGAGGCATTGGAATTCTGGAAACGTTCCTTTGAAAAATCATATTCCCCTTTGGTTGAACTCGTATTTGGACTTCAACGAAAAAGTATTTGTTGCGAAGAATGTAAAAAGGAATCAGTGAGTTGGGAAACTATGAACATGTTCAAAGTGAGTATTCCTAAACCAACAGGTCCTGAACCACTTGAACTTTTAGATTTGATGGCATCGGATAGTGAAGGCGAGACAATCGACGAATATCATTGCGAGAATTGTCCCAAGCGCACCAAAGCAACCCTCTCACACAGCTTATGGAGAGTTGGCAACTGGGTGATTGTTGTATTAAAACGTATTGAAAACAATGGTAAACGCATCAACACACCTGTAAATATCCCTTTAACACTCACATTTCAGAGTTTGTTTCACAAATCTTCATCTGAACCAAGTGCAACACAAAACTATGAACTATTTTCTACCATAAACCATCACGGATCCGCTCATGGTGGACATTATACGGCACAAGCTAAACACCCTGTTACTGGAACATGGGTATTCTATGATGACGAACGTAGTCGCATTCTTGAAAAACCTAATCTAGACCCAAGTACTTACATAGTTATGTACCGAAAACTATAAGTTTTCAGCAAAGATACCGAAAACTATAAGTTTTCAGCAAAGATACCGAAAACTATAAGTTTTCAGCAAAGATACCGAAAACTATAAGTTTATTCCATTTCTTGAACATCAATAAAACCTTCTACGTGACCGTCGGATACGAAGACAGTTTTAATACGACTCATCATTCCTGTTGGGCTGCATTCACGGAAATGAACATGGGGTTCTAAACGACCTTTCCAAGGAACGCGATAGGGCTGTGGTTTGCGCACCAATAACGTGGCAACACCATCCGCATTCGCTTTTACACACCCCATATTTTCATACTTTTCATACGCACCATGCCAGTCTTGTAAATCCTTTACTTTTTCATTGGCAGGTTCTGCAGCCCAATACACCACTTTAGCTCCAGGTATTACATGAACTTCTAACTGTGTATCAGCATTGTCTGGAATATGTTCGGGAATCGCATGACAAGGTAATACAGTTTCTCCCAAGAAAGGTAAATAAGTGTCACGATTAAACATAATCGCAAGAGCAGAAACACCCACTAAGACATACACAAATCTTGAAGCAGGTGATTTATATCCTAATACCTTTTCAACAGCATTGAAACCAAAAGCACCTACCAAAAGCCAATTGAGTGCGCCAACAATAACTAAGACCATTGCCACTTTGAAGATATATTTTTGAAGAACAAGTGTATCCATTCTATCTAATAACATTGTTTTGTGTCAGAAGGATTGGATAAACTTTGGCAAAAATACGTAGGTGTATTTGGTAATGTTCCTTGTTTTTGATATTGTAAAGCTTCCTGTAACTTTTCTCTTGAAATATAGCCATCTCCTTTATATTTTCCAGATTCCGCTGCATTTGTTACACGGTATTTTGTATTTTGCGGACCAAAACTTGTGCTATGCATTCCCCAGTAAAACTGTTTTTTTGTATTTCCTTGAAAAACATACCCCATGCCACCAAGTTCTGGAACAACAACAAATTCATAAAAAGCAATTTGTTTCGAAGGAATATACCCAGGCAAGCAACGGCAATCGGAAGCTCTTGTGGGCCCTGATTGAAACTGTTCTACTATGAATTGTTTCACTTCATTTCCTTCTGTAATAAAAGCAACTGCTTGAAACATAAGACCAATCATCATAAATACAAAAATAACTATGAGGAGCGTTTTGAGTTCCTTACCCATTCTATTGTAGCAAGTAGAAGATGAGTAAATGTCAAATGCGCAAATATTTACCCGGTGGTCGTTGTGGTGGCTCTGTCATGGAAACTTGTAAAAAGGATGATACACAACCTATTGTAAATGCTTCCTTCAACGCCTTATTGGCACAACGGGAAGCACAAATCGCCACAATGTTCCAAAGTCATAATCAGAATCAAACACAAACTCAAATCGTTGTTGTCCAACCAAAAGAAGAAAAAAAAGTATCCAAAGACCAAATCATAAACACGATTTTAGATGGTGATTATTGATTACAAAACACTTGAACATGATAAAACTCGAGAACCGTTGGTTTTGGATTTTTATACCAGGCAAAATCCCCTTTTATAAACCCCTTTAACACTTCATTTACTTCTTCAGTATCAAAATCATATGTAAAAGGAAAATCTGTATGCCACAAGATATAATGTTTTCCTTTAGTTTGGTAAGGAAACATACACTCTTCAAATATCCATCCTTTTTTGTTTTGAAAGATAGTTTGTTGAATATAGGCTTGTAAAGAAGGCCAGTCCCGCTGAATATGTTGATTGAGCATACATTTTTTGATTAATACTTCAGGTGAAGGGCGAATGGTTTGTTCGTTGGGTATCCACGGGTACATTTTGGATAGCTCGTTTAACGATTGGATGTCAGAGGGGATTTTTGATTGCATCTTTTGTTGAGGTTTATAAATCCCAACAAAAAATCAAATTTTACTTTTGTCCTTTTATTCTTATGTGATTATTCACTAAATATACATTCCGTAATGTGAACGTTCATCTTTGTTATCTTTTTTCTTGAGAAAGAGGTCAACATGTTCCTTTTTGATAACGAAAGGAAGACTGAATCCAGGAATGTGGAAAGGAAGTTCTTTCACATTGAACATACGGAGCATGTTGATACGTTGAACGATTTGGGCAATACAACGTTTGAGTTCACGTACACCCGTTTCTTCAGAAGCATATTCATCCAAAACATGTTTGAGAACTTCACGGCTAATCGCAACTTTTTCACCCAAGTTGACTTCACGAAGAGCTTCAGGAAGCAAGTATTTTTCAGCGATTTCAAGTTTATCGGCTGATTTGTATCCTTTGAGTTCAACAACAATCATACGGTCAAGCAAGATGCGGTCAATCTTCGTAATATCGTTGGCACTGAAGACAAACATTGTGCGACTGAGGTCAAGAGGAATGCCAGAGAGGTATTTATCTTCAAAATCCATATTTTGAACAGGATCCGTCATATGTACAAGTAAGTTTTGTACTTCTTCACCTTTAGCAGTTGCACTCACTTTATCAAGTTCATCAAACATCATAATCATACTCATAGATTTAGCATTGGCAAGACAGTTAGCGATTTTACCACAGTGACTACCTTCATATACAAACTGATGACCAGTATATGTAGTTGCGTCAGAATCACCCCCAAGACTGATAAACTGAAATGGCCAGCTGAGTGCTTTGGCAATACCACCTTTAATCAAACTTGTTTTACCAATACCTGGTGGGCCTACAAGTAAGAGTGAAAGACCACTAGCGCTTGGATTGGCAATTTTACTGGCAATAAATTGTTGAATTTGAAGTTTTGCGTCATCTTGCCCATACACTGCATCATCCAAGTACTTACGGGCTTTTTCCATGAAAGGAGCACAAAGTTCAGGACCATCTTCAATCTTCACTGGCATTTCTTTATAAATACCAAGAGGAACACTTACAAGTTTTTCCATCCAAGAACGAAGTTTATAATATTCACCAGAACTAGGATCCATTGTATTCAGAGCGTTGTAACGACTCATGACAACTGCCATGGTGTCAGGAGTAAGTTTCATCTGGAGCAAACGGAACATTAGAGGTTGTTCTTTTTTGTTATAGTTAGAGCGCATTTCCAAAGCTTCAATCATAGCTTTTTGTTTATGAAGTTCAAGACCTTTGAACTGATCGATTTGATCATCAATCGTTTCCTCTTCCACAGGTTTTGTAATCAGTTTCACAAACTTACGCACATCAGAACTTTCTTTTTTCATATTGTGGCGTTTAGGAACCATTGTATCTACCCCTTCACCTCCGCCAAAGATAATAGAAAGTCCACGGAATCCTTCATCTTCCTTTTCCTCTTCATCATCTTCTTCATCATCTTCATCATCATCATCATCTTCATCTTCATCGTCTTCGTCTTCGTCTTCGTCTTCGTCTTCGTCTTCAGACCAAGTATCTTCAGAACCTAGGGTTTCACCATCTTCTTCATCTTCAGATTCGGATTCTTCAATAACTTGCTTACGCTTATTATTACGAATGCGACGTTTGGTTTTGGGAGACTCGGCTTCTTCTTCACTATCTACATGGAAAGAACTATCACTAGAAGATTCATGGCGAGTACCCTTTGACTCTTTTTGAAGCTTTTTTGCGATTTTCTTTTCAGCTTTGATAGCTGCTTTGCGTTTAGGACGAACAGCTTCTTCTTTTTTAGATTTTCCTTTTGATTTACTTTTAAGACCTTTACGTTTGTTAACGCGTTCATCATCAGTTGATTCATAACTTTTTTCAGAATCAGAATCATAATTAATCAACCCTTTTACATTACCATAATCATCAACGTCATCGTCTTGATCTTTAGGACCACCGCGTTTTTTCTTAGGATCAGTATTTTTCTTGGTGTTGTTATCACGGTTCATTCTATTCTTAGCCATTGTATCTAAAAGTTACTATCACTGCGAGTTTAAACTATTTTGCTGAAAATCAATTTTTTGTTATAGGGTAACAAAAAATTGCTATTTTTATTTATTTACTTTATTTATTTACGATTACGACGGGTATTTTTGCGGTGTTTGCGAGTAGAAGCGCTACGACGAGTCACGTTACGTACAGCCATATTGGCGTGTTTGACAACAGAACTACCAACATTATTCACTGCAGCTAAACCTTGGTCAACAATACGACCTGAGCGGGTGAATAAAGAGTTACTAACATTACGAGTTGCGGCCAAGAGGTGGTGAACGGGAGCATATACGCGTGAAAAAAGTTTTTTGCTACTACGAGATTTGCGCGCCATTTTTTCTGTTAGAGGGGGGATATTTTTTTTATGCCGTTGTTAAGGGCACTAAACGGTTCATTGGAGCATTAGACCGAAGGTCTAATGTTTTCCAGAATATCTGGAAAACATTAGATATCACAGTAAGGACTTTCCAAAATGATAAAGAATCGTTAAAACGATATTTTGGAAAGCCTTACTTCGGTCTAAACAACCAAGTCTCTTAAATCCATCAAACCATATCTCGCCTTAGCAGTCATACTGACTGGACGATTATCAATAAACTCATTCAACATTCCCTTTAACACATTATTAAGGTCACCCTTGATGGCTGAGAAGAAACGCGGAGAACGGTCGCGCAAACTTTGTGTCAGCCGGGTAAGACAATCAATAAACTCTTCCACAGTTTTATTTCTGTCTGGTAAAACTGCCTGTTCCATCAATGAATCATTCACCTTTTGTACCATCGCCAATAGTTGTTCACGAGTCAACGCATTCAAACTTGCTAGTTCAGAAATGAAATGACCGTATCCCATACGATGTTGACGTTTTTGAATACTTTTTCCTTTATTTTCTTCAGAACTACTTTCTTCCACATCTTTAAAGACATTTAGAAACTCTTTGTGATAACGATTGATTTCTTCATACATCACTGGATACTTGTGTGCGATTTCCGCAATCAGTTTCGCAAACAAACCACAATACAATTCTTCAATCGTTGCTTTTAGAAATACCTTTTCCACAAAATCACGAATAAACCCTGTTTCACCACTATCAATGATTTGGTAAATGAAATCTCGTGTATCATCATATGTTTTAGGTGTAAAAGAGTTTAGTTTGTTACCAATGATTTCATTCAAAATCTTATCTTCCAGATTTGCATTAGAGGAAAAGTGGCTTTGATAACGAACAGGTTGCGATGTTGTACTTACTTTTGGACTTTGGTGTGAGCGCATACTCGCATAGGCTGAATTTTCATTAGAAGAACGTTTGGGCAATTGCCCTGCCCCATTTCGCCAACTTGTTGATGAAATACTGTTACCTGAAAAGTTTCGTACTGCTTTTGTATCAGCACCAGATCCTTTACCATGATTTGAACTTGTAGGTACAGGTGATTCCATTTCATGACGAAGATTTGCAATAAGTTTTACCAAAGTATCAGAACCCTTTGTCACTTCACGCATTTCCGTTAAAATCTCTTCTAACTCTTCCTGTATTGGCTTAGTCGCCTTTACAGATTTGGGGACAGACGCAATCAAGGCATAGGACATTTGATTATGTATTGCTTGATTGTTTTAAACAGGTGCGATCAATTTTTTATTTAGCATCCGATGTCTGCCATTAGATGGAGATTGAACTTCAAACCATTTTAGGAATCAACTCAGTCGAACCAATCGAAGAAGGCTTTCTTAGTTGGCCCAAAACTCTTTCCCAGTGTGTACAACGCGCAACACTCTTCAACACTCTTCAACAAACCTGCCGTACAACTTCTCAAGAAATCGAGAGCAAAGAAACTTTTCAACATTTACAAACGATTCAACTAGCCAACAAGGCTCTTGAACCTCTTTTACGTCCTTCTACCACAACGGAGTCAGAGGGGTATTCCCAGGTTTGTTTTCAAGGTACTCCTTGGTCTGGGTTGAACTCTATTCCATTTGCCTTACTTATTCTATCCGTTTACAAATCATACATCGTCCCTTCCTTTGCCATCATTCTTCCTCTTATCAGTTGGCTTCTTCCCTTCCTTTTACTCAAATCTTTTTTTAATATAAATATTTCCTTCAGCGATTACACTTCAATCCTTTGGCGCATGTGGAATGGCCAACCACTTCCCAGAACGCCAGAAGAACTACTCACTCCTGCTCCCGAAATGCCAACAGATACCTTCAGTCAAATGAAGAAACTTGCGCAAAATGGATGGACTCTTTTTACTGTCGGTCAAGCTCTTTGGCAACCCATTCAACAAGCTCGCCATTTCCGTCGACTCGATACTGAATGTCTTGATTTAGGCAAATCTATTCTTGAAGTTCATACAACTTCAAATAAAATGCTTCAAACATGGAAACCTTTTTTTCCTTCTTGGTTTTCGAACTGGATTTCGTTATGCCCTGCCGATCCTCGCCAAGCATTTGCCTTTGTCATCGACAATCCCTTCTGGCTCCCCCATGTCTTTCGCGCCATTCGCCGTTTTGAACTTTTGTTTCATTTTGCAAATCGTTCCGATGTTCACCCCGTTGAATTTGTCAAACACACTACTCCCGTTTTAATGTTAAAGGGATTTGGTGATCCATCCATTCCAACTGAACGACGTGTTCTCAGCTCCCTTTTACTCGACAACAAAACTCAACAACATGCCATTGTGACCGGTCCTAATCGTGGTGGTAAATCCAGTTTTATGCGAGGCATCTTACTCAATGTGAAACTCGCCCATGCCTTTGGTTGTTGTTTTGCCCAAAAAGCACAAATGACTCGCTTTGCTTGGATAGCAGATGGTTTAAAACTTGACGATCGTCCTGGAGAAACCTCAATGTTTGAACGTGAAGTTCAGTTTGCTACCGGCGTTCTCCAAAAAACAAAAGAATCACCTTTTGGGTTGGTTTTATATGACGAACTCTTCCACAGTACGAACCCTCCCGACGCCACCCGCACCAGCGATCTCTTTTGCTCCCAGCTCTGGAAATCTAAACAATGTGTCAGCTTAGTCAGTACACATATTTATAGCTTAGCTCGTCAAGCTCCTTCAAACGTAAAACAGGTTTGTTTGGCGGCATGGAAGACACCGGCAGGCAAATACCGATTCCATTATAAGGCGCAAAAGGGGATTTGTGAAGTGAGTAGTGTAGATTTAATGTTGAAACAGTACGGTTTACTCTAATATGATTTATTGCCCTAATGCGGGATTTTTGAAATCATGAAGGTTCTGTTCTAAGAAGAAATGAACGGGTTGAGTGATTCTCTTACTATTGGTATTTTATTAGTTTTGATTTTCGGCGCTGTTAGTTTTTACTTATACAGTCGCTTGAGTCAAAATGAAAAACGAGTAAGTCTTTTGGAAAACCTCCTTTTAACTTTGAAGATGAATACTGAAGCAAGTTTGGAAGGACATGATATGGTGGAATCTATGGGAGGTCCGGTTCATCTTTCTGCGGATGATATTGAAAGTGTTCATGAAGAAGACTATGCTGAAATGTTGAAGGATATTCCTAATAAAACAAACCCTTCTTTTACTGAAACAAACACAAAAAATGCCGAAACAAAAACAAAAGTGGATGAAGTCGCAAGCGCTGCCCGAAACACCTCTCGCGATGAAGTCGCAAGCGCTGCCCGAAACACCTCTCGCGATGAAGTCGCAAGCGCTGAAGAAGATGCTGAAGATCTTCTCCGGTCTATGGAGGACATAAATAACACTCATTCCATGGATGTTAATTATGAATCTATGAGTGTCAAGGAACTCCGTGTACTTGCTAAAGAACGCAACATTACCGGCATACCACAAAATAAATCTGCCATTATTGATTTGTTGAAGAAAAAAGGTGGGGCACTTCCATCTGCCATAACCCCTTTAACTGAACAAGAAGGTGAGCTTGACGGCGCAAAACATGAAACGGGTTATACCATTGAAGAGTTATAAATATGATTGAAATACCGTTAACTGGTATATTTAAAAACGCTTACTATGAACTAGTGCTTTACAGTAATGTTTTCCAGAATATCTGGAAAACATTAAATATCTTAAAAAAGGCATTCAACGATAGATGGATGCCAACGGATTCAGAGAGGCTCAAAGCCCCTGGTTTTTTACACAACCCCCACAGTACCTCATTGAAACCCGTGTGAATAAAGTTGCGATTCCCCGCAAAGATACTGCCCCAACTCCTGATAACCGTTTTCCTGGTTGGGCTGCTCCTATGAGTGATGGACGTATTATGACTGATTATCGTTCCCACTGTGCCGTGAATCTTCCCACAGGAACACAATACGCAAGTCGCCAATTCATGATACACAATGCCGATTCTCTTATAAGTCAAAGTCGTAAACGCACAGCAGAACGTGCTGGCGCAGGACTCTCCTTTGACTCTCGTACTGATGTTCCTGCTGAACAGTTTGTCAAATGTGATAAAGACCAATGCTCTTACATGAATAATGTAAGTGAAGGGGTTGGTGTAGAACGTTTGGATTCTGTTCCTGCTTTATTCGGCACCTTTGGTTACTCATCCGCAAGTTGGATGACACCTGCTACACCCTCTATTACAACCAAATTTGAAGGGGGGCGAAATACCATCCGTGGAAACTTCTAAAAAAATCTAAAGAGAAACATTCTTTATCATAGTAAGGATTCTCCAAATTATCATTAAACGATATTTTGGAGAATCGTAACTTCAAATAGCACACTAAAGACAAACTTCAAAGAGATACATAGTTATGACATCAAAGAGAGTACTCGCTTTTGACATAGGTATTAAAAACTTAGCTTGGTGTTGTGGTGACATTTCCACATCAAATGGTACAAAACATTGTATGGTTCGTGGGTGGGCAAATGAGAATTTAGTAACAGGAGGAACCGCTGAAACCGATAAGGAAGCCAACAAATGTAGTTTATGTCACCACAAGGCTGGTTTTTGGCATCAATCTACTGGCACAGGGTATTGTGTTCGTCACTGTCCTCCTTTGACACCTGCCTTGCGCGATCTGAGTGGAAACCTGTTAAAAAAGATTCCCAAAATCAACCTCCTGCGCGAGTTGGTTGACAAAGAGAAAGCTGAAAAAGGAACGAAGAAAAACAAAAATACCATTTTAGCTTTTTTACAAACAAAGTATTGTTTACCCAAACAACCAGGGGTAGCTGTCAAAAAGTTGGAGTTAGAGGATATTCATAACGCGATTCAAGACATGGTTTCAAAACACGCATCCCTCTTTGAAACTTGTGACGAGATTTTGTTGGAAAACCAGCCGGTTTTAAAAAATCCAGTGATGAAGTCGGTTCAGATGATGTTGTTCGCAACTCTGCGAGATTTATTGGAAGGACCACCTAAGATTCGTTTGGTACATGCGGGACGAAAAACAGAAGGCGCCACAGCGGGTGATGAAGGGTATTCAGAACGTAAATCTATGTCTGAAAATCGTGTGTCACAGGGGTTTCTCAAAGGAACTATTCAAATGGGATGTACTGATGGTCGTAAAATGAGTTGGTTTGAAGCCCAAACGAAAAAAAGCGATTTGGCAGATTGTTTGTCCATGGTTATAGATTGTCCTGTATAGAAGCATAAATAACCACCCCTCTAACACCTTAGAATGACCAATCGCATAGTCTATTATTTTTGTAAAAAGGATTTGAACTTTTCATCAACACGTTGGTGGAATGAATATACCTGCTTACGTATGACCCCATCACATCCACAGTTTCAAGAATATTTCAATTGCTATATACAAAAGGGAACTGTAACCTGTATTGAATATCCACCAGGAAAACACATGAACCGCCATTATGAAGTAGACCAAGTTATACAAAAACATTGGGATTTTCATTCAAATAGGGATCGTATTGTCGTGGTGGAACCTTACGTTCCGCCAAAACGCAAAATGGAATAGTTACTCGCGCGTATAAAAGTTGAGCCTAAAAAGCCACTCGTTTTGGAGAACAGATGGCCGTTAGTATTGCAGATATGGAAAAATTTGCCATTGGAGGAGACAATCTCCGGTTTGATAGCGATATTGGCAATACAATCGATTTAGGTGATATGGGTGATGATTTGGGAATGGGATTACTATCCAACGGAAATTTCAACATAAACATAAACAAAGATTCTAGTTCAGGTCGTACAATCAACATTGACACAGCTCCTAGATCTAGTTTTGATATGGGTAGTAACCGTGGTGGTATTAGCATTGAAGCAAGTCCCTTAGAACCTCTTGAACCTATTTCATTGGGTGGTATGGATATGCCGTTAGATATGAATGATTTTGGTTCTAGTGCTCCAACAATCAATATTGTAAGAGAACAATCAAACCCCTTTGGATCTTCTTCTCCTCCTATTCATTTATCATCTGCTCGTGATCCTGAAGCAGAACGTAAAGAAAAAAGTGACTTAATCAACAAACTTCAACGTTTAGAACAACGTGGCTTTCCTGTGAGTCGCAAATTCACATTGGATAACTCTTTGAGTGAAGTCAAGGATGAATACAACCGTTTATTGGATGCCCGCAACCTTGAAGCATCTTTGAAGTTTCAACGTCAAATGTTGATGGGTGCCATTACAGGTATGGAATGGTTGAACGGTCGTTTTGATCCTTTTGATTTGAAGTTAGAGGGTTGGTCTGAATCTGTTCATGAAAATGTTGAAGACTTTGATGAAATCTTTGAAGAACTTTATGATAAATACAAAGACAAAGGTAAAATGTCTCCTGAAATGCGTTTAGTTATGGCGATTGGTGGTTCTGGTTTTATGATGCATGTAAGTAACACGTTCATGCGTTCTAAGATGCCAAGTATGGATGATGTACTCCGTCGCAATCCTGAACTCGCCCGTCAAATGGCAGCTGCGGCTGCTAACCAAGCTGGACAAGGGTTTGGTAACTTTATGGGTATGGCCATGGGAGTTCCTCAACCCGTCAATGGTGCACCAACAAATGGGTTCCCAGGTAACGGCGGTCCTCCTCCTATGGGTCCTAATCCCTCCACCAATATCCCTATGACACAAAGTGGTGCTTTCTATTCTGCTTCTGGTAGCAACCCAGTGATGAGCTTCCAGCAACCTTTGGTGAGTCCACAGCCTGTTATGAATCAACAGCAACAACAAAAACCAACTACCGTTCGTCGTGAAATGAGTGGTCCAAGTGGCGTGGATGATATTTTAAAGACTTTTGAAGAAGTTCGTCGTGCTGAAATGACTATGAATAACACCGTTGAACCTACAACTGGTTATTCAACGGGTCCTGCGGTTGCCGCAACTATGTCTGGCGCAGTCAGTGTAATGAGTGGAGAAGATATGATGAGTCATGCGGAATCCCAACGTACAGGAAATACTGCACCAGGTCGTCGCCGCAGAAAAGCACAAGCTTCTGTGGGGAATACCATTAGTTTGAATGTATAGATTATGATGATTTGATTTTTTGAATATTTTCAATAGCTTTTTGATACACACTTGACGCCGTTGGCGTCACCTGTGTTTCTTCCTTTTTCTCTTCTTCACCCTTTCCTTCTGCCTGTTGCGCGGCTCTTTGTTTGTCTTGTAAGCGTTTCAAAATCATGGCTTCTTCTGGCGTCAAACCCACAAAACTTTGTTCTTGTGGGTTAGTCATTGGTTCTGCTACACAACTTTTCCACAAACACAACCCTGAATTTTCATTAAATAAATACCCTAATAACAAAATTACAATAAAAGCTAATCCAGCTGCGATAACAATATTACGGGTTGCCACAAACAATACGGCGAATAAAAAGAAACGACGAACCATAGGTTGACTCAAAAACTTTTCTTGTTCTTTACTTATTTCTAACGATAGGAAACGACCACCTAAATTTAATAATAACATCATAAGACCAATGAAATAGGGATTGGTGTTGATGCTGGTCATGAGAACATCTAATGGGTTCATGACGGGAATCTGTGGAATCATTCCTGCGATGGCCGGAACTGCTGCGTTCATCTGCTTAGGTCTTGTTAATAAAAAATAAAACATCCGCTCCTAACGTTACATATGCCAAGGCTGCCATGATACCCACTGATGGACACCAATAGGCTGACAATAAAACCAATACGAGCAATGACATACGTGTTAAAGGGATGGAATAAGCTTCCACTAAAGCTGGTGGAAATGGAGTTTCTAGACTTGTTCCAAGTAAAACATTGAAGATAAAGAGTAAAATCGCAACGGAGAGACGTAAATATTTGTCGATTTCATCCGTCGGTTTTAGAATATCAGTCCAAGACATTTCTAAGGTTGTATAAGTTTATTTTGAAGTTCTTCCAGTTCCATTTTGGTTATCATCTTGAACAGCAAAAGTGGAAATACGATCTTGGATGATACGACGGGGATTTTCATGAAGCACCCGTTCGACAAACCAACGATGGCCTTGAACTTTTGTTTTCTTCACATTGTCTTGAAAACCTTCCTTTTTCTCTTTTTCATTTTCAAATCCTTCGCCGAAGGTTAGAACTCTGTCAACCCCGAGTTCTTCATCAACAACACCCATTGGTTTTGCTAAAGGGCGATTTGACCATGTCAAGGCAATAGCAATCGCAAACAACAAACCAGGAATCCATCCACCAACTGCCATCACGATGTATAACAAAAGAAGTAAAAGGGCACGTCCGATAGGAGTAGATAACTGCCAACGCCATTCCATTGGGACTTTTTCAGCATAAGAGGCATACAAAACAAGAACAATCATAAACAAACTGTAAAAGAGGTTACTGGATTGTTTTGACCATTCCACAACCATAGTTTGTAACTTGGCACCGCCTACCATTTCCTTTTCCATTCTATCGTTGCGATGTAAATAAAAGTGTTGGTTGCTTAAGTAAACCAAAGCAAGCTTACTTACCGCGATTATCGTTGATTTGTTTATGAAAACAGAGTTAGAAGGAGATGTCTGGATATTTAATACAAGACGCATTTCCGGACACGGCCCTCCAATCGGGTCGTGTTGCCCGAAAAGAAGAAAGAAAACGTGCCAAGCAGTGTAACGGGCCTGCTTTGGCTTTTTTAAAAGGGGGAGGCGAAGGCACTGACTGGCAAGTTGAAGACATACCTTTAACTGCCAATCCAGATCTAGACCGACAACCCTATAAACGAACTCCATTACCCAACGCCATGGGTGGTTATGATGGATTTACAAGCAACCAAACATCTGATAACAAAAAATGGATTCCAAAACCAACAAGTATACACGACGAAGAAGAAAAGGAACTAGTTGCCAATCTTGTTGGTCAACAAGTCAATGACATTATTGGATTGAAATCACAACAAACACTTCCAAAAAACCTTCCTAGAACATCACAACTCCCGGATACACGTAAAGATATGTATGGAAAACCAACCAAATCCTACTTTGGAAAAGGATTAGAGGATTCTTTCGCAGATTTTAGTAAAGCATTAAATGATAATCCGGGCTATACTTTGACAGAACCCATGAATTTGTTTAATGCTCCCACTCAAACACAGAATTCTGCTGACTTTTTGGGTTCATTTGGAGCGGTTGGACTTACCAACTCCCAAGGTAAACCATTCTCTGCAACCCCATCTGTGAATGATGCATGGAAACCTCTCACTTCCCCAGGAGCTCGCACAAGTTTTTATGAATATTTACCACCACCTGCAGGTGAATACCCAACTAGCAGTCAGGACTATGGAGTTTTCAACAAAGATGAAAAGACGGCTCTGTTGAAAAAGTTAGATACCCTTTTTGCTCGGCTAGAAGAAATTGAATCAAAGCGAAATGAAAACTCTCACACTGAAATCAGTTTGTTTGTTCTGAGCGGACTTTTTTTAATTTACGGGATCGACGCTGCACGACGTTTGTAGTCTTTTTACGGGTTCCTCCCGTAAATATTTCTTTAAAACTTTTTGAATATCCTTCAAGTGCTGAAATATTTTTACTTTTCCCATCTTGTATATCAACCAAAATGTTTGAAAAAATACGAAACCATATATTACGAATAGGATCTTCTTTAGGAAATCTTTTTATATCTAAATATAAAAATATTCTTAAATATTCTTCAATGATTTGAATCGATGTCCAATCTTGTTTTCCATGATAAGACTCGTTTTTTTCTAAAGCTTCAAAAAACTCTCTTGATTGCTTTTGAATAGTTTCACTTGAAAATGTTGTTTTTATAAATTTTAAAGGATTGACCTTTGGAAAATTATCTGAAATTTCTTTTATAATTTCTATTTTATTCTTCACAATATCTAACATCTCAGTTAACATTTCTTTTACAAAATCATTTGGTGCCTGTTCTTTTTTAACAATCCTTTCTAAATCAATAACTGTCTCATCTTTCATAGCATTTATGTATTTATCAATTTCGTTTCTTACATCTTCGCCATTTGTAGCGTGTTCAACCTTCGTAGCTTCTTCAACCTTTTTTGGTTCTTCAACCTTTTGTTCTTCAACCTTTTTTGGTTCTTCAACCTTTTGTTCTTCAACCTTTTGTTCTTCAACCTTTTGTTCTTCAACCTTTTTTGGTTCTTCAGCCTTTTTAACTTCTTCAGACACTGTTTTTTTGATTAAATCCTCATTTTCTTCAACTACTGATTCTTCTTCAATAATTTGTGGTTGAACATCTGCGGATAACAAATAACCAACTGCGTTGTTAAATAAATACTTACGATAGGCATCAAATACATTTTGTAAAAATATGCTGATTTCCCGTGCTTCCTTATTTGTCATAAGCGAAAGAGTATTTGTTCCATCAAGATTAATAAACAAACGCCAAAAGGAAAACCATGATTCTTTATTTTCAGGTTTTTGTATAAACTCTTTCACAAATGAACGACCGACTTTGAAGATGCGATTGAAGATTTCTTTTTCGTCAGGAGTAAAACGTAAGGCTTGAATATCCCCTTTAACTGAATCATCCACGAAACGAACAATATGGCCTGAAGAAAGTGTTCTAGTTGAAGATACTTCAATATCATCCAGATTTATAACCGATTTTGTATTTGTATTTATATTTGTATTTGTGATAGAGATAATAGATTTACTGTTATTTTCTTGTTCTTCTTCAACTTCTGTAACAGGAACAAATACAGAGTGTTTCGATTGTAATAATGTTGTAAAAAACAAAATAGGATTTGTATCCTTTTGAAGTAATGTTTGAAGTGTTTCAGGCCCAAGTTCCCCTCCAGAAGATGCAAAAAAATATATTTGTTCGATTGGAATATTCTCTAAGGTCTGACCTTTTAAAAAGTGAAAAACCCCTTTAACAGGTACAACGGGTAAAACTTTAAGAACCTGTGGTTGAAGTTTGTTTTCTTCATAAATAGGTCCTATAGATTTTCCAATCTCGAGTAAGAGGGTATGTTTTTGTAAATAGTTTGGAATCTTATCAACTGTTATTTTGCGAAATGGTTCTATATTCTTCAAATCCCCACCCTTTTGCTTTTCTAAAGAGCCTCCACCTTTGTATTCTATCATATCCATTTTTTGTGGTGGAAGAGAAAGTAAACTTTCTGGTGCTTGACTGCTATCCAAACTACCCCCTCCTTGAAAAACTTTCATTGGAGCTAGTATATCTGGTTGTTGAAGGTTGTCTCCCATTCTACAAATACGAATAAATAAAGAGGCCTAAGATTTCCGGGAATCATATCATAGCAACAATGGAACAACCTCCCACAACAACACCCGATACACAAACTCGTAAGCGTAAAATCCACTGTAAGCAAGAACTGATTATTCAAAGTCTTCAACGCTTTTATTCCACACGTGAAGATATTAACGAAATTGTTCAACATCTCCAAGGAACTTCCGATATTAGTCTCCGGTTGATTGATTGGTTTGTCACAAACTATTCTCGAACCCACAATACCTCTTACATTTTAAATAGTCAGGAGTTTGTTGTGTATACCAACTATAAAAATCAATTAAAAGCCTACAGTAAAAAGTTATTTGATCCATTTTGTCGTCGCGAACGTATTTTGTTCCAAATCCCAGAACATGAAGCATTTTTAACAACTGTTGGAAAACTCAACTTTTTCCGTTGGGCGATTGAAAAAGGGGTATTGGATTACATTAAGGGACATCAACCAGAGATTGAACGTGAAATGAACCAAGCCATGCGCGAACAGGCAAAGACACGTACTGGAACAACACCAACATCTCGTGGTGATTCGCAAAAATCTGATGTATCCTACGAATCTGTTGCAACATCTGTTTTATCCACGAACAGTGGAACACGCAAACGAACAAGTCATCGTGAACCTTCCGCCATTAAACTTTTACAAAAACATGATTGTCCTATTGAAATGCGATTTGACTAGAGAAAACCAAACCTTAGCTAAAGAAGTTGTTAAAACTGTGAGTTTTAACCATGTTTAAACTACAATATTAAAAATATTGTAGTTTTCAGTATGAGTTCCTGGGGAGCTTCCGCAAAAACACCGTTGAAAAAAAAACCAGATGGATATTTCTTTCAACCATCGAATCCTGATATTTGTTCTTTATTGAATGAGTATTTTGAGAAATGTTTATTTGTTAAACAAAAAAACAAAACCTTGTATCTTCAAGAAAACTCTTTGGAATCCGGATTCAAACTTATACAAAACATCTTTATGAGACCTGAGTTTGTTGAATATGTGGATATGCCAAACCCCTATTACACATCCTTTGATAAAACAGTAATAAATGTGACAGGTGATTTAGAGTTTCAACGAAATTTTGCTACAAATCTTTTTGTTTTACGCAACGATATGCGAAATACGATTCAAGTTCTTCATGAAGGTCTTCCTGACAAGTTTGATGTTGGTGTGTATATTGATTCTACAAAATCACTTCCCATTGACAATTATATTTCCCTCTTACACAAACTAACAAAAGGAATCCCTTTACAAATCTTTATTATGTCGAACAATCCAAAAGCAATTAAAGAATTTCAAGATGCCATCGTAAGATATCAACTACCATGGAATCTGTATCATACTGGAGAAGGTAAACAAACATTATCTAAAAAAGTCCAAGCGATTGAACTTTTGTCCGAAATTGAAATCATGAAACATGCGCGAATTGTTATATGTGGTGCCTCCACAAGTATGGGTAAGTTCTTATATCGTATTTGCGACCATGTGGATAACTTTTTAGGGATTGAGCCTTTATAAGGGGAGTTACCTGTACCATATTGATGCGAAAGCATCAAACGGCATTGTAAATAAGTGCCCTTGGCAGTTATTTATACCAAGCCTGACTATCATTTATTTTTGGGCGCATGATTTCAAATGCATTTAAACTATCAATCTGGTTATCTTCCGCATATTGGGGAGGCAACCAGCGACTTTGAACTTCTCGTTGTAAAAGTTTTTGGGATTCGCGAACACCACGATCCACAACATCTTCTGTAACAGCCGAACGAAGTTCACGTACCACATTACGTGAATCTCCCGCTACATCAAACTTTTCAAAATATGAGTTTTGACTTAAGGAATCCACCTGTAACTGTTTCTGCTGCTGTAAAAGGGTTTGATAAAACTGTTTTTGTGTAGCTATTTCATTACGAATGCTATTATAACTGCGCTGGTCAGGCGCAATTGCCAGTTGTTGGGTTAGTTGTTGAATGCTCGCCAATGTTTTGGAAATCTTGGTTTGGACTTGAGATGCCTGTTGCACATCACCCTTTTGCTGACCTTGTGCATTATATTTGGGTGCTTGTTGTAGATTTTCACGATAGAGTCGGGAAGGTGTCGGATTCATATCTTGAACTCGCTCGGTTGATTCAACATCACGTAAGGCATTTGTTAAAGAAGGTGCATCTGTTTGCCAATGTTCAACAAGACGACTATTTGTTGTATCAAATACATTTTGCTCACGACGACTTCGTATCGTAAGTTGTGGAACTAAGTTGGTTGGTTCAAATGGTATTGGGAATGGTTGCATTTTCTAAGGCAGGTGAAAATATCTTTCATCGAAAACCGAACTAAAGCACACAATAGTAAATGGGTAGAATGTTTATTGTTCCATATGTTCTTGAAGATTATAAAAAAGGCTCATCAGAGTTTTCTGTTCGCACTCTTTGGCTCTTCATGACACAAAATGGAACTGCTCTTTGGGAAACGGATGAAAAAGGAAAGTTATCCAATGAATTTGTTGTGCGCGAATATTTACATGCGAATGGATTTTATGGAAAAGTAATTTGCGTGAAGAAGAATACTCTTTTTTTTCAAGTGGATACCCAAAAAACAAATATGGATACCTTTTACATCTGGACGGATGATAATCTAACAGAAGATTCCGAAGTATGGCGTCCATTTTTCTGGGTTGGTAGAGCAAAAGCTGATGAACTGAATGAAGAATCTTGGGGATGGAAAGAACAAGCACAAACAACTCAGTTGGGTCATTTTGGTACCTTGGATACAATCTGGAATATTGTTTTGGCGGTCTAAGCCCCCCTCGCGAAAACAATATAGACAGATGCAACATCAATATCCTCGTAATCGCACAAGACGTGCATCCCCTTCTCCTACTCAACCCCAACTCCAAGGAGACCAACTTCCTTCTTACGGCGAAAACAGTGGACTTGAACAATTTTTGAATCTAAATGCAAGCGAAGCTTACAAACGTCCTTGGCATCGTTTAGAACGAGGACTCCGTTTGAATCGTTTGCGCAAATTTATTGATGCTGAAACTACTCGCATGAATCTTTCTGAAGCAGATCGTGATATGTTAACGAATATACTTCATCGTGCCCTCGATGCAAAACTTTTGAATTCAAAAACAGCTGTGATTTACAGTTCTGAAACAGAAGAAATTCAAGAAATAAAAGGATTGATTTATCATAAAACAGCTGATGGGCGTGTGATTTCAAAGTTGGTAGAAAAGAAAACGAGTCTAACTTTGCGCAGAAAAAAAATTGATGATTCACCACAAACAAATAGTACAACAGCAGATCAGACAACAAATGGAGGACCTTAAACACCACCTTTTACACGAAACAAAAAAAGAAAAAATCAAGAATATGTTCCATACAGTTTGTGAATTTCTAAACACTATGGAACAAATCTATCCCGTACCCGCACATCAAAAACTTTTGGATACATGGGAAAGTGAAATCAGACAACAATGGGAAGATACATTTGACGAGGATAAACCAAGTCGTAAGGCACAACAAGTATTTGAAGCTGTTCTTGCTTTTCGTCGCGAAGTTCATGAAGCTGCTATATTTCAGGACAAAGAACATACTATCACTACGAATGGATGGTCTTGGCTTTTGACAACACACCAAGTTGAACAAAGAACAGAAGATTGGCACAAAGAAAAATGGGATTTGCTAACGGCAAGTGAAATAGGGGATATTTGGGCAGGTGAACGAACACGCGCACGTCTCGTTATGGCAAAAGTTCCTAATGATAAGACCCCTTTTACATCCCGTCTTGCCGTTTTACGTTCCCAAGGACATGCTATGGATTGGGGAGTTCGTTATGAACCAGTTGTAAAAGATATTTTACAAAATACTCTAGGTATTACCATCACAGACCTTGGTCGCATTCGACACAAAACCATCTCACGACTTGCAGCAAGTCCAGACGGATTAATAACAGAAGGTCCACAAGAACTTCAAGGTCGTCTTGTGGAAATCAAATGTCCTCCTACACGTAAAATCACAGAAGAAGTCCCGTTTGAATATTGGGCACAAATGCAAATCCAAATGGAAGTATGTGACCGTCCTGCCTGCGACTATGTTGAAGTCAAGTTTGAAGAGTTAGAAGCAGACAATCCTGAATGTGAAGGGTGGATAACTCTTGAATCGAATGTCGATACCCAAGAATATCGTTATCAATATCATTCATCCATAACCCCTATAACAAATGAAGGGTATAACCAACTGGAAACTTATGGATGGAAACTTATTCAACTACGTCGCGTAACACAACATCGCGATCCTAGTTGGTTTCAAGGTATTCAAGTAGATTTGAATAAGTTTTGGGATGATGTGGAAGGAGCTCGCTCTGGAACGTGGATACCACCACCTCCCAGAGTTAAACGTATCAAAGAACAAAAATGTCTGATTGTGAATGAATAATCATTTACATAGCCAATGTAGGATTTATATAAATAGCATCAACGAGTTCCGTACGAAGAGCAGAACAGTTATCAGGTGTTCCATGACGAAAGTTATTCGTGCGTTGAAGATAGTTTCCAACTTTTTCAGTTTGTCCCATAAAATCCTTTTGGAAGCATGAACCTGCGCTCATAGTTCCTTCAGTTCCTTTTGTTTTTAAGACATCTGCCAAAGGAGTGTAAGAGGTTGGCGCACCGGCTTCGCCAGGCATTCCACTCGTTAATAATTCAGTCTTCTCAACAACCCCTTTTACCCCAGACATTGAACTTGGCGCATCCGCAAAGTTCTCTTGCCCATAGTTTGCAAAATAACGACCCCAAGAATCTGGTAAAAAGTAAATGTTACGGCGTTCTGAAAGCTGACGGGCGATCGCTAGAACTAATGTGATCATGGCTAACCAACCCAAAAAAGTAAATACTTTTTCCATCTAACGATAGTTGAGTATTTTTTACTTACTAACCTGATGCATACTTCAAAGTAGAGAGCCTTGCCTGGTTTTCGTATTCCTTCTTATTACTTTTATACAAATGTGCGATATCTGGTACAAGTGGATCATTTGGATTGGGATCACATAGTAATGAACAAATACTCAATAAGACTTTTGAAATCGTCAACGCAGGTGACCACTGCGTCTTCAGAATATCCAAACAAATAATGCCAGCACCATTAATATTTGGATGATAAATCTTTGTTGTAAACGTTATCGTTGGACATTTGAATGGATAATCACTTGGAAAGACAATGTTCAACTTGAATACTCCTCCGGCATATGGACTATCACTAGGGCCAAAAATCACGCCTTCCCAACGAAATAAATCACTTTCCTGAATCGGACCCGCAGAACAGTTGTCAGGAGGACTATTCTGGATTTCATATAACTCCCGTTGAATACGTTTGAGTGCCATGTATTGTATAGTTGTAAAAAATCTTTAGCCGGATACTTAATAGAAATGCGTGCTCTCTTTGCTGAATTTATTGGTACATTTGCTCTCTTATCCGCTATTTTGTTCACAGGAAACTGGCTCTGGATTGGTGCAACTTTAGCTCTTGTTGTATACACCATCGGCGGTATCAGTGGTGGCCATGTGAACCCAGCAGTGAGTTTTGCCATGTACATGAAAGGTGTCTTATCTATGAATGAATACCTAATGTACACAGTTGTACAGTTAGCAGGTGCCTTCGCTGCCCTGTATACTTACAGAGCATTAGCATAAACTATGTTGAATGTTTGAGATACAATAATACCCCTATAACTCCCGTGGCAAGCAAAAACTGTTTGGTTTGTTTGCCTTGGCTTTTACTTTCAAACCCTTCTTGCTGTGTGCTGATTAAACGGCGATTACAATCATTTCCTTCGTGATTTCCTGGACGAAATCCATCTGGGCAATGTGTTTTGGGTGCATTCTTCCATTGGTTTGGTAAAAGACTTTTTTCAAATACCCAACGACCCTGGTGAGCAACTCCATTTATCATTTGTATGCTTTCCGGATTTTGAACATAGGATTTACCTGAAGCAGGATTCGTTGGTCTTCCATTTTGATCTCCTATCGGTTTTACTTCAAAACGACATTGTGGATAACCTGAACCAAATACAGCCTCCATCAAAGGTTTTGGATCAAGTGCATCCTTCGCATCCTCCACAATACCCGGTGCTAAACCCTGTAGCCCATATCCAATACTATTCAATCCATTCTTAATTCGTTGACCCAAAGCATCTCCCTTTGGAATACTATCAGTATATTGCCACATTTTTGCTCCATTACTACACGTAAATCCAGTTGGCATCCAAAATCGAACCCCCAACGGTTTAATATCCATACCACGCGTCAACGCACTTGTTGGTTGACCGAATCCAATCGTATCCACATAATACCCAACAGCTTTCACTGAATCTGTTACACTTTGGATTGTATCTCCATCACGTACCCCTATTTCATGCGGTAACGCAATGTTATCCGCAAAACTATAGTCGGGTCCCATGATACCTGGACCTGAAGGTATTTCGGGTGTTGGTAAAATACTATTTCTGTTTTCCAGTCCAACCGACATCTATCTAAAGTTCCGTAAAAGATATTTCCTATGGAACCCTTTCTTTGTATGGCAATCCCAACCATGAACCGTTGGAGCTTTTTGAAGCAAAATCTCCCCCTTTTTCTCTCCCGTCCTGAAGTGTTAGAGGTTGTTATTTGTGACGAAACAGGTGAGGATGTTAAAGAGATTGAAGCATCTCCTCTTCATAATCATCCAAAGCTTCGCTGTTTTACAAATCCAAGTCGTCTTGGTATTTATCACAATAAACGAAAAGCACTCAGTCTCGCCAAAGCTCCATGGGTAGCCGTCGTGGACAGTGATAATAGCTTTCCAGAAAGCTGGTTTGAAGTATTAACGGATTCTATCGATTTGAAGGATGAAAAAAAAATGTATGGAAGTGCTTCTTTTCGTTCTGTAAATCTTGTTACAGGGGATTTACAACAACACTGTGTGCATTTTGAAGATCTAAAACTTAATAAACATACCTGGAATAAAATCATTTCCGTTCCCAAATGGAACTTTTTACTTAATGATGGAAACTGGGTTGTTCATCGCAACGCCATCCAACATCTCCCTGAAGAAGTTCCAAAAGTCTACGAACCTGCTGCAACTTACTGTGACGCAATTTATAGCTTACGCTGTTTCATTCAAGCTGGATATTCTATTTGGTACGTTCCTGAACTCTCTTACATTCACACCGTACACCCTGGCTCCTCTTGGTTAACCCGTGAAAAACCATCCACCATCGCCTTTAACACCACAAACTGGTTTTTATAAAAAGTAAAAATGATTGCTTAAACCTTTTTTTCTTAAAGCAAAAAGGAATGGCAACACTTTTCCCCTCACTTCAAACAAAAAACAAACGAGGACTAAATGAATTCAACTGGGATGACTTTGAAGAAAAAACAGCAAAGTCAAAACAGTCATGTGACAAATGTAGTGATATTGATTGGCAAGACCAAGAGGAGTTAAATATTTGTAAAGCATGTGGAGCGATTGTCGAGCGTCCATTGGATATGGGAGCTGAATATCGTTTCTTTAGCAATGATGACCGTGGTGGCGGTGACCCATGCCGTGTCGGCGCACCTATTGATCCTCGCTTTGCTGATTCATCTTTGGGTACTATTATTCTTGGTGTTGGAACCGGCGGACATAGTACTGCTAGAGCACAAATGATGCGTATCCGTCGCTTTCATACATGGTCTATGTTTCCCTATAAAAAACGCTCCATCCTCCAAGTATTTGAACAAATGACTCTCGCAGCAACTAACCATGGTATTGAACAACGTGTTATTGAAATCGCAAAAGATTTGTATATGCAACTCGTAGAACATTGTGAAAAACGTGGTCTAAGTCGTGCTTCCATTATTGCATCTTGTATATACAGTGCCCTCAAAATGGTTGGCGCTCCTCGTAAACCCAAAGATGTAGCAGATATCTTCCACCTACAAAATGCACAGTTTACAAAAGCATTCAAAGATTTCCAATGCGTTCTTGCAATGGCGAAGCAAAAGGGAATGCTCTCTGAATCTACCATTATTCCTTCCCAACTCAAAACAACTCATGCCGCAGATTACATTGCCTTTCCACTCAGTAAACTTTCAGTTTCACGTACCGATATGGAAATGATTCGTCAAACCGCTGTCAAAGTTGCCGAATTTGCTGAAAAAGAAGAGTTGAGCAAAGAGAATATGCCACCCTCTTTAGCATCCGCAGTAATCGCATTTGTCATTAGTCATTTTAAATATGAAACGATTACAACTGCTGATATCGCAGTAGCCTGTGATGTAAGTGAAGGTACACTACTCAAGTGTCTCCGACGTCTAGAACAATCTGAAGAGATGTTGCGTGATTGTTTTCCTAATAAGAAATAGTATGGGTGCTTTTGGCTCCAAGGATTCAAGTTCATCTCCAGAACGTTATATGGAGCGTGCAAGAGAAGTCCAAGAACTTCCTAACAAAATACTTCACATTCTTTTTTCACAAACCGATTTTAAAGATATATTGGCACTCTCCTCCATCGAAGCATGTCCCTCTTACATTTTTACAACTGCTTCTGCCTTAGAAACTCTTTTCCAAAAACTTGATATAAATCCTTTAGCAGGAAAAGGTGGTGAAATTCTATTTGCCCCTGTATCACGTTTAGCTCCAGGTATAGTTCCCCAAAAAGAATCAAGTATAGAACTTGTCGAACGAACCAAACGTCGTAATGAAGTTTGTTTGAGTGTTGCTTTTTTTTATGTTCGTGTTTTTCAAATCTACGCAGCTCTTGCATTGACTGTTATGAATACAAGTCCTGTTCGTAGAAGTTTGTATATTCGTCAAAAACAAACCACAAGAAAAGCAGGACCACAACCTGCTCCATTTATGGGTGGAGCAAAACGACGCGGTATTCGCGAACAAAAAGAAGAATCCTCAAAATGGAGAACCCAGTATTACGAAGTTCTACGCTCACCATTTAAAGTTTTAGAAAACTATTTCCGCTTTAAAAAAACTGATTCTACAAACAAAACTTTACTTCATTTTTCTGCTTTTGTATCTCCGTATGGCGAGTTTGATATTGAATGGGACCCAACAAAAGATACACTTATTGGAGTGTATACCGATAAAAAAAGAAAAGTAGTATCTCCACATATTTTAGTTAATGTTGAAATCATAAAACGAGCAGGTAATGAAGAAGAAGCTGTTTTAAAATTTAATAATACAGATATTATCACATTTGAATCTTCACAAACACAAGGATGGATTGTGGAAAATGAAAACACACAGGAGCAAAAGGATCGTTTTTTTGCCAATGCGATTGATAAATTTTTTGAAGAATTTCGTGAAGCACTTGATGAAGGACGTCCTATTCCTAAAACAAAACCAACTGGTCAGGCTGCTTTGGGACCGTCCTCTAGCAAATCCCCCTTTTACGCATTTGAAGATTTGAAGAAGATTTTTGAAACTTACCACAAAGGTGATCCAAAACTTAGTGAGTTTCCTAAAGCATATTGTATTGCCCGTGCGATGACCCTTCTCAATCCAATCTTCAATGAAGAACGTTTAGATGCGAGTCAACCATTCCGTTCTTCTATTTGTAATAAAGAACAAGATTTGGAATCATTAAAGTTTATGCCACGCGCAGGAACATATGCCAACACAAATCTATACTTTCGCTCCTTGGTTGCCTTGTCATATGAAGGTTATGAATATAATAACAAAGAAGTTAACTTGATTCAATCAATCACATCTGCAGCCCTTTTACAAGATATTAGTCGTCGTCTCGCAACCCTCTATAACATTCCTGGCGATGAAGCTGTTCGTAAATCCTTTTTAACATCCCGTATCGCCTTCAAAGATTTTGAACTTTGTGGAAAACAACAAGTCACTATCACCTTTTTAAATCAAGAGTTTCGCAAAAAGTTTCAAAGTGATATTGTTATGCCTATGTTAAAATTTCAAGAAGAACACAACAAAAAGGTTGAAGAAATCCTAAAACGTTTATTTACTATGAAAGATGGTCAGTTAAAATTTTCTACAATAATTTCCAAACAAGGTATCTCTGCGATTAACGAAATAGCACATGAAGCATTCAAAGTTTTAACAAACTATTATATTAAGTCTGAAGCATATTATTTAAAAGGTATTATAACACTTCAAAATAATCGCGGAAAGGATTATTTTACATTTACAACATAAAATAAATAATAAAATCATAAACACAATACAGGAAAATCAGAACTTAGAAAGTTTGTTGATAGATTGTATGTTATGATTTGAAACGAAGAATCCCGCGCCCATCCTGTCGAACCATCTGGACATCCCGCAGAAAGTAAAATGCCAAATGGACCTACCGCAGAAAACTGGTCAACCGCAATCGCATTCCCACTTACAATAATACCAATCCCTAATCCATCAGGTATGCTGGTGTGAAATGTATTCCATACGGCAACAATACCCGCTGGAAGTTGCCACATACTTACCTCCCGAAATGGACCATCCTCCGTCCAAATATCCTTCCCTTTTACACAATGTAACCACTTTTTCTTATCCGTTATCAATGTACATGTAATATTTTTAGTAGCAAATGAAGAAGCAATAGGAAGCATCATAGGTCTCTTTTTCATCCAATATGTATTTTGTATTGCTGGTGGGATTTTTATTTGAAACCCTTCCCATAAAATCAAATGAGGTGGCATTGGTGGAGTTATAGTATTATGAATAGTTGCCAATAACCATCTTCCGATTCCCTTCTTACGAAACGCTGGATGAACACAAAAAAAATCAACCATTCCCGCCTTTTCCCACACAACATTCTGAATATGTAACTTTGTTAGCCAGCGACGAACAACAGTTCCAACAATCTCATGAGTTTGTTTATGAACAATAAGAAACACCTCCCAACTATTATCTGCTATACAACTCTGAATATGACTTATTGGAACATAGCATTTACATACATTTGACTGTACAAAATACCGTGTCCAAAACTGACTTATTGAACCAGCATGTTCCTCTTTTCCACGAAATAATGAATATCCTAATATTGGTTGAAAAGGCGCAACATATTGGTCTATTTGAATCAAACGAGGGGCTTCTTCATTCCACCATATTCCTAAACGATCTGACCATCCAGGTGCGCACGGGTTATTAAGCCAAAAGCTTCCTGCCATCTAAAATTGATTTACACCATTTGCTTAACCTAAAAAATAAACGCATTTAACAAAAACAATATGTCCCTTTCTTCAAATCTTCCTGTCGAATATCGTAACCTTAAAGTTGAAATACCCCCCTTAAACTTTGAAACTATCAATTTTGAAAGCATCATGGAAGAAAAACACAAACCTAATCGTTGTTGCTTCAACGGATGTAAAAAGAAACTCGTTCTAACTGACTTTGCCTGTAAATGTGGAAAAATCCATTGCTCTGCCCATCGTATTCCAGAAATCCATAACTGTACATTTGACTTCAAACAAAATCACCAACAAAACCTTTTACACCATATGAGCACAGCTGTCATTGCTTCAAAGGTTGATACTATTTAGAATGACAAACTTCAATATTCAACCATTGATTTACGGAACATATATGGCATCTGTTGATGTCTTCATGCTTGGACTGTTAAAGGCGATTAGCTTAGGATGGGTGAATAAGGTCGCAATTTTTTTACCAACATTACTCTACGCCATGCAACCTTGGGTCTTTTTATCTTCACTGAAGTTTGAAAGTTTAACCGTCATGAACCTCTTATGGGACGTACTAAGCGATTTGTTTGTCACCATCACCGGTTTATATTTCTTCAATGAAAAACTGAAAAGCTCACAAATGATTGGAGTTGCTTTTGCCTTTGTTGCGGTTTTCTTTTTGACATGTGGTGATGTTTGTGGATTCTAAATAAATAATAAAAATGATTTCAACAATCTTTTCGTATTTTGTTATAGGGAAAATATGGAACCAATCGAAGCTACCCGTGAAATATATAGAACTATTCATAAATATAAATCAGAAACCAAATACGAAGATATTGAACGACTTGTGAACTACGGTGCGCATTTATCCAATATCCCTTTAACACATAATGTCCCTCTTTGTTTCGCCATGGCGAATAAATGTTCCCCTAAGATTGTTCGTTTATTCGCAGAAAAAGGTGGGGTTGATCATAAGTTTAGAACAACATATAATCGTGGATTTAGTATTCACGTTGAAGATTTTCAAGATGATTTTGGATGTGTTATTTATTCAAATATATGGAATACATTATTTATTATGTATCATACATGTATGCGAACAAATGAGGAAAAAAATCAATTGTGTGAATATTTCTTTAACAATGGAACTTTTAAGAAAAAATTTTATTTTCCTCCCGATACAGAACCTATAATAAATTCTAAAATATTACAGCATATTGAACTTATTAAAGAATACTGTAACATTGTAAATATTTATGAGGATGAAATAAAAAATGGTAAATTAGAATTTCCTGATGATATATTTAATTTAGAACAATGTAATGATGATGATGAAAGTGAATATGAGTGGTTTTATTCAGATCTTGAAAAAGAAGGATATGTGTTTGTGGACGATGAAGAATGGTGCCGTATACAAATAAATGAAGATGAAGATTTCAAGCAGTTTTTAAAAGAAAAAGGTATTGTAATAGAATGAATAACTTTATTAGAAATCATACAACCTTATCACAAGTTATGAGTAAAATAAAAAACTCATATAATAAAACTCGAAAAAATAAATAAAAATGATTTCAAAATCTGTTATTCTCTTGAGTAAAATGTTGAAGAGAATAATGAAGACAACTAATAAAATGCCACGCCTTGAAGACTTTCCAGGATTTGTTGTGCGCAAAGGTTATTCCCTCACTTCGTTTAATCCATTTGAAGATGAAGTGAAGAATGATGAAGGTGAAGGTGAAGAATCCCCCTCTAACACAAAAAACAAAAAACAGTTTCTTGTGGAAAATGTATTAGACGCACCAAAACCCAAAGCTCGTTTGGAAGGTGAAGTAAGTGCCAAAGGGGCGTTGGATGCGATTGATGATAATATCAAAGAAGAAAGTTTTGTTTCCCTCTTTCCCCAATCCAGACCACAGCCAACTGAAAGTATTGAGTTTGACGCAGAACTCCGACGCCATATGACATTTGCCATGATTCAACCACGCGACAAAGAAGGAAAACGTTTGTTGTACAGACACCCCAAACTCCCAACTGTTGGAACAGATAAAAAAAATCCATATTTCGTATTGGTTGGTCAATCAGATTTGAGCGCCACAGCCTACCTTTTACAGTTTGATGGCGGTGCCAATCCCAATCCAGGTCCCGCAAGTTCTGGAGCTGTTCTATGGAGTCCATTGGGTATTGATGGAAAACGTACTGTCCTATTTGAACGTGGAAAGTTTCTAGGAAAAGCAACGAATAACATAGCAGAAGTTCAAGGATTACTTGTGGGTCTACAAATTGCCGCAACAAGGGGAGCAAGAGAGTTGTTGATTGAAGGTGATTCTGAGTTGATTGTTTATCAACAAACAGGTAAATATAAAGTTACTAACCAAAATCTCAAACGATGGTGGGCAGAAATCCAAGCAGCCATGATGGATGAAACTGCTTTTGATTGGGTCGCAATACGCCAAGTGCCTCGTGAACAAAATCAACGGGCAGATAGTATTACAAAAGAAGTGTTAGACAGAAAAGAAGGATTTACACGGGCTTAATAATAAAATTGATTCTTTTGTTTTTAATACGATTTTAAAAACAAAAGAATGATTCCACAAACTTTTAAAAAAGTCAATGTTCGCTCATTTCAAATAATGAAATATTTTCAAACGCCACAAAAAGTATCCCCAGGTCGTTGGACTATTGAAACATGTCAGAAAAAAATCTTTACAAAAACGGATTACTCAAATGAAGATCATTGTGGTATCTGTGATAAAAAAATGGAAACATATGAAGAACTCTATCCAGCACAAGTTCAAGAAGAAGATGATGAAACTTTCAAATACTATCTTATTTAGTTACGACGGGGTTTACGACTCTTACGACTCTTACGACTCTTGCGATTTTTACGTTTTCTTTGTGTTTTGGTTTCACGTATTTTGATTGCCTTTTTAAAGCTTTCTGGATTAAACCATTTTACTTTATTTTGTTGAGGTTTTATATTAATCGCAATAGCTTCTTTGGGAACTTCATATCCTTGTTCCACAGCAGAAAATTTTCCAGTGTTGTTCGCAGCTTTTGGAGCAGTTGCCATTCTACTTACATGCTGGATAAATACATTGCCACAATCTTTGGCGACCAACGACCCATGAGTTTATGATCCGAAGGAGAATACCAATCCAACGCATCTTTTTCTCGTTTATCACGCTTCAAACGAGCAAACGCAACGGGATGAGCCCTATACCAATCCAACTCTTGTGTAGCGCGTTGATACTCATTTGGATGGACCAAGGCTTGAAAAATATGGTACTGAAAAAAGTGATTAGGAGGATAATCTTTTTCACGTCCTTGAAAAACTAACCCCGTATGACGCAAACCTTGTACATGACGAACCCGTGCCTCTTCTCCCATTTCTCTTTTTACATTATCCCTTAATAAATCCATCACACTCGCTGATTTATCTCGTAATCCATCCTTACCTTCCATTTGTCCTTTCGGAGGTTCCCATGCTTTTTCTTTAGGATTCTGGCCTGTTCGTTTCACAACTAAAAATTTAGAATAATCAACTTTTTCATCACATTTTGGTTTTTCGTGAATCATACAACAAGCTCGCAGATAAACACGCCAACCTTCGGTAGGATGTTCGACGTAAAAATACTCTTTGACTGGGTCAAATGGAAGGCTTTCAGCACCTCGTAGGAGACCGCGTTGGAAGACATCGTACATCTGTTAAGGCTTTCCAAAATATCGTTAAATAGATATTTTGGATAACAAAAGGTGTTTATGAATTATGCTTTTGTAAAATACAGGTGGTAAAAATATTCTGCGGAAAGTTTCGTCAAATCACTGAATCCATTATATGTCCATCCCGCAGCTTTGGCAAACCCGACAATCGTATTGATATCTTCCATTTTAAAAGTATGACGTTGGCGTCTTACTTTTCCATCATGGAAACGAAAGGTTTCACGGAACTCGGCAGATGGATCATGTAAATCAAACTCGCCAATATATTTGAACTTGTCAAAGGTGACCTCAGATTTTGTGACACGTTCTTTCGAATATTTTTGGAGTGAAAATCCTACCCATGGCGCAGCGGATTCCAACATAGGATCAAATTTGTGTTTATTCACAACTTGTACACATAGTTTGCCCCCAGGTTTTGCCCATAAAAACAAATTCCGGAAGACTGCTTCCTTATCTGCAAAATAGTACACCGTAAAATATGTCATCAACATATGTGTAAACTCGCCACCAGCACAAAGAGATGGATCAATCAAATCTCCTTCCCGCCAATCAATCACACCCTTTTGCTCCTCCGTTAACGTACTTTGTGGAATCACAACATTTTTCGCTTGATCCAACATCGATTTTGATTTATCCACCCCCACTACCTTTTTCACATTCATTTTGGCCAACGCAGCCACCGCAATCCCCGTTCCACACCCTGCGTCAAGTACCTGAAATGTTCGCAAATCTTCTCCTTTTTTCGTCCATTCATGAAGCATTAATCCAATCTCCGCTTGGGTTCGTACGGAACCTTGTGTAAGTTGGTCATACACTCCTGCGTAAAAGGTGTCATAGATTTGATTATTATCCATCCACTGAATCACACCCTTTGACTCATCAACAGCCCCTTGAATATCTGTTTTATTTTCACCCACTTCAAACCCTTCCGAAAGCTGAAATGGTTTGAGTATATTTTGTTCTAATGTTTTTGATAAATATATCAATGTACAAATAATTAAAAAAAGTAAAGCAAAGACAAGGAACTCCATTTATTAGAACAATAGATTTTCATAATGATGTAAAAGTCGCGTTAATTTTTTCCAGAATATCTGGAAAACATTATTTATCATAGTAACAAAATATTTTGGAAAAGCTTATCGCGTTTGAAAGGAGGCTTATGGTTCTTTTATTCAGTAAAAGTAAATGGACGGGAAGGCCAGACTTATTCGAGATACGTCCCATGCTCAAAATAACAGACTACAGCCAATCATTCCAAGGTTTGATTGTGTTCCTCAACTTGATTTCTTACTCGATATGGGACGACCATTACAACGGAAACTTGTCCACACACCTACAACACCAACACCAGCACCCAAACCCAAACCAAAACAAACAGCCGTTCCTGTTCCCTTTAACAGTGTTGCAGCGAATACACTAGAGGTAACTCGTCAACAAGAACAGAATCATAGAGTTTTACCACCACCAATCGTAATACGAGATACAGGTATACCTCCAGAGTTTTCTCGCGCAACCGCCTATGCACCAGTTATAGAACGAACTGAAACTCCACTTCCTCCACCTATTTTACCACAACAAGCAACATTTACATCCAACTCTTCAGGAAGTCAATCAGGATTTCAACCCTTGCCACAAGGAACAGAATATGTAGACCGTACGACTCGCTCTGTAAACTATCCTACCGATATCAAGAAACACTATATTAATATTGATACACGTTACCGACCAAATACTACCACCAATACCACATCAAACTTTCGATGGACGATGGCACGTCCGATCAAAAACTGTATTTCTATTCGCGTTGCAAGTATTGAAATCCCCAATAACTTTTATGCTTTTTCCAAACAAAAAGAAAATCTTAACTTTTTTGTAAAACTATCAGCCAATCCCTCTTACACTGAACTTACAATATCTGAAGGAAACTATTTACCGGCGGAGTTTGAAGAAGAAGTCTTAACACAACTTTTAACAGTTGACCCACATTTCTCCGCACGTATGAACCTTGTCACTGGAAAACTTGAAATTGAAAATCAAGTAAACCCCTTTGACATCAAGTTCCCAACGAATAAAGCACCTACATGTTGGGGATTAGGATATAATATGGGGTTCACATCAACCGAATATACCAATCAAACAATTTTGAAACCAGAGCGTATCGTTGATTTAGTTGGCGATACCTATATCTTTTTACAAATCGGTGATTACGAAGGAATCAAACATGAACGACCCGAAGGTAATATATTGTCCGCCACTGCAAAAATCGTTGTAACTGTTGAAAAGTTTGCCATTTTATTTGATAATGGTTCCAACTTTATTTCCAAAGAAGTTGCCTTTCCTTTACCAATCAATATTTCAGCATTTGATGTTCGTCTCTTTGATACAAATAGTCGTTTTATTGACCTATTAGGAACAAACTATTCATTTACCGTTGAAATCACTGAAATACTTAATTCACGTATGTATTCAAACTTCAATGACCACCTTTTACAAAATAATGATACTACCCGCTAAAATATTTAATAAACAAAGTAAAATAAATGTTTATAAACATTCTTTTTACTCATAACACATAACAAATAACAAATAACAAAAACTGCTTAGATACCAATAGCAGCCATCCATACAGGACTTTGAGCAGAGTTGTAAAGGAACACCATGGTATCTTTAGGAGCGATGTAAGCAACTTCTACATCACTAGTACCATTGTTATATTTCACAAGAATATCATTGTCATCTGCTTCAGATTCTAATGAAGCAATGCTTGGGTCAGCATTGTTCACAATACGAATTACAGCGTTTTCATCGGCTGTAGCAGGAAGCATCACAGAACGATTGCCACTAGGATTGATAAAATGTACTTTACCATTTAACAAACTGGATTGGACACTTTCATAAGAAGCAGAGTTCACTGGGCCGATAAACTGTACATATTTACGTTTTTGCATGGCATCATATAATCCATCAATAGCTTCTTGAACTGTTGAAGAGGTTGTTAAACCGAGTTCATTTGCTACAGATGAATCATTGACTAAGCCACTTGATAAAACAAAGTTGGCAGTATCTTCAGGTACCCAAGCGGCAGTACCACTGGAATGTTTCAACATACTACCAGCAGCACCAATGTGAAGAACATCCAACCCACTTGAAGCATTACCTAACACAATATCACCTTGAGCATACGTCGATTGACCAAGACCACCATAAGCAGTAGCAATTACATCTGCTTGATAAGTACCTGTAGAAACGGTACCTACAGTGTTGATACTTTCTTGACCCACATAAGCAGCATCAATATTCAAAGTATATTCGCCAAAATTGTTACCACTTACAGCAATACGATCCTCAGTTGGTTGTACTAAAATATCAGAGTTGTTAAAGATATCCCAAGTACTACCGTTGAAAACAACAAAGTCACCTACTTTAACATTTAAGTTGCCAGTAGGAGTAGCAATTTGACCGGCAACACCACCGATTTTATAAGCATCACCAGCTTCAATTGGTTTTTCTACTGTTCCCAATGAAGACATTACATAAGGAGTTCCTGTGACAACTGTAATTACATCAACATATTCAAAGGGATTACCAAGATTGGAAATACCTAAATCTACATATTGTTTATTTGCCATATCAGTTGGTTCAGAAGGATTTGCTACACCAATAATAAGGTGACCTGCCATGTTGAGGTTACCAGTCATTACCACAGAACCATCCATTTTGATATAGTTAGTTTCGACAGTTGTAATACGAGCACTCAAGGCATCTTCTGCGTTAGTAGCACGAACAATTTCACCACTCAAGTCGGTACGTAAGACAAGTTCTGCTGCTTCAGCACGAAGAATTTCACCACTTAAATCAGTGCGTAAGACATCTTCTGCGTCTGTTGCACTAGTTACTTGACTTGCTAAGTTACTCGTTAATGTACTTTCTGCTCCAGTAGCACGTATATATTCAGCATCTAAATCATCTGTGGCAGCATCATCTCTGGTTGTGATAGTAGAACGTAATGCAGTATCTAAACTACTCACCGCCGTAACGCGATTTGATACCATAGCATTATAAGCAGCAGCAATAACAATATCTTGTGCACTTGATGCAGATACCTTAGAAGCAAGATTTGTAGTAAGAGTAGCTTCAGCAGCTTCAGCACGATCTTCTTCGTCAAGAATGTTTTCAGAAATATCGTCTTCAGCTCCAGTAGCGCGAACAATTTCACCACTCAAATCAGTACGTATAAGAAGTTCAGCAGCTTTTGCTGCGTCTCTACGAGTTGTGATTGAGTTTACAAGGCTTGCTGTAAAGTTTGCATCATTACCAAGAGAATCGGCAATCTCTTTAAAGGTATCCAATGCTCCAGGAGCACTGTTCACCAAGTTTGTGATTCGTGCATCCATTTCAGCTATTGTTGTGTAATCAACAGAGATTTGATGAATAGCATCATCTAACGCTTCAATCGCAGTTGTGATTTTATCAGCAGACTGGATGTAGTTGGCATCAGTTACGATAGCATAGTTACCAGAAGCATCCAACCCTACAGATGTGAATTCAGTACTGGCTTCAAAATCATAAGAAGAAAGACTGTTCTTAAAATAAACAACGGCGGTTTGTGCGGACATTTTTTTCTAATCATATGACGTAGATTTATATACCAAATCGGATTTTTTGGAAAAACACCCATCTTTTACAGATTTACGTTAGGAATACCACACGGACACATCATAAATGTATTCGGGTATGTGTATTTTTAGGAATAATATACGTTGTGTAATAGTACGTATTGTACATTTTCATTTACATATAAGATGTTACTTGATTTAATAGCTACAGGGGGTTATATTCTGTATTGGTACAACTCTGTTAAAACGCTATTTTGTAAACCATTACTGTGATATTTAATGTTCTCGAGAATATCTGGAGAACATTAAATGTGTCGGAGGATATACAATCTAATGTTTTCCAGAATATCTGGAAAATATTATCTATCATAGTAAGGAGTTTCCAAAATATCGTTTAAACGATATTTTGGAAACCCTTATTACAATCAAGTTATTTGTTTTTATTTTTCTTATTAAAAATATGAAAAATAAAATGTTATTATTATTCTTTTATGCTTAGATACCTACAGCGAACATGTACATGGCATCAACTGCATTCCATACGCAAGAGATTGAATCTTTAGGAGCCAATTCAAGAATTATGTGTTCTACATTACTACCATCCACATAGGCAAGAGTTAAGTTACCATCCGTGTAAACACCGTTGTGAACAATACGGAATACGGAACCGTTCAATACACCAGTTGTGGATTTAGGTAAGTAAATCTTAGGATCGGCAGAACTGTAGTTCACAAACACAACTTTACCAGCTTGGAATTTACCAGAGGTAGAAGCTGCGGCACTGGCAGTTAAATCAGCACTACTTACGATTTCGTGTTGGGCAAACTTACGGATTTGGGTATTGTTATACAAGAAGTCAAGAGCTTCTTGGAGATTTGATTTACCCGCAAAGTTAGTCGTATCGGTTATAGCAACTTTATCTGTTTCTGCGGCAATCCATGCGGCATCTGTACCGTCGGAACGTAAAATAGTTCCAGCAGCACCAACAGCAAGTTTGGAGAGTTTGTTTGAAACATTACCTACCAATAAATCACCTTTGGTATAAGAGGCAAAGTTAGTACCACCATATGTTGTATCCACAACACTAGCTTCCCAAGCACCACTTGTAACGGTACCTACCGTGTTGATACTTGCTTGACCAACATAGGTAGAAGCAATATCTACATAGTAACCATTGTTGGCATCACCAGTTAAAGTGATACGACCAGAAGTTCCTAATACAACTGCGTCGGTGTTATCAATCAAATCCCAACCATTTACTTTGTTGAAAACAACACCATCACCAATGTTTACATAAATAGTGTGCGCACCAGCTCCATACGTAAGATTACCTTGGGCAGTTACACGATAGTAAGCACCTGGACTAATTACATTAAGACTATCAAGATCTAATGGGGCCGCAATAGTACCAACATAATCAAATACAGAACCCAAGTTTGCAACTTTAGTATCCACATACAACTTGTTTGCGGCATCTTGATTGGAAACAGGAGCGGCTACACTGACTACTTTGTGATCAGCCATATCGAGGTCGCCAGTAAAGGCAACAGTACCATCCTTTTTGATGTAACTGGCTTCAATCGTATCCACACGACCATCCAAAGCAACTTCAGCTGCTGTTGCACGGGTCACTTCATCTGCTAAATCATCACGTAAGAGATCTTCATCAGCAGTAGCACGAGTTTCTTCATCTGCTAAATCAGTACGTAAAACACCTTCTGCGGCAGTAGCACGATTCACTTCAGCAGTTACATCAGCCGTCAATACACCTTCAACACCAGTTGCGCGACTAACTTCAGTAGAAATAGCAGTATCAAGTGTATTATAATTACTACTGATTAAATCTGTTAATGTAGTATTTAATCCACTTACAGCAGCAGTGCGGTCAGTAACTTCTTGGCTGATTGCAGTAGTTTGATTATTATCTGCCGTTGTAGAACGAGTCACTTCAGAAGCCAAGTTATTTGTTAAAACTGTTTCGGCACCAGTAGCACGAGTGGTTTCAGCAGATAAAGCAGCAGCTAAATCAGCTTCTACGTCTTCAGCACGACTTTCTTCAGCAGCTAAGTCAGAAGTCAACTGAGCTTCTGCGGCAATAGCGCGTTGAGATTCAGTTGTGATTTGTTGTGAAAGAGTTGCTTTGGCACTGGCATCGTTGTTTAAGGCATCCGCAATTTCTTTCAATGTATCCAAAGCAGCTGGAGCACCACCAATCAAATCTGTGATTTTTTGGTCAGCATACACTATGGTAGCATAGGTATCTCCAATATTTTTGATTTCACCATCAAGAATCACAATAGAATCTTTGATACTTACTGAATTATTGATGTAGTTTGTTCCTGTATAAGGTACAAACTCACCACTTGAAGAAATACCAATAGCTGTTTGAGAGTTGTTCAAACGCTCAATAGAAGAAGCAAGGTTGGTGTTCAAGGTCGCGATGGCCGTCTTTTTCACAGCAGGGGCAGGAATAGGGGCACTCATTTTTTTCTATATCATGTGTCGATTGTTTTCCTAAAATACGAAAAAATGAAAAAATGTAACTTTTTAAGGACAATACACCCAAGTATATCGTCCATTCATATTTTTCCAGATAAAGGAAACTCTTTCCTGGAATAATTCTACAATATCTTCTCCACTGTACGAAACTGTAATAGCATAGTTACCATAGTTTGTTATACGAACCTGCCGGTAATCTTCTTTTATAGATGTCGGAAGGGATGGAAACTCAAATGTTATATTTGTATCAGATGTCAGTGTAAGCATGTGTGTCGGATTATTTCTTAAATAAACTCCTGCTTCTGTTTGCTGGTCGGGAAGTGTAAATATTGGCGAGGCATATAAAAAAGCATGTTGCTCTTCTGGTTTGTTAAAGGTTGTATCATACAAAATACCCGTTGATATTGTATTTGCTCCATTATATTGGTTTAACGTTAGCACATTTGGATTACTTTCATCAATATCCAATAAAAACCCTGTTGATGATACGTTTTCATTCGCAATACGTACCTTTGGAGCAGTTAGCATAGCATTCCCCTTTAACTCCGTATTACTCCATATATTAATTGTACTTTGTTGCCAGGCATACACATTTTTCACAAAGATTCTCTTAAAATAAGCATCGCCATAAGCAGAACCATTTGGACTTGATTTCTTCATTGTATTTCTACATTGGGTTTTACTTTAAGGCTTTCCAAAATATCGTTAAACGATATTTTGGAAACTCCTTACTATGATAGACCAACGGGCATTTGGAATGCCCGTTGGAGCGATCGACTGGCGGACAAAAAACGGGCAATATGCCCGTTTTAATTGCCCGCCGGTCTAAATAATGTTTTCCAGATATTCTGGAAAACATTAAATATGAAGAACACTATTTTACTTTATTTTTTGAAACGCTTCAATTAACTGCTCACGGGTCTGTTCATTTTTTGATTTTTTATATATCATCGAATATGTACGATTATAATGCTGTATCTTTTGTTCCTTCTTTTGTATTGTTTCTTTTATACATTGGATTTCTTCAGATGTTAATGTGTCAAAGGATATATTCATAAACTTCGCTAAAAAACAAAGCTTTCCAAACTTCCCTTTTTCACAGGCCTTTACAGATTGATGAAAAAGTATAGGATTCACATTCTTATGTTTGTCTGGATGCGCATATAATGCAATCTTGTGAAACAAAGCACTCGTACGTACACCCTCTTTTACAGCTTCCTCACCCTCTTTTACAGCTTCCTCACTTTCTTTTACAGCTTTCTCACTTTCTTTTACAGCTTCCTCACCCTCTTTTTCACTCTTTTCACTCTTTTCACTCTCTTCACCTTCTTTTATTACTGTACTCGTTTCCTCTACAGAGGTTTTGTATTCTTCAGGAAAACGTTCAGCAAGTACCTTCATAAACTCATCACGCGATTCCACAAACTCTTTCTTTGTTTTAAAAAACTCTAAATATGTATCATATAACTTTCCAATAAGAACTTCATTTTCGTTTGAAAATAAATCATAATGATCCATTCTTTCTGATTTACTTAATAATTGATTTTTATAAATAAATTATTTAGTAAAGAATATAAATTTTTATTTCATTTTTCTTGTTGAAAAGCGTCGACATGTTTTTGCCTTTCGTGTTTTATTACAACCTGATTTATGTTCATTTAGTTTTTTACATACACTCTCAAACTTTTCTTGATTCACCAACTCTAACTTCTTCTCCAAACAGCAACGGATACGCCATAACTCTTTTTTGGCTGCCTTTGCTCCTTTTTTTATCTTATTATAGCGTGGCTCACATCCATTCCACGCTTCACGCCATTCTTCAAATGGCAAGACTTGTCCTACCACTTTCCAAAATTTCATGTAATAGGGGATTCTTTCTTTTGCGGTCATGTAGTTCCAACGGTTTCGTTCTGCGTCTCCTTTGACTTCATCCTCAGGAGGTGCGTCAGGCATCGGAGTGGAACCATGAATAGCATATGGGTGATTTTCCGCAATACTAAACAAAAAATCCCAACCTTCAAAAGCAGTTCGCACACAACCTTCTTTGACACGTTCTTCATACACCTTTTTCACAGACGCAAACGAAGGATTTGATTCATGTATTAGATTTTGCCCTCTTAGTTTTTCATTTACCATATTATGTATGCGATATACCCACTTCGTTAACTCCTTTTGACTCTTCAAAGCTGGTTCAATCGGTTCTGCTCGTAAATACTCCGTCAAAGAAGCACGACAAAACTTACAAGGCAATACATACGGCAAGAGTTCAAAAAACTCTTTTACTTCTTTTGATTGGGATGGTTCGTATGTAAAACTAATCAAGTGTAATAAACGCCACCCTGAAGGTCCCCAAAACCTTGTGTCCATTTTTCTTTTTCTTTAGAAAAGAAAAATGGCTGATCGCTTTTTTGTCGAAAGACAAAAAATGGAAAAATATTTTTTCTAAAGAAAAAGAAATGCCCTCTATTCTTTTTACGATTGTCTTTGTAATATTTGTTTCATTTATTCTCACAAATATCCCTAACCAATCCAACTTTTCATCATCATACATGATTCCCCTTATAACAGCTTTGTTCACAAAATATACATTAGGTGATTGGGATATTGGTTATCGTTACACAACTCTTGATATTGCCTATTGGCTTACCGTGATTTATGTGAGTTATTTAACCGTAAAGATGCTTAATGCGAAATAAAAAGATATACAAGATGAGTACAGTTTTTGTTACCTTAACAGATTCTTCCTACGCTTGGAAAGCCAAACGGACGATTGAAGAGTTACGTGTAAAAGGGAAATGGGAAGGAGATGTCGTCTTGATTGTTGTGGATTACTCTCCCAACCCTGAAGACTTTCCAAATACAATCATCCACCCTGTTACACATATCGACCATACCCCTCTTTGGGAAACATGGAAGACCTATCCCATCAAAAAAATGGATGACAATCGTCACCATGGTAAAGTATACCAATGGGACAAGTTATATGTATTCTCTGATTTTTTCAAACAATGGGAAAGAGTGGTGTTTATAGACGCAGGTATGCGTATTGTGGATTCTGTAGAACACCTTTTAGCAGTCAAATGGAAAAGTAAGTTTCTCTCTCCAGATGATTCTGAACCATACGATAACGGTAACCGTCTTAAAATCCAATTTGATCTTGAAGCAAATCCCGTTGCGACCCGTAACCTGTTTGAAGATTTTGGCATCGATTGGTTTTCTTCCAAATACTTCCTCAACTGTATCTTCCTTTTTGACACATCTATTCTTGAAGAAAATACAGTTGAAGAGTTGAAGAAAATGATGTATAGATATCCAGTAAGTCTTTGTAATGAAATGGGAATCATGAATCTTTATTTTACAGTCAAACATAAGGTTTGGGAAGCATTTCCAAAACGTACACTTGATGATTCAAAATATTTATTTGGATGGTCTGAGTTCAACTATCGAGAACGACCCAACTGGCAACAATTTTGCTTTTTGAAGTATCCTGCTACTCTTTAGTTGTAAACTCTTTAGTTGTAAACTCTTTAGTTATTAAATCTTTAAGGAGCAATACCATTATAAGCAGCTAATATAACGGATAACGCAGGAACTCCCATCCAGCCTGCTGGACCTGAACTGATAACATTAAAGTTTGTCCCATCACTCTTCAATGTTATACTTGGAGAAGCATTTGTTCCAAACAAAGGAGGAAAAGGCGGAGATACAATATAAGGAATAGGTGGTCCTTCATTATTTGATGCCATAATACCAATTGTTAGTAATGGAGGTCCTGGTAAACGATCCAATGGAAGATTTTTGAAATATATAGTTAGTTCTAACCCAGGATATGCTCTTGCGGACGCTCCAATATTTATATAAAAATTTATAATACTGATTGGTTGAAGATCGGTTCCGGTAGGAAAAAATGGAAAAAATAAACCATCTACATTCAAAAGATTTCCAGAACTATCACGAGCACTCATATCCACGCAATAAAGACCTTGTGTGTATTGAACATTTGGGATATTTAAGTTATATAAGGCAGCGCCAGAAAGATCAGCTCCAGAAAGATCAAATACAGGGAGTATTTCTACAAACTCGGGAACAATTTGTGTAACATTATTATTTCGTTGGGCATATGCACGCTGGACAGATGACATTTTATAATTATAAGAAAGATAAAATTTAATACCAAATACCTTCAAAATAATATTTACTTAACGGTTCTCGTATGTAGACGCTTTGGATATCTGGAGTAGCCAATACGTCTCCACAAAAAACCGCATCTTCCTTTCGTTCATGGTTTTTATCTTCACGGAACTTTACTTTATCCCACATTTCCCTTTTTACAGTACATTGAGAATGGTGTATTAGAGAAGACCAATCCCCCTCTAACACCGCACAACCAGTAGGAGAACGACGTAACTTATTCAACGAAACAGATACTTTTTCATAATTTTGAAATGACGCTTGTAAGTCTTCTTTTTCCAAAAAGGAATGTAAAATGATATCTGTTTCAGGTTGGGTTGAAATCGCAAAGCGAATCGCTTGGATTCGTTGAGGATGCATTTCATCGTCGCAATCAAAAAAAGAAATGTGCGTACATCCTTCAAACTTACACAATGCTGCGGCAATATTACGATTTTCCGCGGCGTTTTGACGATTGCGAAATGTTAAAATCTTCAACGGATATGAATAATGACCATCCAAATACTCCTTTGGCACATCGCTTTGCTCGCAAGAACTAGAAGATACTACCACAAAATCTGGTTTGACTTCTTGTCCTTCAATCGAATCCAAACACCGTTTCAATTTATCCAGATGATATTTGTAACATGGAATCGCAACACCGATTTTCATCTTTCTTGCTACTCTAAAAAATGTTTAGGCATTCCAAATAATATTTTCCAGAATATCTGGAAAATATTATCTATCATAGTAAGGAGAACATTACTTCAGTTATAAGGGTTTCCAAAATATCGTTTTAACGATATTTTGGAAACTCCTTTATTGGATTAATAAGGTTCTCCCTTATCAGTTTATTTATAAACCGATATTTTGGAGGACCTTACTTCAGTTTGATAAATATGGGAATCATAAAAACACTTATTGCGATTCCCGTAAAAAATCCTTTCCAAAATCCTTTTTCATAAAAATATTTCTTCAACTCATCATCCATTCCTTTTTCATAAAAATATTTATTCAACTCGTCGTTCATTCCTTGTTTCTTCTTTTTAAATGAGTTTAGGTATAAACATTCTATAACCATATTTTATAATGAATCGTAAAGAATTATTAAACTTCAAACGGATTCATTTCGAACCAGTTGTATTTGATGATTTACGACGGCAAGCAAAAGAGTTCATTGATACATTCTGGGAAACATATACACCTCCTTTAACTGCCGAAAAAACAATCTGTATTGTCGAACGACGAGAACATAAAAACTTTGATTTCATTTTAAAAAACATGTGTTACTATTGTCCTAAATGGTCAATTACGATTATTTGTAGTAATGAAAACTATATCTATGTAAAAGGGTTGTTACAGGGAAAGCCCGCAACGATTCTACCACTTTTTACTGGATATGGAACACCTGAACAAGGAAAAGAAGAATATAATACCCTTTTACAAACAGAACGATTCTGGAAAGACATTGACGCAGAATGGATTTTAACAGTTGAAATGGATTGTTATTTATTACGTCCTTTACCCAAAGAAATGTTTGACTATGATTATGTGGCTTCGCATTGGGCATGGGATACAACCTCACAAGGTGGTGGTTTATCCTTACGAAAGAAAGAAGCTATGTTACAAATCTGCCGAGAAGGATGTAATATGTATCCTGCGCAAGATCTTTGGGTAAACAACGGGTGTAAACAACTTGCTCTCAAAACACCAAACTATGTTGCTTTTGAAAACTGGTTTGTAGAATCTTGCTATTCTTTTCATCCTGTTGGTGTTCATCAGTTTTGGACATTTTGGGAACCAGAATCTTCTTGTGCTATGAAAGAATATGAATATCATACTCATTTAATGCATTATGATTTATAATTTACATGCCAAATGGTCCCATACTCAAAGGAGCCAAGAAAGGACGTACTGTACTCATAGATTCTTCTTCAGCCTTGCACTTAACTTTTGTAGGTGGGCAGACTGGACGAGGGCAAGGAGCAGGTTGTGGGCAGACCGTTTGTGGTGGGCACTTCACTTCAGGGCAACGAGGACGAGGGCATGGAGGACATAATCCTGCTTCCTTTTTACAGGAACTGTTATCAATAATCACAGGTTGTTGTTTAGGAATACTGCTCTTCAATACATACTTACTCAAGTCAGGGACAGGTGGGCATTCCGTTTTTAACATATAGTTTGTCATATCGGGGCATGTGGGGCAAGGAGGAATAGAACTTTTTAACACATATTTGCTCATATCTTGTTCACGACAAGGAGGGCAGATTAAACGAGCCATTCCTTTGGGAGTACATTTACAGGTTTCAGCTGGTTTTGTACAAGAAGCGCAAATAGGAATGCCAGCAATACTTGAATTAAAACCTTCTGAAACTCCACGTTTACCAAGCAAATATCCAATATAAAAAATCACAAGTCCAAGAACCACACACATTGTTGGAGTTATTTTTACTGGGATCGTTGTCGCCATCTAACGTAGCAAAAGAAATCTTAAGATTATCCAAGATGGAAAATCTTATCAATCACATGAAGGACTTTCCAAAATGATATTTTGGAAAGCCTTCTGAAATCTACAATCTCCAACCTTTCCAAGAAACCGGAGGACAACCCACTTGTTCAGGTATAGCAGGATCGTTCGCAGTTGCTAAACGAGAACACATCATCTTCACATGACCACGCCAACTGAAATCTTTACTCACTGATGAATTATCTTTCAACGCACCAAAGTCATAGGGGTTCATACCCATGCGACGAATGTTTTGCGTGATGTCTTCACACATCTTTTTCCAATCAAAGTTACCTATCTTTGTGGGTTCTTGTGAAGGAGGACGAACACTTCCACTTCCATTACTCGATTCCGCAAATCCCTTCAAATCCATTTGACGAATCTGTTCTTCAAACTCCCCTCTTGCTCCCGCCACCATACCTGGATGATTTGTAGAAGGTCCTACCATATTCACATTTGCTTTGGCTTTTTCTGCTTCAACCTCGTTTTCACTTATGTATTTCACATTCACAGATAACCCCTTTAACAAATCCTTCGCATAACGGTCAAAGAGTTCACCTGCCATCTCAGAACCCTTCACATCCCCTTTTTCATAACTGTTAAAGAGACTTCCCAAAGTTGGATTTACAGATTTAGAAATCAATCCACCAATACCTGTTCCAGTTTTATTGAGTTCAGGTAAAAACTTATTATAATCCTCTTCCATAATAGGAATTTGTGAAGCAGCCATTTGACCACTTTGAACTTTCATATTCAAATCATCAACCGTTTGTTTCATTTTATTTAATATACCTACACGGGCTTGTATTACAGGGTCTGTTGTTCCCGTTGCTTGAAGACGAGTCACTTCAACAGCTAACTTTTGCGCTAACATGTTCAGCTGGTCGGGAGAAATAGGTTTTGAGTTTGAAGTTGAAGTTGAAGTTGAAGTTGAGTTTGAAGTTGAAGTTGAAGCATCTCCAAACCCTTCCAAACCTACCTTGGACATCCCCGTTGAAACTTCAGGAACGATTCCATTATTCATAAACAAACGATAAGAGCGTTGAAGAAAACGAAGATTTGCTGCCATACCTTGAATATCATCCATAGTTAACTGTGATTCCAATCCATCATTACGAGTTACCACACGTAACTCATCTTTGACACGTTGATAATCCCCTTTGAATCTTGTAACAGGAAGTTTCACAGATGGATCGGATTTATCTTGTATTCCTGGAAGTTCATTCGCTGCGAATCCATCCATATCCTGTTTCAGTTCATTTAAGACTTGACGAGACGCTTTCATCAAAGCAGGATCTTGGAAGGGTAAACTATTTGTTTGTGCTAGACCAGTAACAGGTGCGCCAGGGAGTTCCGCAATATTTGTATAACCACTTGGTTCTTTATCATCGGTTAGCTTTGTGGGTGGAGGAACAGGTTTGTTTGATGTAAAAGGTTCGATTGCTCTCCAATCTGCGCAAGTATTCGTAACTATGGCAAGTATTAGTATAAGAAATGCCATAAGGACGAGTAATCCTAATCCTTTCATTCTAATGTTCTCCAGAATATCTGGAGAACATTATATATCGTGTAGCTATGATTTATGTTGGGATATTGCAAGCATAGCAAGGAATAGAATCTTTACGTATGTAATCCGCCGGGTTCTTGCCTGGAATGTAGCGCATCCACTCTGTTCCTTGTTGATTCGCAACACTATCTATACAAGAATCTGTTAACACCGTTCCATCTGACTTGGCCTGTAACTGCTCACGAACTGTACTGCGAACATCGCCCACAATAGAGTCTTTCAATTTGCCATACATATCCACATCAGACCCCTTTGGCATTTGTTCTTGAACTTCTTTTGATACTTTTCCTTGACTGAGCAAAGCAAACAAATCCTTCAAACTTACAGTCACATATTGACCCGAAGCATCCTGTTTTACTCCTGAAGCATCCACAAAACTTTCTGTCGTCAAGAAAGAACCAAAAAATAAAATACATAAAAGTCCAAGAAAAAGAAACACGTGACGTTCCATCTGATTTGATAACTAAAAATTGATAACAAACATTTCTTTACCAATACCTAACAGAATGTTAAAACTACGTCACACAGAAGATTCTATGATTGAAGTGGGTATAGATGAAGCAGGTCGCGGGTGCTTTTGGGGACCGTTATATGCGGGAGCTGTCATTTGGAAATCCGATTTGAATGATGAAGAACTTGAAATTACAAGCCAAATCAAAGATAGTAAAAAACTTAGTCCAAAACGCCGGATAAATATCGCCAAAGCTATTAAAGAAATCGCAATAGCATGGTCTGTAGGTGTTGTAAGTCCTAAAGAGATTGATGAAATAGGTATGACCAAAGCAAATCAACTCGCGTTTACTCGCGCTCTTGACAAGTTAAACGTAAAACCTGAACGACTCTTGATTGATGGTATCTTGAGTATCTTTGAAGCACCTTGGTCATTGACTGAACAAGTCGTTGAAGTTGAAGCAGATAACCATTATGTAGCTGTAGCCGCAGCTTCCATTATCGCCAAAACAGAACATGACGAATGGATTCAACAGTTTTGTGATTTGAATCAAAACATCTCAGAAACCTACAACCTAACCTCTAACAAAGGCTACGGAACCGCTAAACATCGCGCAGCGATTGTACAACATGGAACACATTCACTCCATCGCCAAATCTTCTTACGTAAACTCTTTGCGGGACAAACAACAATAGGTGCTTCCGAAATTGAATAAATAAAGAATCAAAGGGATTGTTTTTTGTTTTTTTATCCACCAAAATGGTTTATAAAAAAGCATTGGATTACCACTATCCTATTGTTTCGTTAAACAGCAAACTGCTTATTTGCGAGCCATGTTTTTGCGAGAAGCTTTGCGGTTTTTGCGAGAAGCTTTACGGTTTTTGCGGGTCATGTTTTTGCGATTTTTGCGGGTCATGTTTTTGCGAGAAACGGCCATTTTATATTTGAAGCTTAGATTTTATTTTTGCTTCACCAGGTCTAACAAGACCACTAAATCCTCCGCACGCTGACGCACACCGATGTTGCCGGAAACAAAATGTCCCTGTCCATCTTCCACAGCTAAGAACGCATGTTGCCCACAACGCACCACCCATTTGGCTGCTTCATACGGGTACACCTCACTATCATTCAACCCTGTCCGCACAATCTGCCACACCCCTTTTACACCTTCATTTGGAACATTTTCCATCGGAGACCAACGAAGAACGGAAACAAAATCGGAGATTCGTTGGGATGGAAGTCCAAACTCATCTGCTTCAATGTCTGTTAAAGGGAGTGTGTGATTCGTTGTGGTACGTAAGACATCCAAATATGGAACTTCCATATAAACCCCAGCAAACAACTCCCCTTTTGGATACTTCGCTACCATTCCTCCAACCCACAAACCACCTGCACTACGTCCATTCAAAACAGTTTGTGAAGGCTTCATTCCTGTTTTTGTATGTAGCTGTCGGAGTGCTTCCTCCACATCCTCTAACACTGCCTCACGACCATGACGACGACCCGCATCTTCCCATTCAGGTGTATGATCGCCTCCACCGCGCCATAACCCAATGGCTACAATCCATCCTCTTGACAACAATGGCTCCCAACGAGCTGTACTTAACGGCGTACTCAATCCATAGGCACCATACCCAGTCACCAACATGCCCACCGGTTTTCGTTTGGGCTTCACAACCAAAACACGAGTTCCACGACCCAAATCAACCTTCTCAACATCATACCCAATCCCTCTTGGAATCGCTTCTTGACTTTCCGAGTTCCACCATACCACCTCCTTTCCAGCTTCCACTATGCGTAAGAAAGAACCTCCCCACGGATCCATCATGATTTGTCCAAATCCTTGCCATACGTTTTCTACAGGTCTTCCTTTGTGAATCTTCCACAACGTCCGTTCCCCTTTCGTTTTTGTAATCAACCACCCTTTTACACAATCAATGTACTCGGGTGTAACAGAGTGATTCAACATTGGCATTTGAAATCCATGACGACGAAGCCCTTTTGACATACGCCAACCCGTCGTACGTTCCCATATCCAATAACAATCCATATGATTTCCAACAAGAAATCTACGAGATTCTAATGAAACTCCATCACATACCCCATTCTCTTTTCCATTAAACCATAACAAATCTTGTTTACAACCTGCTTGACGACGTACATACACTACATCAGAAGTACAACGAATCAGTTCCAAGTTATATTGTTGGTTCTCTTCTTCATAATGAACATGACGGTCTTTACCTGTTAAAGCATTGTAACTCACAACTCGAAAATACACCAACTTCTTTTTTGCTTCAAGGCAAAATATACGTCCATTCACAACGGCTACTGCGGGAGCAATAGGGTTGTCATGTGACCACACTGGTTGTTTTCTTTCTTTTACATAACAACGTAAGGCATACTGTTCAGCTCCTTCAGATCCTGGTGCTTCTTCAACAACCCACGCAAATCCAGGATATGTTTTACAAAGATCCAATGATACAGCTTCTCGTTTTTCAGAACTATCTTCAAACTTCCAATTTAAACTTACATTACTGTTCATCGCCACTTCAACTCCCAACGAACCAAATAAAGAAGCGTTATTCAGCGATTGGGATGCCTCAAGCTCAGTCTTCAACTGGGTACGCAATGATTCTTTTGTTTTCTTAACTTGTCGTTCCCAATGTTCTTGTTCGGTTGTAATAAAATCTTTCCAACGTTTTCCTTTCATATCTTCCATCCAAGCCAACGGGTCCCTCCACGTAACCCCATGAATTGTTCGTTCCATCTGCCTACACTCTATACAATCTATCGACTTAGACCTCCATAGATATGGGTTAAAACTTCTCTTTCACTGATAATCCAGATGACCCAGGCTGTTTTTTTATACAACAAAGCGAACACATTTGGTTTGGCGGAAGATGTAAAAGTGTTTGAAGAAGTTTTACGTTTAGCTTCAAGAGAAGCAAATCTTGCTTTCAATAAAGTTCGTATTTCTGACCCGTTGGAACCACCTATTCTCTGTGACATTGCGTTTCACTTTGAAGTTCCTATCTATGCCTATTTTCCTTGGGCTCGTAAAAACTGTCTGATTGTTAATCCAGAATGGTATGAATCTGCTTGGGACCCTTATTTAACTCATATTGATTATTTAGTCTTCAAATGTGCTACAGATCGTGATATGTTTATGGATTCTCATCCAACCTGTAAAGCCCAACCCTTTTTACTCCCTTGGACCACAGGTGTTCGTCCCAAAGACTTTGCCAAATATCCAAAATCCACCAACCATGCAACGGGTTGTTTGTGGCTTCTTGGCGCTAGTCAAAATAAACGCGCCGCCGCAGAAGCTATCTTACCTTACTGGAAAGCTGAATGGCCCAAACTTGATGTCTACACTACAACCCCTTTAGAAGAAGCCACATATGCGACAAATGTTACAGTTCATGTTAAAGATTTGCCAGAACAAACCCGTCGCACTCTTCAAGCTTATTATCCTTGTCACTTGATTTTTTCCAAAGCAGAAGCGTTAGGAATGTCGGCACAAGAAGGACAAGCCGCAGGTGCCTTCTTAATTGGTAACGGACTTCCTGTCTATAATGAATGTTTTACTCATCCTAGTTGCTATGAAAACTGTTCTCTTGTGGGTATTCGTGGAAAACCTTTAAAATCAGGTACTTGTGATACGTTTAATGTAACCCCAATGATGTATTCTAACTTTTTTGGCGAAACTAGAACTGAAAATCAAGGAGGAACAACAGATAGTTATTATATTCAACATTTGAATAGTAGTATCAAAAAGTTTCTCCAACGTGATCTTACTGTATGTCGTCAAGAACAGCAAAAGAATTCTGAAGAACGTTATCAAGCATTCATCAAAAACACAATCCCCCTTTTACAGGCTATCAAACAAACTCCTACAAAAGAAATTCGTGTCCTTCCACCAGTGCTAAGTAACGAACTTTTACCTCCTATTAGTGTAATTACTTTGGTATATAATCGTCGTAAGTTTATTGATTTGGCTTTACATAATCTTTTGATTACTGATTATCCAAAAGAGAAGATTGAATGGGTTGTGGTGGATGATTCTGATATTCCTGAAGAACAAGCCAGTGATAAAATCATGAAGTTTGGTCGTGAATGTGCGCCAATGAGTGTAACCTATATTCCATTACCGAAGAAAACTTCAATTGGTGAAAAAAGAAATATTGCTTGTAAAAGAGCCCAAAATGATATTCTTGTGATGATGGATGATGATGATCATTATCCAAGTTCTTCTTTCAAACGTCGTGTTGCTTGGCTTCTCAATCACCCACAAAAAGCGAATGCAGTTGCAACAACAACGATTGCCTGCTATGATCTGTTAAAGGGGACTTCTGCGGTGAATACACCACCATGGAGCCTTCCTCTTTCACAACGCGTCAGTGAAGCAACTCTTGCCTTTAAAAAATCGTTTTGGGAATCCAAACATTTCCCTGATGCCAACATGGCAGAAGGAGAAGGTTTTTTATTGGGACGTGAAGATGAAGTATTAGAACTTCAACCACAACAGATTATTGTTGCGATGAGTCACAATCGAAATGCTAGTAGTCGTCGTATTCCTTCAGGACCTAGTGGACAACCTTCTTGTTTCTGGGGATTTCCTAAAGAGTTCCTCATCTTTTTACATGGTCTTGCGGGGATTGCTGTTGAGGAAGATAAGTCCAAACCCAAAAGTAAAAAATAAGTACCGATATTTTGGAAACTCCTTACTATGATAAATAATGTTTTCCAGATATTCTGAAAAACATTATTTATTTCAATCCAAATAAATCTAAGTCTCAATGTAAATAACTTTATTCACTTTTACACGACGAGTAGTTCTTTTGGAAGATTTCTTTTTAGCATTAAATGTTTTATTACGAACTCCACCTTTGATGCTAACAACTTTGGGTTGAAGTTTTTGTTGAACAACATCTTGTATTGATGGATATGGTTCGGGCATTCTACACACGGCAAGTTTATCCTCTGCTGTTATAGGAATGCCTAACATTTCAATTAATAAACGTGTTGCGGGAAACTCTTTGAGTGGTAGAAGGATTGCTTGAAACTCTGAGGTACAGTTTATGAAATTCCATTGTGCTAATGTTTGTAGATTTTGAATATCTTCCAGTGAAATTTTTGAAATTTGACTGAAATCAGCGTCAGAAAATACAAACTTTTTTCCTTGTGGAGCAAGAACTTTATTACCTTCTTCTTGAATCGCCGTGATTTTATCTTCCATTCCTTGTGCCATTTCACGGAGCTTACTTAATGCCATTTCAACAGGAGCTTTTACAATCATAGGCGGAAGTGTTGTTGCTATCCATAACAAAAATCCAATAAATAATGATTTACTTCCTTTGTAAGCATTTTTTAAGATTTCATCACGCAGATTAGGATTGATTAACATCCATACATTTATCATATATTTGAAGATAACCCCTATTGCTACCCCTGATGGACTAATAAATCCTACGGATGTCATCATCATTTGTCGCCATTGGCCGGTTATAAGTTCTTCAATCAAAACAAGAATTGTTAAAAGGTAGTTGGAAGAACCTGCGAGTGCGCTACTCAAACGAAATACATCAATCAATGTTATTAAAAAATAGACGATTGGTTTTGTATTCACAGGTATTTTTATAGGTATACCTTGAATCTCTGTATTGAGTAGTTGGTCTTGATTTAATAAACGGGCAAATCCAGGACTTTCACGAGCAAACTTTGACCAATAGTCATCGAGTTCATTTGATTTAGTGAGATAGGCTTGAAACATGCGGTCGAGACTCACATCATCACCTGTAAGTTTATCTGGGAGAAGGCTTTTGACAAAGGAGGTTGCGGTTGTTAACTGGGGAGTACCACCCTCTTGTTTCACTTCACCCTCTTGTTTCACTTCACCCTCTTGTTTCACTTCACCCTCTTGCTCCTCCATACCAGGTTTCACTGCGGACAACATATCCCAAATCCACGGCGCAGAAGAAAATAATGCTTCAATAGTCTCTTGTTCTTTTGATGATAAAATAGATTGTCCTGCTTCATTCACCAACTCCGCAGACCAACCACCTTCACCCTTTTTCTGTAAAAAAGAAGTGAGAAGCAAACAACCATTTGCAAAACAAATATATACACGATCTTGTAAATCTTCATAAGGAGTGTTCCGGATTTGTTCTTTCACTGATTCAATATGTTCTTCCAATGATATATTGAAAGACATCTATTTACATGATAAAAAAACTTTTAGATAACTAAAATATAATGTCTACTAAGGGTTTCCAAAATATCGTTAAAACGATATTTTGGAAACTCCTTACTATGATAAATAATGTTTTCCAGATATTCTGGAAAACATTAATGTCTACAGTTCTCCAAAAAAAAAGAAAAGGAAAAAGAAAAACACAAATAACCACCTTTTACATTTCCTATAACAAAAGAATATAAATATTTTTTTGTTATTTAAAAACCAAGCAAATCGCTTTAGCTACCGCATATCAAACGAAGTGAGTGCTGGGGTTTGCTAAACATAGTTTAGCTACCGCATAGCAAACGAAGTGAGTGCCTGGGGTTTGCTAAACATAGTTTAGCTACCGCATAGCAAACGAAGTGAGTGCCTGGGGTTTGCTAAACATAGTTTAGCTACCGCACATAACACACCCTTCATCATCATCCCCATTCTCTTTTGCTTTTTTATTCGCAGCTTCAAAATCACGAATCAGTTGTTCTAATGATGCCTCGTTTTTTGTATCACCCTCAGATGAACTTGTATAAGATGAATCATTGCTTTCGTTAGAAGTTACAGAATCATTATCATCCTCTACAACATTACTTTTTCCATTTGTTCCATTTGTTCCATTTGTTCCATTTGTTCCATTTGTTCCATTTGTTCCATTTGTTCCATTTGTTCCATTTGTTCCATTTGTTCCATTTGTTCCATTTGTTCCATTTGTTCCATTTGCTAAAGAAGCAGCAAAACGAGGATCCACAGTGAATTTTTGAGCCATGACAGGTGCTTTCGTGCGCAAGTAATAACAACCCGTTTTCAATCCTGCCTTCCAGGCGTAAAAGTGCATACTTGTTAACTTCGCATAAGTTGCGTCTGCCACAAAAAGATTCAAACTTTGACTTTGGCATACAAACGCCCCACGCGCAGCCGCCATATCAATCAAATACTTTTGTTTGAGTTCCCAGGCCGTCTTGTATCGTTTTTGGATATCTTCAGGAATCACCTCAATACCTTGAACACTTCCATTCTTTGCCACCATTTCCTGTTTCACCGCATCAGACCAAATACCCAAATCAATCAACTCCTTTAACAGATACTTGTTCACAATAATAAATTCTCCAGCTAATGTACGACGAGTATACAAGTTACTTGTGACAGGTTCAAAACATTCATTATTGCCTAAAATCTGTGAAGTACTTGCTGTAGGCATTGGCGCAATAAACAGCGAGTTGCGTACACCTCCTTTTACTTTTTCACGTAGATTCGCCCAATCTAAACTTCCATCTGTTTCTGTCAAAGGGGTTATGTTCCATAAATCAGGTTGGAGTTTTCCTTGACTGATAGGTGAACCCGCAAACGAACTATACTCACCTTCCACCTTCGCTATTTCTGCCGATTGATTCGCCGCGGCGAAATACATATGTTCAAAAATCAGTTGGTTCAAACGTAGCGCTTCAGGAGTTTCCCAATCCATCTTTAACATAGCAAAAACATCCGCCAAACCTTGTACACCAAGTCCAACGGGTCTGTGGCGCATGTTACTACGTTCTGTTTCTGGGGTTGGGTAAAAGTTAATATCAATAACTCTGTTAAGGTTACGTATAGCCACCTCTGTAACTCTTCTCAGTTCATCAAAATCAAACTTACCATCTTTTACATAGGCAGGAAGAGAAAGAGAGGCTAAATTACAAACTGCGGTTTCATTTGCGTCACTGTATTCCAAAATTTCTGAACAAAGGTTACTTGATTTAATCGTACCAACATTTTGTTGGTTTGATTTACGATTGGCAGCGTCTTTATAAACCAAATAAGGAGTTCCTGTTTCCATTTGAGCATCTAAGACTTGAAACCAGAGTTTTTGCGCAGACACTTGCTTGCGGGCTCTGCCTTCTTTTTCATACTTCAAATAAAGTTCTTCAAACTTCTCACCCCATACATCTGCCAATCCAGGAGCTTCGTCAGGACAAAACAACGACCATGTGCCATTTTCTTCAACTCGCTTCATAAACAAATCTGGAATCCACAAGGCGTAGAACAAATCTCTAGCACGTTCTTCTTCGGCTCCCGTTGGCAACTTCAACTTCAAAAAGTCTTCAACATCTGCGTGCCAAGGTTCGAGGTAAATTGCGAAAGAACCATTGCGACGCCCACCTTGATTTACATAGCGGGCTGTATTATTAAATACACGTAACATGGGTGCGATCCCATCACTTACCCCATTCGTTCCACGAATAGAACCCCCTCTCGCACGAATGTTATGAATATGTAACCCTATTCCACCAGCATATTTTGAAATATTAGCGCAATCAGCAAGTGTCTTGAAAATTCCTTGTATACTGTCATCTGCCATTGCCAGAAGAAAACAAGAACTCATTTGTTCCCTTGGTGTTCCAGCAGAAAACAACGTAGGTGTTGCGTGAGTAAATTTCTTTTGACTCAAAAAATCATAGGTTTCAATACAACGTTCAATGTTATCTGGCCATAAGCCAAGCGCAACACGCATCCATAAATGTTGTGGGCGTTCCTGAATCACACGATTCGCATCACGCAATAAATATCCACGTTCCAATGTTTTGAATCCAAAAAAATCCAAATCAAAATCCCGTTCATATTTGATTGCTTGTTCAATTAAATCCCTTTTAGTCTCATCGCGACATACCTTGATAATCTTTTCATGAATAAAACTAACTGACTCTTTCCCTTTGTCCCCTTTGTCCCCTTTGTCCCCTTTGTCCCCTTTGTCCCCTTTGTGTTGATTTGCTAACAATAACATCACCTCGCAAAAGCTACTTTTAGTTTTTTTGTGATGATTACTGATTGCGATTCGACCAGCGAGACTAGCCCAATCTGGATGATTCGTTGAAAGAGAAGCTGCCAACTGACTTGTTAACTCATCAATCTCTTCTGTTTTGACTCCATCGTAGATTTGGGAAAGAACTTGTTGAGAGAGTATATCGGGATTCACAGATAGGCCATGGGACGCTCTGCGAATTCTGTGTAACACTTTGTCAAAACTGATGTGTTCAGATGAACCATTACGTTTGACGACGCGCATTCTATATAGTTATCCTGGGTTGGGTTTAACTTCTTACCGCAGCTTACGAGTCTTACGTTTATGTATTTTTCCTCCTGTATGATACTTTTTACTAACATATTTTTCTCCACTAATAAAAGGAGGATTCACATGAACAAAATGTTCTGCTTTTCCAGCTATCTTTAACTGTAACGAAAGCAAATGTTCTTGGTCATCAAAAAACATTAAACGATTAATAAGATTCTTTGTTGTTTTATTTAGTTTGGTTAACATATATTCAACATCAGCAATACTTTTTTGTTTTCCATTACGTATATTGGCAAATTCAGGAATATGTGTTCTTGCTGTATGGTTGGCATCCATTTTATAATCAAAAATGCGACCCTTACCAACAACCCCCTCTAACTCTTTTTCCATATGTTCAATAAAAACAGTATCGTTATTGTTTGTGAGTAAAAAAATAGCACTCACCATGCCTGTTTGTTTGTCTTGAACAGCTGTTTTTAAAATTTCGACAATCTTGGGATTTAACACCAACTCTTCTTTTTCATTCAATACATCAAAATAGTTTCCAGTAATCGTTTGATCCATATCAAAGACAAGAACCCAACCTTCCCGCATATCCACCATCATATTCCTTTTTGGTGGACGTATCCGTTCCATCTAGTATACCTTTTTTTCTTCTTTTTCCTTAATGCTGATAAGTTTACTTTTTGGAATGACACGGGAACTAATACACATTGTTTCAAGTTCTTGTAGCAATAGTTTGTATGCGTATGGGATTTCCACATGTGTAAAGTTTGTGCGATTACCACATCCACGACATTTCCATACACCTTCTTCTGGATTCACAACCGCAATCAAGCCACAGTCTTGACAAGAATAACAACGGAAGGCATCAGAACATTCCATCAAACGTTCTTTGGTGAACTCTGCCATACCGTGAGCAATAACAGAATCACGTTCCATTTCACCAAAACGAAGACCACCTTCTCTTGCTCTTCCTTCTGCGGGTTGACGAGTCAACATTACCAAAGGACCTGAGGCACGACTATGCATTTTATCAGCAGAACAGTGACGTAGACGCTGATAAAAGCAAGGTCCTACGAAGATTTGTGTATTCATTTGTTTTCCTGTAAATCCATTATATAAGATTTCATTACCACCTGGTTCCATCCCAAGTTCATTACATAAGAGATTCGCAAGACCATCAACCGTTGTATTGTTAAAGGGGGTTCCATCACCTAACGCACCAACTTCACATCCAACTTTACCAAGCAATGTTTCCATAAGTTGCGCAATCGTCATACGTGAAGGAATACAGTGAGGATTGATGATAATGTCTGGAATAATACCTGAAGCAGTTTGGGGCATATCTTCCGAGTTCAAAATCATACCACATGTACCTTTTTGTCCGTGACGACTTGAGAACTTATCACCAATCTCTGGAATACGGTCTTGACGTACACGGACTTTTGCGAAGGAATATCCTTCACCGTTACGGTTACGAAAGATTTTATCTACATAACCAACTTCATTGTTACGCATAGGACGACTTACATCACGATATTTTTTGGTTCCTGCGGGTACAACGGTTCCTGTAGCAACACGTAGAGGAACTACTTTACCAATCAAGATATCATCATTATCTACAAATGCGTTCTCAGGAACAAAACCATCTTCACCTAGTTTTTCATAGTTCGCATTTTTCATTTGACGAGTCATTGTTGGGTCAGGTTTATAGAAACGTTCTTCTTCGCCTGAGTTTTGATTTTTCTTCTCTTCATCCTTGTATGTTCTGTAAAAGATACTACGGAAACCACCACGTTGTAGGAAAGCACGATTAATCATAATCGAGTCTTCTTGATTGTACCCTGTGTAAGTCATAATCGCAACGGTAATATTTTGACCACAAGGCATGGTTTGTGAACCATAAAACTTACTCATGAAAGGACTTACAAGTGGAATCTGCGGATAGCAGAGCAAGTGTGAGAGCGCATCAAATCGTTCACGAAAGTTGAGTGCGTACATTCCCATAGCTTGTTTACCCATTGCGCATTGATAAGCATTACGAGGAGATTGATTGTGGTCTGGGAAAGGAATGTTACTTGCTAGAGAACCCAAAATACAAGATGGATGGATTTCTGCGTGAGTTTTCTTTTCATCTTCAAAGATATCTTCATGATTCATCGCGATGAACGTACCTTCTGTTTCACCAGGATCAATGTATTCCATTAAGTGATGACCTCCAGGAGTACTATAAATCATAAGTTCTTCCCAAGAAGTTAAACTCATCACATCTTGATTGACTTTTGGATTTGTTAGGATTTCACGGAGCGCGGGTGCGTAAAAGAGAGGACGTAACATACGACCTGCTTCCGTTGTAATCCAAAGTTCGCGCAAGGTGTTTTTCCAAATAATACCCGTCTGTGGGTGGATTTGACATTCTCGTTTTGCACGACGAAGTGTCGCAATCGTTGGTTCTGAATCTTGAATATTCAAGAGACCAATCCACGCACCATTCAAGAAGACACGTGTCCAACCATGTTTTTCTTTCATAGATGTTTTGTTGAGCGCCTTGAGTGTCCCAACTTTATCTAGAAAATCACGGACTGATCTTGGATTGCTAAAGATACTTACACTCGCAATAGAAGACATATTCTTTACCACACCTACACTATGACCTTCTGGAGTTTCATTAGGGCAAATAAAACCCCATTGACTATTGTGAAGTTTACGTGGTGCAATCAGTTTACCTGTTTTTTCAATAGGCGTACTCACACGACGCAAGTGAGAAATCCCCGAAATAAAGTTCAAACGATTGAGTACTTGACTAACACCATTTTTAGTAGGTCCACCTGCTTTTGCACTCCCAAAGTTACCTGTTGCCAAACAGGTTTTCAAACCCACCTCTAAGTTGGTTGATTTGATTACTTTGTGAATGTTACTAATATTCAAGATTTCTTCAAAGTTTCCCGTAGCTTTCCAAGAACCACTATGGATTTCTTTTGCAAGAAACGTCTTGATATCTTTCACCATCATCGTCGCAAAATGGGTGCGGAATAGATTTGCTAAGAGGAATCCAGGAAGATCTACGCGCTTATTAGGATAACTATCACGGTCATCGTTTGGAACACGACCCGTCATCACCCACAGAACCTTACGAGTCATATGGGCAAGGAAACAAGCCTTGTCATATGCCTTGTCTTCCGAACCAATATGAGGAAACAACTCTTCCGCAAGAATATCACGTACAAGCGCTTGTGGATTTCCACCACGAGATGACCATGTTTTTACATAAGAAGTCAAGGCATCACATGCTTGTTCTTGTGTACGAATGTGAGATGATTCTGCAATAGATTCATCAAAGATTGCGTCAAATGTAGAATCACCTTCAGGACCCAAAATCAAATCCAAGATATCCTTATCCGCTGTTACACCCAACGCACGAAAGACAATAAAGAGTGGAATAGGTGCTTTCATACGAGGCAACGTTGCACGTAGAAGAAGGATTTGTTGATTCTTAGGATGATACATCAAACGAACCGCATTCGTTTTAGGAACTTGATCATTGTCCGGTCCAATCGATTTCACTTCAATCACTTCAGCTTCTTTCGTCATATTGCGATTGTTACGAAACACAAATGGACGATTCTCAGACATTCGTTCTTGACTAATACACACACGCTCACCACCTTGGATAATAAAGTATCCACCCAAATCTTCAGCACATTCACCGACACGTTGGGGATTCAAGTTTTGCTGGTCATTCAAGAGACAGTATTTACTTCCAACCATCACTGGGATTTTACCAAGATGGACATTTGGAAATATTCTCTTTTTCACAACTTGTTTACCTGCCTGGGTATTATCGATTTCAATGTAAGTTACAGTGATATCAACATAGAGAGGCGCAGAATAAGTTAAATTACGAAGACGAGCATCATTGGGCATCATAGGGAGAACTGCACCATTGTTTTCAAAGATAGTTGGCTTTTTGAACTGTGGGTTACTAAACTCCATATGAACTTCATACTCGCGATTGATAGGTAGTATGGGTATTGTCATCATTCCTGATTCTTCATTGTGACCCATCAATGCATTCGCGGCAGATGTGCTCAGCCCTGTAGCAGAAGCAAGAGCTGAACGAGGACCACTCAAAGGGATTTCTGGAGAACCACGCACAATCACAGGATTCACCATCGTAATGATTTCCGAAATATCTACGTCCATGAAATGATTGAAACTTTCGAGCTGATGACTAATAATTTGTTTACCGTCATTTTGCCCAAAGTAGAGTTCCAGCATATGATGCCAGAGTTCAGGAGATTGAGTTGCCATGTTTTGCTTATCTAGTTTGGTGGGTTGAGGATCAATTTTTGTTTTACTTTTTTTACTTTTTTTAATTTGGGTGAGCATCCTACTTTCAATTATCAATTCCATTTAGATGGCCGAGGCTGAAATCAAAAAAATAGAGATTAAAGGTGGAGCAGTTGAAGACTATACTAAACTAAAAGGTTTGAAGAAAACAAGAAAACAAAAACAAAAAGGTGGGTATGACCAACCAACGGGACATGAGATACCAATCACAAACACTAACTTGAAGCACGCAACCAATATCACAAAAGTGGTTAAGAGCGGTGGTGGAGAGTCTTCAACTTCAACTTCAACACCATCTCCACCTTCCACCTTACCTGGAAGCAATCCAAACCCACAACCTCTTGAAAATATAAAACAGATGCCCGCACTTCAAGAAGCCAACAAAGCAGGCACGATTCCACCCACAGTGAACCCACCTATGCCCATGCCAAACCCTATTACATCTTCATCTGCTACACCTTCATCTGCTACGCAGATGAATCAAGAACAAAAAGGAGGCAAGTTGGTTCTCGCACCCAAGAAAAAGACACGTAGTAAGCTCATTTTAGCTGCTCCGACACATGGCTCCAAGAAGGAAAAACGCGGATACACCCGCAAAATCCGCTTACAAATGTCCAACATGAAAAAACGCTTCACAACTGCCAAAGTCATTCATAAAGAAAGTAAAGAAAAATCCATTGAAGATATCCGTAAGTTACTTGAAGAAGCAAAACTCGTGAAACCTATCAAAGAAGGTAAAAAAGTCCCTGATGATATCTTACGTAACATTTATAAAGACTACCTTTTACTCCGTAATAAAGCTCTGTAAATGAGTCATTCGAAGCACATAAACCCCTTTTACATATTTTATATAAGAATGTTCTTTCGTTTTCAAGTTCAAAAGTTCATGAAATGGTCTTTTGCGCTCGCCTGTGTTATAGGGGGTATTGTTGTGTTGGGTATTATGGGGACATCATTTCCTATGATTGGAATCGCTGTTCTTATGATTGGAGGTGGAATCGCAATTGCAAACGCAACTCTCCTTGAAGATGATATAAGATACAGAAGATATTCTGTCTAAACTTTTCGTTTGTGCGTTCTTTGTTTTTTAGAACGTCGTTTACGAGTTCCCGCAGTTTGTGTTGATGAATTATTATTTAAATTCGTAAATGTATTTATATCTGCTGGTTTTGAATAGTTCTTATATTCTTGTTTATAAAAATCAGGCGTTTGAATAGCAGTCCGAAGCTTTTCTTTATTGATATCAACTACATAACTTGCTTTATTGTTCGCAGTTTTTTTTAATAAAATACTATTCGACAATATTTTTTCTTCAAGATTCTTCACATTTTCTCCTTTTTGCTGTTTATTTTTATATATTTCAATATTGGACATGGTTGAAAAAACTTGTTGAAAAATTGTTTTTAACTCTTCGTGAAAGTTAGGATGAGCAAACACAAAATCAACAAGAAAATAATTTATACTTTGTAAAGAATACGCATCAATTACATTTTTTCCATATTTTTCGTATTCTTCTTCTTTTTCTTTTAATAATGCGTAAAGTTCTTCTTTACTCATTTTCTTATACCTCTCTAACTCATTATTTGCTTTTTTTGGTAAGAAATATAATCCTTTTGATATAACTTTCATTGTTTTTATTGAAGGTTTTTCTTCTTTTTTTTCTGATTTTTCTGATTTTTCTGATTTTTCTGATTCTAAACTATTTTTAATTTTACGAATTGTACTTTCTGTATTATTACGTCCCTCCGTTTTGTTTTGTATAATCTTTTCCACTTCCTCCATACCAGGATATAAGCGACGAGTTTCTTTATTTTGATAATCATACAAATAAAAATATGTTCTATCCAATAACCGTTTCACAAAGACAAATGATAACACTTGTTCATCTTTTCCTATATCATATATTGAACCATCATTTGAAATAACTCGGCCACTTGCTGTATTTACCATTTCTGTTCCGCGACGAATATAATCAATCATTGATAACCATAATGAACCATCTTGGAACTCCTTAATACCTCCTAACGAATTCACTAATCCAGCATACACACCATGTGATTTCATTTGTGTAAAACGATTTTTATGCCATTTACGAAAATAATCAACTTGCGAACCTACTAAAAATGGAAAGCCTGACTTCTGTTGGTTTGTCAACATTTTCATTTCCCATTCGAATAAATGAGGTAAAATATTTTTATTCACTATACTTTTTTGAACATATTGTCCTTTTATTATTAACTGTTTTGAACTATTCTTAGGATCTTTAATATATTCAGTAGTCATAATTGTTTTTGGAAATAACGTATCCGCATCACGAACAAAGACTGGAATATTTGGAAAATCTGTAAACGCACGAAACCGAAAAAGACGCATCACTGAATTTTCCACAATTGTCATATCATTCTTTTGACTGTATTCAGGCCAACGAACTATTGCGAATGAAACAAATGGTGATGATACGATTTCTCTCCAAAGTTGTAAAATTGATGCTTTGTTAAATATGATAAGCTCTTGTTTGGTTGTTGGAAGTTTTACATCATACTCTACAACCTGTGAAACAACTTGATCCATTTTTTGTAACGTATTTTCATCAACGTACACCACCATCATCCAATACTTTAACATTTCGCATAACTTCATATACACATACAATCCAGCCACATAGACAGGATCTATTTTTTCAACTTCAGAGCGTGTGTAATAGGTGAATGAAAAGATTCCTTTTTGAGAATTTAGTTCATCTACCGATTTTGTATATTCAATAGTTCCATTTCCTTCACTTGTAAATGGAACTGTATCACCCACCAAAGGTTGTGACAAACTCATCTATACAGAGTAAAGAATCTAAACACAATCCCCTATTACATACTAAGAAGATGCCCAAAGATATGACCTTACTCTACAAAGAATTTTATGATACGTATTCAAAACGTTACGGAAATAACACTTGTATTTTCTTGATGGTCGGAAAGTTCTATGAGCTATATGCAAGTTTTAAACAAACAATAACCCCTGTTGCACAATCCGTAAAACGCGCCACAGAAATCATGAACATCCTTTTAAAAGAAAAACAACTCGATGATGGTTCAACTGAGTACTGGTCTGGATTTCCTGAACAAAGTCTTCATAAGTTTGCTCAAACGCTTACAAGAGAAGGTTGGACGGTTGTCATTGTTGACCAAATAAAAGAAGCAGGCGATGTCATTGACCGCATTCCTACTCGTATCTTGAGCCCTGGAACTCATGTGGAAATCGCAAACCAAGACCGCATGTCTGTTGCCTCCCTTTGGATTGATAAACAAACCTTTTCCACAAGTGTTTTAGATTTAACAACAGGTGAAGTGTTTTCTTACAAAACTAAATTTGTAGATGAGATTCTTCATATGTATCAAGTCTATTGTGTAAAAGAGGTGGTGGTAGCTCCTGATACAGTTGCCTTCAGCCAAGAAAGCGCTATTCGCAGTATGATCAATATAACAGGTCCAATCCAAATCGTCCCCCAACAAAACTTTTCTTATTTTGAAGATGAATTTCGCCGTGAAGAATTTTTTCGCAAGTTGTTTCGCACCCGTCTTCTCCCTGTTCGTCCTACCCTTTCACTCATTCCTCTTCAATCCCTAATTGAAAAATCACTCACCGTTCTCTTACGCTTCGTTGAAGATCATTTTCCTCAACAAACAGAACAGTTGACTACACACACCATCTATTCTCCTTCACACCATATGCGTCTCAGTAACAATATTCTAGAACAACTCAATATTCTCACCACAAATAATCAACGTTCCCTTTTACATATTCTAGACCAAACTGTAAGTGCCATTGGTAAACGAACCCTACGTGAACGTATCCTTCGCCCTATTACTGATTCAAATGAACTTACAAAACGTTGGACGCAAATCGCTTTTCTCCAACAAAACCAAAATAAATCTATCCTCGAACGCGAACTTCGTCTCCTCTATGACATTCCTCGTCTTCACCACAAAGTCTCTTCAGGTTCCATTTCCAGCATTGAAGTTCTTCAAATGTATTCCAGTTATACAGCTTCAAATGTTCTCATGAAACAACTTCAAAATACCCCTCTTGCTTGTCCCGTACACATCCAAGAACAAGTCCACACATATCGCGAACACGTGAAGAGATTATTTGATGAAGAAAAAGCTTCAAGACGTGAAAAGGATGAACTCGTTGGCTTCCTTACCCCTATAGCAGGTCCAAAAACCACCAGTTTTGAAGTAAAAATTAAAACTTTATCTGAAGAATGGAAATTAAAATGGACACAGTTTTCCAAAGAAATAGGTATATCTCCTGACCCTTTTCGTTTAGTGAAAAAAGGAGAGATGGAATGGTCATGGGAAGGTCCTCGTTCCCTCGCTAAAATCATAACTGCCAACGCGAAAGCTAGTAAAGTTCTTACAAATGTTGAAGTGGATACAAAAAAAGCTGGACCCGTTATGGTTAACTCGAAAGAGTTTGAAGAAATGATTTCTGTTCTTTTATCGTTGTGGAGCAAACATGAAAAGGCTTTACAAAAAGAATGTGAGATGGTGTGTGATGATTTATGGACAATGGTCAAACCTTTCCAAAATGATTGGGTGGATTGGTTGGGTTCTGTTGATGCCACTTTATCACTCGCCAATGTTGCCGAACAATACAACTGGTGCCAACCTATAACTGCTGATAGTCTCTCTATAACAGGTCTTCGTCATCCTTTGCTGGAAACTATGTCAACCCGTGTTGCTTATGTAAAACATGATGTTGATCTGGGTGGTGATTCACCGAATGGTTGGTTGATTTATGGTGTGAATGCGAGTGGAAAATCAAGTTTGATGAAAGCAGTTGGTATTGCGTGTATTCTTGCGCAAGCAGGTTCTTTTGTCCCTGCTACTACCTTTTCTATTCGTCCATATGACGCTGCTTACAGTCGTATTTGGAATCATGATAACTTATGGGCAGGATTATCATCTTTTGCGGTGGAAGTAACAGAACTCCGTGATATTTTGATGAATGCCACAGAGCGCTCGCTAGTGCTTGGAGATGAAGTGTGTTCTGGAACTGAATCCACTTCAGCAACAGCTCTTGTAGCTTCTACGCTAGAACATCTTGACAAGCTAAATACCCATTTTATGTTTGCTACACATCTTCATGATTTGATGAAGATTGATGGATTTTTACCACGTCCTGGTATGGCAGTTTGGCATTTGCGAGTAGAACGAACTCCTGATGGAAAACTCGTTTACGATCGCAGACTCCAACCAGGTCCTGGCAGTAGTTCATATGGTCTCGAAGTTGCACATGCTATGGGCATCCCTTTAACAGTCTTAGAAAGAGCTCATGCGATTCGTCGTAACCTAGAAGGAACAACAAGCTCAAATGAGGCACCCAAATCTTCTTGGAATGCAAAACTTCAACGACACAGTTGTGAAGTTTGTGGACATGCTGTGGTACGTGATTTAGAAGTCCATCACATTATTCAACGTTCTGAAGGTGGTAGTAACGAATTACGGAATCTTGCGGTTTTGTGTGAAGATTGTCATGACAAACATCATAATGGGGAAATTACCGTAGGACCCCTTTTACAAACATCTGAAGGTCTTGAACGAAGCACAGTTAGCAGTGAAACAAATGTAAAAGTAAAAAAATCAAATACAAAACACATTTGGTCAGAGGAAGAAGATCTGCTTATTCGTACAACTCTTCAACATCTCAAAGACCGCCCTTTAAAAAGAGTCGTCTCTGAGTTAGCCGATCAAGGCATTCATATTACACAAGCACAACTGAAGAAGTTTATTGAGTAGCCGTTGGCATTTGTACATTAGGAGGTAAGGCAACATATACCATTTCACCTTTATCACCTTTGTCTCCTTTATCACCTTTGGGTCCTGCTGGGCCAGCAGGACCTTGGATTACTTGAGGAGTACCAGTGTTCAAACCACCAGATACCAAAGCAGCCATTTGTTTTTTTAATTCGGATAATTCTTCCTTCATGGCGCGAATTTCACGCCCAAGAGGATTACCACGTTGGTAGTTCAAACCACTCAAGTTTAACACGGAGGACATCTGAAGTCCCGGAACCTTCTTTTGCTCCGAAAATTACGCAGTTTTAGACTCAAGTATTAGCTATAATTTACTTAAAATATAGTCAATTTCAGTAACTGTTAATGAGTTCACATGATTCATATAAGAATTTGTTTCAATCATTCTATTTAACTTTATTGTGTTGATTCCTATATGTTGTGGTACAATACGCGGAACATATGGTTCATTTGGAAGAAATCGATTTGCAAAAGCGATTCCTTTCTTTTTATTTAACTTTCTTGTATTTTTTGGAAGAGCAAGAGGTGGTTTTGAAAGAGGTGGTTTTGAAAGCAAACTTTGTACTTTTTTTACATTTTTGAGAGTCATCGCTTTGCGACGAATTTTTCGTGTTGGTAAAACAGAGTTATTATTCATTCTTCTACTTTTGATATAGAATCTTTAAATTTTGCTTTTATCTTAGACGATATTCTGGAGAACATTAAGACGAAGGATTCTATATCGGTTTAAAATTGAAAGTAAATCGCCAACAGATAGAAGCAAGAAAATGATTATTCCTATCCGGTGTATGAGTTGTGGAAATCCAATCGCAGACAAATGGAACTATTACAAAAATGAACTTAAAAAAGTTCGTAAGCTTGGTAACGGTGTTGAAAATCGCTTTTACATGGATGGTACGCAGATTGAAAAAACCTATGAACTTCAAATCATGGAAAAGGTTGGTTTCAAACGTGCATGTTGTCGCAAACACTTTCTTACACACGTAGATTTGATTGAAAAGATCTAAGGTTCTCCAAAATATTGGTTTATAAATAAACCTTATTTCATTATAACAACTTTCCAAAATATCGTTTTAACGATATTTTGGAAACTCTAAAAAGATCTAAATCACTTTCAGATGGAGTTATTTCTTCCTAGTTTGTTTATTGTTGTCATAGCTGCTTTATTTGCATTTGTTATAATCCCACGCATGGGTTCTATGATTTTAGCAATAACCAGTTTGATTGCATTGATTTTGGCTGGTTATCATCATTACAATCTCTTTTACTCTGAATATCAACTAAGTACTTGGCAAAACGGCATTGGTGCAAATGCTCCTTTTTTCATTCTTGGTTTAGCGATTTTGTTTATAATTGGAGCTGTATTTTACATGTTTACAGGTGGCGTAGCAAGTGTAGCAAATATTGCTAATATTGGCAATATTGGCAATGTTAAAAATATGCTACCAAATACAAGTCCATTTGAAGAAATCCAAAACGCAGTTCAAAACTCGATTGCAAATATGCCTCCTGCAAATACTGCCACGAATCCTGTGACTGAAGTTTTCAATACCGGTTTACGAAATATTGTTGGAAATATCGCACCTGTAACAAACAACAAAGCTGCCAATAACAGACCAGCGAATAATAAAGCTGCTAACAACAAATCCTTAATTCCAAACTTGGGATTCCGTGCTTCCGAGATTTAAGGTTATTCTTGATAATAAAAACTTTCCAAAATATCGTTAGACTGTTGCGGATTTTAAATGAGCATACCTGCGACTTTGTCGCAGGTATATACAGCTAACAAAATCCGTAACATCCGCCGCTCCAACGCGCATTTAAAATGCGCGTTGGTCTAAAACGATATTTTAGAGATTTAGAAAAAGAAACTTACAAAATAGAATGGTTGGAAAAACCCGTAAAGCTTTAAAACATCTTAAGAAACAAAATCGTGGATTGACAGTTCCTCAACTTCGCAAATCATTCGAACATATTCACTCCTATGTCAAAAAACACAATAACGATGTCCCAGGATTTCGCAAAGAATGGAAAAAAATATTTGGAAAAGATGTAAGTGAAGAAGCAGCACGTGACTATCTTGCTTTTATGAAAGAACACGGTACACGTGCACAATCTGGAGGCTCTTTTTCACCAGCTCCTATTGATTATGATATGCGCGCAGGAGCTGACATTCCTTATGGAAACTTTCCTGCTTATGTTAGTTCTGGATTTGGATTTGCAAATATCGATAGTTTCCATGCCCAATCCGGCAAGGAAGATATCACTCCGATTCTTCCACAAGGTCTAGGAAGTAACGCAGTAATGAAAGGTGGAAAACGTAAAACACGTAAAGGTAAACAACATGGTGGTGCTTATCTTCCTTCTCTTACAACAGCTGTCAGTGAATTTGTAAACCGTCCTTTTGGAATGAATAGTCCACCCACAACAAGTCAACAAACACAAATGGAAATCAAGGGTGTTAATGGATTTCCTTCAGGACGCCCTGAAGATAATCCCCTTCCCTCTTTAACAAATCAACCCATATATTCCGCTTCTATTTCTCCTGCTTCTCGCAGTTTCTAGAAAATATATAAAGAAACCCCTTTCACATTTTTATGAGAAATGAGTTTTTGGCATAAGGAAAGAAGCAATACAAGTTAGAAGATGATGCAAGAGACAAAGGCACTTCCATCGAGAGGCGCAGAAATCAAACTTCATACAGCCAATCCCAACACGATACTGTCTCGAAAGTTACTCCAGACATATTTTGAAACATTCGAATATGCATTCACACGCCATCACATTGATTCGTACGATCAGTTTATACAACATGATATGCCTGCTATTCTCAAATCACAAAACCCTATTTTGATTTTGAAAGAACGCATTCCTGATACAACGGATTATATGTATCGCACAGAAATCTACATAGGTGGCGAAGATGGCTCTGAAATTGAAATCGGTACCCCGACACTTCAACTTCAAAATGCTTCAGAAGTTCGCGTCTTATTTCCTAATGAAGCACGTCTTCGTAATCTCACATACACCGCTACCATTTTTGTTAAAATAACTGTAAAGATTTTTATCAAACAAGCTGGCTCAAATGTTGTAGAACAACCAGAACCTATTGTAATTCATTTTGACAAACAACCTTTCTTTGATATTCCTATTTGTCTTCATTCACGTTACTGTGTTCTTCATGGTAAACCAGCTTCTTTTTTAACAGAAGCTGGCGAATGTCCTCAAGACCAAGGTGGTTATTTTATCGTCGATGGTTCTGAAAAAATCTTAGTCACACGTCAAGAACAATCCTTTAACACTCTTTACGTAAGTAAAAAAGACAGTGATCCAAAAGTCGCAACATATGCCAATATGTCTTGTCTTTCCCCTATTACACGTGAAGTCAAAATGATTAGTATGGTATGGATGCGTAAAACTGATTCACTTCACATAACCTTGCCCTACATATTAAAACCTGTTCCTATTTTTCTTTTGTTCCGTGCGTTAGGTTACCAGTCCGATGAAGATATTTTGAAGTTAATCTATCCCAATCTTCAATCCACAGAAGCAAAACAAATGATTCCCCTTTTACTCCCTAGTATTGTTGAATCACATCCATTTGTTGATACATTTTCTGCTCTTAACTTTCTCAAAGCTATGACAAAGGGTTTTAGTATAGAACACGTATATGATATTTTATATAACAAACTTTTTATTCATATTACGGATACACAATCAGGAGCACGTGCTCACTTTCTTGCTGATTGTGTTCGTAAATTCATGCGTGTTCATGTGGGTATTGATCCAGAAACTGATCGCGATGATACACGCAACCAACGTTGTCAAACCACTGGTTTCCTACTCCGTATGCTTTTCCAGAATATTTACACGTCATGGGTCAAAATATGTCGTAAATCTATTTCTGAAGTATACGAATACAATAAGAGTGGATATCAACTTGAAAAATTTTCAAGCTTGTTTCTTCCAACCAATGTTGGTCGTTTCTTTATTCGACCTGAGTTTCACGGAGATGTCTATTCCATTACAGATGAAATTACAAGAGGTTTCAAAGGTAAATGGAAAATGAGTGGAGGCACAGAAGCCGAAGGTGCTTTACAACCACTTGCTCGTTTGTCTTATTTAGATTTTATAAGTCATTGCCGTCGTGTTCATTTGAATTTTGATACAGGTTTGAAAATTACAAAACCTCGTCAGCTTCACAGCAGTCAATATGGATATTTTTGTACCAACGAAACTCCTGGTGGTGCTTCCATTGGTATTACCAAAAATCTTGCACTTATGACCATGATTAGTGGTGCGACTGACCCATTGCCTCTTCTCAAAACCCTTTTACTCCGTGGATGGGTGATTTCTTGTGCCGAAATGCGTTCTGATTTACAGCAAACTGCTATTCCCGTTTACATAAATAACGGTATTATAGGGTACACACTTCAACCCCATGAACTCACTCACGTCCTCAAACTCTTCAAATGGACTGGTTGCTTACCCTCTACAGCCTCAGTTGGTTTCAGCATTCGTAACCGACAAGTCTTCATCTTCATGGATGAAGGTCGTCCTTGTCGTCCATTAATCCACTTGCCTTCTGAAAAACATGTTGATAAAAGCACAGTCGTTCGCGAAAAACTTGAATCTATGAAGACTTGGCGTGAAATGATTTTTGGTTCCTTTAGTCCTATGTCCAATCGCCCAGTTTTTGCACCTGGATTTTTTGACCCATTAGCTGAAGCACATCCTGAAGGACAAATCCCTCTTTCTGCCTACAAAGAAATCCTTGAACCTCATCAAGGCGCTATTGAATATATTGATCCATATGAACAAAATGAAGCATTCGTTGTAAACTTTCCCGAACATATTGTTTCTGAAGCAAGTCACATGGAAATCCACCCATGTACCATTGTGAGTGTTGTGAATGGTATGATTCCTTTTGCTAACTACAACCAATCCGTTCGTAACCAACTCTCCTGCGCACAATCCAAACAAGCGATTGGAATGTACGCTACGAACTTCCAAAATCGATATGATGGTACCGCAAATATTCTTTGTTATGGTGAAGCCCCCTTGGTTCGCACACTTCAATATGATGTATTAGGTGAAGGTGCCATGCCTTATGGTCAGAATGTTATTATGGCTATTATGCCTTTCCATGGATTCAATCGTGATGATGGTATTATCTTCAACAAAGATTCTTTTGAACGTGGTATGTTCCGCAGTCTAAACTACCGCTCCTATTCAACGTTTGAAGAAGTCGACCCCAAAGCAAAAACTCAAACGGTCATCGCAAACCCTTTAACAATCCCTCAATGGACAAAGTTAAAGATAGGTTGTGATTATTCGAAACTTGATGAACGTGGTATTATTCGTGTAGGTGAATTCGTAGATGAAAACACCATTTTAGTTGCCAAATACATACAAGACCAACAAACCAAAACGTATCGTGATGCCTCTTTAACACCTACTGTATGGACAACAGGTCGTATAGAATCCGTCAATGTAACCATTAATAACAAACAACTTATGATGGTGAAGATTCGTATCACACAAGACCGCACACCAGAGTTAGGTGATAAGTTCAGTACACGCCACGGGCAAAAAGGAACTATTGGTATGTTGTACCGCGCACAAGACCTTCCACGTACCAAAGATGGACTTGTACCAGACATGTTGGTAAATCCTCACTGTATCCCTTCTCGTATGACAGTAGCACAACTCTTAGAAATCCTCTTTGGCAAAGCTTGTTATGAAAACTCTATGATTGGTGATGCAACTCTCTTTATGAGTGATAAGAATGCTCCAGAAGCGATTGGACGTATTTTAGAAACTCAATACGCAATGGAACGTGGTGGTAATGAAATCATGTATGATGGGGAATCAGGTCGTCAGATGCCCACTATGATTTTTATGGGACCTGTTTTCGCAATGCGTTTGAAACACATGGTTGAAGATAAATGGAATGCACGCGCAGAAGGACGCAAAGAACAGCGCACCCATCAGCCCACAGGCGGTCGTGGTAATCAAGGTGGTTTGCGCGTGGGTGAGTTAGAACGTGATACCTTAGTGGGACATGGTATTTCTGGATTCTTACGCGAATCCATGATGGAACGCTCTGATAAAACACAGTTTGTTGTATGTAATGGTTGTGGTACTGTTCCGATTTATAATGAATCCCAAAAACTATACGTATGTTCTTTGTGTGATGGCCCAGTCACCCATTTTGGATCCACTCCACAAAATATTGAACTTTTACCGCCTTTGAAGCACAGTATGGCAACCTTTACCACCATTGAAATGCCTTACGCAACAAAATTGTTGGCAGATGAATTGAGTACTTATTTAAACATGGGTATGCGTATTTTGACAGCCAAAGGAGTCAATAAACTTCGTGATGAGATTGAATCAACGGAAGGATTGAACATCAAAAAGATTTTGGACGAACCACTCAAAGATCGCATCATGCCTGAAACACGTATTCCTGAATATCGCGAGCCTCCACGTGACATAAATATTGATGAAGAAGATTTGGTCGCAATGGGTTTGGTGGGATTGCGTAGTATAAAAGAAGAAGTACAAATGATTGATAAACTTGAAGAAGAGTTGAAGAAAGCTGAAGAAGACCAACGTATGTTGGCAATCGCAAATCAACAAAATCAACAAAATCAACAAAATCAACAAAATCAACAAAATCAACAAAATCAACTAACAATACAAGTTGGTCAACCTAACCAAAACCAAGTCCCTCAAGAACAACAGCAAATGATGATGATGATGCCACAGCAACAGCAACAGCAACAGCAACAGCAACAGCAACAAATGATGATGATGATGCCACAGCAACAGCAACAAGGCACCCAAGTAAAAATACAGATTCCAACAGGGGTTCAAATCCCAACAACCTCAGCACAAGGTATTCAAACAATGGTACCAATAGGTATGCCAATGGATGGTGGAGGTTATGATGACTATGATGACTATACAAACCTTCCTGTTCCACAACCGATTGTGTACAAGAACCCTCTTCCACAACAGTCACAATCTCCAACAATCGTAATTGATACTGGAACGAATGCAATGGCATCGTCTGGGTTTATGCGTGAAGAGCAGTTAGCAAGTAGAGGCATCAATACAATGGGAGGAAGACGCCACACAACCCCCCGCGCACGCTCTATGACACCATCTCGTGCGAATAAACCATCCGCAACAATCAGCGGACAAAGTATAAATGCATCATCCAAAGTCACGGTGAAAAAATTAGAATAAATATGAAACTACAGGTCTCCAACATATTTGGAAACTCCTTACTGCGAAACAAAAATTGATTTAAGCATTCCCCTTTTACACAATTAGATAGAAATGAGTTACGAAATCACAGATACCCTATATCGTAGTCGCGTAAACTTGCTTGAACATCTTGAAAAACAGGGTTACGATACTAGTCCTTATATTAAGTTTAGTCCAAAAGAAATCGATGAAATGGTAAAAGCAGGTCCTGCAAACCAAATTGTCCCGGCACTTCAAATGGAACTCAAACGAAAAGAACCCGACTCTGAAACCGAAGTTGATTTGTGTGTTGTGATTTACACATTAGGACGAATCAAACAAAAACTTACAGGTGCGAACTCGATTCTTACCAAACTTGCAGAACAAAAAGAAACAGGATGGGCTTTGAAATCAACAGAGTTTATCATTATAACTTTGGAACCGATTGCTCCGAACTTTCATGTCGCTGCAGCAGATGCTTTTATGAACAAAAAAATGCGTATTCGTTTCTTTCAAGCCGCTGCAGCGATTCATACTCCACTCAAACATATTCTTGTACCTCCTCATGAAAAAGTTCCAAAAGAACAGCACGACGCTCTCTTAAAAGAATGGTTCGCAGAAAAGAAATCGCAATTTCCAAGTATTCGCTTTCATGAAGATCCTATTGCTCGTTGGATGGGTCTTGTACCTGGAGATATTGTCAAAATCACCCGTCCATCTCCTACAGCAGGAACATATATAAGTTATCGTGTCTGTATTGCCTAGAAAATAAAGCATAAATGTGTTAGATGGCGACAATCGTCACACCTTTAACAGGTTTAAAAGATATTCAAGGAAATCTGATTCCAGCAGACAAAGCTCCGAACATTAATGTAGGAGTATTTTTTAATACATCTCCTGATGCAAAAGGTTCCACCCCTGTTCCCACAACGTGTGATGGAATTCTAAGTGCCGCAAAACAACTTACTCTTCAAAATTTTTTACAAAACTATAAAATCTTTGATTCAACAACCGATCCTTCACAACGACAAAATGATATGAAAACCAACATGTCTTTGTTTCGTGATGGGCTTGTTGTTTCTAGTATAGATCAACTTCAAACAATTCAAAGTTCAAGTCTTCCTTCTATCAAAAACTATTTGAATACAATCCAAACAAGTCAAATACCTGTTTTACGTCAGGTTAACCAATGTCTTCAAGAAACAACCGTGCCTGATACACAAGAACTCATTCAACAACGCAATATAACGAGTGAATCTAAATCACGTCTTGACGCTATCAAAAATATCGATACAAATCTATCATATTATGAAGGATGGTTTCCTATGTTTCGCCCTATGAATGAATCTTCTCTGTTTGGACTCTTTGCTACTTCTATACTTCTTCTTTTAGTTTCAACCGCAGTTTTCTTGAACATGGCAGGGGTTTCCTTAGATATCAAGTTTCCTTCCTTTGGCATTGAATCTGAAGATGTAACGTATACTCCCTATATTCTAATGGGTATTGGTTTATCGGCAACAGTTGGTCTTTTGCGTTGGTTTTTTCAATAAAAACATTAGATAGAAGATGGCGCTCGATGCGTTAGGGAATGATCCTTGTTCAAAACTAAATGTAACATCGTATCCTGATTTATGGATACAAACAAATGCCTCCGAGTCAGATACCTATGCTCGTATTGCTAGAAATGGGGCATCTTTGAGTATGAAACATATGTTAAAGGGTGGTTTAACAGGTGATGTGTTGGCTCGTCGCGAACCTTCCAGTTCCTATCGTGTGATTCAGTTTCTTTCCGGTGGTGGTATCGCAGGTTCTTCATATGGAAGCCTTGGTTCTGTTGTACTTGGTTCTTCAAATGCCCCTGAAACCATTGTTGATTCCTATTTTATTGAAACAAAACCTAACTACGCAACCTCCTATGGATCTATGTTAAGTAAAGGCGATTTAAGTAAAACTCTACAACAGCTTCAAAATAAAGGTTACTTGCTCAAAGAATCTGATTTGTATATTCCTGCACAACTTGGAAATTTATCCACACCTCCCGCTATCAGTTCACAAAGTTTGATTTACTTGTATCGCGCAGAACAAACAACCCCTCTTTCTGCTGATCAAACAAAACGTAAATCAACGCTTGAAGCTACCAACTTGCGATTCTTTGGTGCCTTTTTGGCAGAATACTGCTTTTATCGCACTCGTTACCAATGGCTCCTCCAAAAATACTTTGATACATATAAACAATCTACTACCTCTTTTACTCCTCCCGTTCGTGGTTCTCCTGCCTATTCCCTTTTTCAAACAGGATCTGGTTCCGGCGAAAACCAAGCTGCAAATCTTTCCGCTATTACACAATCTGAAGTGTTAAAAGCCATGGCATACCAAATGGCTATTCTTAATACCCGTATGACAGATTTACGTAACTTGCTATCTGTTGTCAATGATGAATATACCCGCATTTTTCAACTTGTCCAACAAAATATCAACGATGAAAAACTTGTTGGTTCCAATTCAGATTTGACAAAAACAGTGAAAGCCTTACAGGATTCTGCTAAAGAAGCTAAACAATATATGAACGAATCACAATTTGCTCAGCGCGCAATGGAATATACACAAGAAAAAAACAGACATGCTAACATTCTCTTAGGTTTATACGCAGTCTTAAATATCGCTGCTCTCGCAATGATTTATAAACTCAAATAAACCTTACTATGATATTTAGTGAATAACCTTATCTATCATGTCTAAGAGTTTAAAAAATATCGTTAAAACGATATTTTTTAAACACTTAACAGTAATGGCGTCGTTAAACTACGCGTTTCCTGCAGTCGACCGTGATACAGTCCAAAGTTTGGCAGGTTCTTCTGCCGCAAATGTTGATTCCAATACGATTGTTCAACAAATCAATCAAGCTGAAATGTCAAACTTGGTTCAAAGTTTGAACAATGCAGAATCCAATAGTAATACTGCACTCTCCTATGGCATGTTACTTAACCGTAATAAAACTATCCGTGATGTGGCTACCGATCTCACCACCCAAAACAAAAGAGTTAACAACGGAGCCAAAGATACCTATTCCCGGCAATCCGAAATCAACGAATGGGCCGCACAGAACAAATATGATACCTTGTTTTTCCTCCAAATCCTCTTCTTATATTTTTGCTTGACTGTGGTAACCTTATTTTTTCGTTCTACTGGATTGTTCCCCGATGCAGTCACCTACATCGTGTTAGGACTTGGGTTATTGGTTGTTATAGGGGTGTTGTGGAATCGTGCCTCTTATACACGAACTGCTCGTGATACCCGTTACTGGAATCGTCGCTATATGGGTCTCGATGATTCCAACTTAGCAGCGCAAATGCAATGTAACTTGCAAACTTCTTAGATTAGACTATTTTTCTTACTTACTTCTATAAGTTTATCTATCTATCGATTTTTATAAAACCGATAAGTTGGAGAATCTTATAGATGACAACGGTTCGCCAACTTATCGACAATGTAGAACAGAGCCTCAGTGAAGTCACTGTTCTTCAATCCCAAATCAAAGATACATATTCCAACATGTCTTCATCATCCCCTTTGACACAAGACAATACATACATTCAATCTGAAATCAAAAATCTTCAAGATGAAGAAACAAACTACGATACTCAGTTCGAAGAAGAAGAATCCAAAATACAAGCCATGGGTGGAAAAACCAGAAAGCAAACACTTCAAGAATTTGTTCTCTTCTTCTTTTACTTATCCTTTTGCTTGTTTATCGTAAGTGTTATTGTATATACTTCTGTTACAGAACAAAATACCAAAAAAACAACTCAAGTTGCTATTGCCTTGCTCTTTATCTTATTTATTACAACGGGTATTTTGATACGATATGCATAAATATTGCTCCGCTATGAAAGCCTTATATCAACCCGATTAACTTGCCTAAACTCCCTCCCGACGACTTGCGATAAAGGTTGACATTTCATCTTCATCATCAAAGACGCGACAACGTTTGAACATATTATTATCCAAGTTTCCGAAATCTTCTTCCAAACGGTTTTGAAGTTCTTGCTTGCTAAGTCTCTTACCAGTCAAGATTTCTTTGTTCGTATTAACCCATGTGGTGTACGCACGTTGAACTTCCTTAATATCCATTGATTCATCACCATATTCGGCAAGACCCAAACGAGCATCACGGAAATCCACCATACGTTCTGCTTTGAAACGACCATATTGATCAAAGCTTTCCTTGTATTTATTACTTTCGTTAATCACAATCGCAGGAACTGGTTCAAGACCGCGTACGAGATACTCCGTTTCATACACATGAACCAAGAGACTCAACCAGGCTTCACGCCAACTACGGAGTTTTCCATCAAGTTCCTTATCACGGAGAAACACATTAGGACGTCCCGCTTTCAAATCAGGATCCGTTTCATCCACGAACTTACTGTTAAAGGGGATAACACGAATACGACGCCAAGTACCACGGTCCATTGAGTTTACAGGAGGAAGCTTGTTACACATCATAAAGAGTTTACCACTGATACGAAATTTCTGTTGGTCTTCAAACAATCCTCTTGCTTCTACAACGTCTTCACCCGAAAACTGTTTCATACGTGAAGTATTCAATGGTTCACGTTCATCGGGTTCTTGGAGAAAGATAAAGCGTTTGTTTTTAATAGCCACAATATCTGGATTCGCAGCCCCACTTTCAGGACGTTTACGGGTCAACGCAGTACTTTGGAGAGAACCACAATACTCACCCAAAGTAAACTTCATGAGTTCCGTGATTTTGGATTTACCATTACCACCACAACCAATCCAGGTATAGTAACATTGCTCTCTGTTCATACCTTCCAAACAAGAAGCCATCAAACGGATAAAATATGTACAAAGGTCTTTGTCAGGAAAGATTTTACGCATGAAGTCCATGAGTTCTTTGTGTTTAGGATCATCTGGGTCATAGGGGTGATATTCAATGGAATCACTAATAGGTTCATCACGACCTGCTACTTTACTAATGTAATCATCTGGCTTACCTGGACGAAAGACCACTTGTACTTTTATTTTTCCAGTCACAGAATCTTTGACTTCGTTACGAAGATCCAATACCCCATTCTTACAAGCAATCAAATAAGGATTAATATCCAACTTGGCCTGGAAGTCTTCTTCATAAAACTGTTCCACTGCGGCTTTCATGATACTCACTTTGTAATCTTGTTTGTAAAGGTTGTTTTCCATCTTTAACAAAGTCACAAAACGGTCACCATCTGCAGTTCCTTCACGCCAACGCGTAAACATATCTTTCTTTTCATTTTGATTTTGTTGAGGGTTACGTTCCATATCTTCTTGCCATTCTTTGAAGTTCTTTGTCTTCAACCGTTCACGTGCTTGGGCAATCAAAGAATTCACATGAGTACTCAACTTGGCTTGGAGTTGCATTCCTTGATTGATACGACGCCAACTGTGAAGATTGGCATCAAACATAAACCATTCCGTGCGACGGGCTTCCAAGGAGGCACAATAATCCCCTTTGAATACCTTACGCAAGAGTTTCGCAATGTGAAAGTGGTCATCCGATACCCGATATTGAATATAACGAATATGGTCTTCTTCAACGATTTCTTTATATTTATGGGGATTGTCTTCACGTGCCCAATAATGAAGAGATTTGATTGTCAACTTGGAACCTGCTGTGTTACGACTAAATCCACGAATCCAATCGCGACGATATTTGTTCCAGTCAGTTCCTGTTGATTTTGGTGATTTTTTAGAGAACTCCACCCAAGTATCAAACGTATCTTCTTCCCCGCAAATATTATACAAACACCAACCCACTTCCATCCATGTCTTATATGTTTCAGCTCGTTCTACTGACAAACATTCGATAGCAAGTCTTTTGACTAAATCAACCTCACCTGTATCAAACTCTTCATTCACATACGGATTTGCAACGGTTTGAGTTATAACTTGTTGTTCTTCATGAACGTGTGGTGGTTGCGGATTTGGATTTTGATTGCTAGTAGGCGGACGTGCTTTCAAGTATTTATCAAACAACTCCTTTTGCTCTTCACGAACTTCATTATCATCTTCTTCAACATCGTAACGCACACTCAAGAGACCCAATAGACGACGACTGTTGTAAGAACTAATATCTTCTTCAATGATTTCCTTCGTATCAGGATTGTAGTTCAACACCATTTCCAACTTGTAGGGTGGAATGCTGGGTTTGGATTCACCATAGAAGAACCAACCTTGTTTACGCACCATTGATTCGTCATAAATATCCTCAACCGTGTTGTTGAATCCAATATTTTCAAATGCTTCAGGAATCGCTTGCTGGTCAATCAACCATGAACGCAAAACCTTTTGCTTATCGTTTATAAGAGTCATATCAGGACATTGAATGTGGATACCATCTTTAACAGTCTTTTTTCCCGCAGTAGTCACTTCATACGCTTGAGGACGAAGACTCACAAAGAAACGAACTGCATCGTAACGTTCAGTTTCAAAGAATGTATGAAGACCTTCTGTGATTTTATGTACAAAGTTGGTAATATGGTTTTTGTTGAAACGGTGGTCAAGAGATACCGTTTCATCAAACTTGAAATCTAAATCAATAAGGATTGGTTTTGCTTTATCTGGACGAGGTTGTTCTACAAGATTGATAGGACGACCTTTTGTCACAAACAAATAGTCGTTCAACTTGTCCAAGTATTCGCTATAGTGTTCATCAGGAACCATCCATCTCTTTTTTACATGTCCCATGCCACACACTGTAACATCTTTTGGTGAAGTTCCAGAAGGTGCCTCATGTGTGCGAAGAAACTCACTAAGCGGATGCTTTGAAAATATATCATACGATGCCATAGTTGCTGTATTTGCTGCCATCCCAACTATTTGAATTTAGAAATCAACTTTTAATTTTGTACGCGTTTTGGTACAAAATAGTAACAGTTTATTGATATTTTATAAGCCTGGCGGAGTACATACTTGAATCGGGATTTTGGAATAAAAATGATTCTACCCCAACCTAAAATGCTAGCAACAGTCATGTCCGATATCTTTCAGTTTTATCCAGGTTCCGCCGATGCTCTTCCAGGAAAAGGTGCAGGAGAAACGCTTGTATCTTCTCCATCCACCTACGCAGAACTTCGTAAAATCACCAACTGGCGTCGTTTGCTTGCGAGTGGTGATACAACTCCTATCGCACATACAGGAAACGCAGAACTTTGGGAAGCTCTCCCAAGAAAACCAAAAGTTCACCGCACAGACCTTGAAAAACTTCGACAAAATAGTCAAGTTCTACCCAACGAGGACGTAAAGCTCAAAGGAAATGTAACAGAGCAAACAGATACGATGGAGCCTGTTGCCAAAAGTAGTAAAAAAACAGCGACTAAAAAAAGTAAAGTGGCCCCACAACCTGCTCTTGAAGACAGTGGTTCCAACGCACGCGAACAACCCCCTTTTACCCTAACCCAACGTCCCGAAGCTGTGTTTGTTCAAAATGTTCCTCAACCAGCTGATGAGTTTTCTCCTCCCGATATGACTTCTGATGATGATACAACTACCATTCACTTCTGTCCTGTATGTCGTAACTACCTGTTCGCGCAGATTGAATCTGGAGAAGATGAACAACACCTTCTTCGCCTTTGTCGTAACTGCGGATATAAACAAACACAAGTCAAAGGAGGATTAGTATCTGAAATCGTTCTTGGTGAACGCTCCGCTGAAGGTTACAAAATCTTGCTCAATGAGTTTACCCCAAGTGATCCTCGTCTTCCTCACATTCACGGTACTATCAAATGTCCTGATCCCACATGCCCCTCTAACAAACAAGGACAGGAATCTGATATCATTTACATGAAGTATGACCAAGTCAATCTCAACTTCCTCTATATTTGTTATGTCTGTAAGTACACATGGCATTCCACAAGATAAAAAGTAAAAAAGTAAAAAAGTAAAAAATAGTTTGACTCAAATCTTCTGATATTTTGGAAAGCCTTACTTCTGAATATCCTTTATATCCATGCGCTCACGACAAACAGGACACTGTTTTTTGTCTTGAACACATCGTAACAACGCCTCATAAGTAACCAAATGTCCACACGGACCACATGAAGCATTTTCTCTCGTAAATGGAATCATCATCACAGGACATTCCTTTTTCGTTTCAATCGCCTCCTTCACAACAATCTCAAATATATGTTTGGGTATCCGCTGTTGAATAATCTCTTTCAAAACTTCTTTGACTACCACAACAGGTTTGAAGAATTCGTAGTTTTGTCCAGTTTCGAAATGCCACAACTTTTTCGTATCATACCCCTTATACACTTTATAAAACTCTGGAGGCATTACCATATTTTCTTTATTCAACACATTGTGAATATGAAAGATATCGATCTCTCCCAACAAAGGCGAACGAATATAGTTTTTCAAACGAGAAATACGAACCAAATAAATACTTTGCGGTTGCTGATTGGTCGCCTTACGTTCTATAAGAAATGGTTCTTTTTTATAAAGAAAGTTAGTGTTATCAAACCATTCACATCCCTTTAACAAGTCCGCTGGTTGTTCCACAACCGAAAACCGATAAAAGATACGATGACGATATCCTGTCTTCCAACTTTGTTCCACATGCAACAAACACATTTTACGCGATTCATTTACCTCCACCAACATATACTCTGGAAGCATTGTTATAGGGTAGGGTGTATTGTCCTTGAGTTCAATCTTCCATACACATTCGGTCTTATAGGGTTCGTTATTGGAAGTTTCTGTATGAATATTCATTTTATTTGGTACCTATATTTTACTTCAAATGAATAATCATTTTTTATTTGCTCAGCAAATAAAAAATAATGAATAAGCTTTTGCGAAAGAATCATTTTTTATTTGCTCAGCAAATAAAAAATAATGAATAAGCTTTTGCGAAAGAATCATTTTTCATCATTATAAGTTTCAATCACAATTCCTCCAAAACGTCCCTCATCCGCGTAGCATTTTACACCTTTCACAAAACAAATATGTTCTTCTTTTTGAACAACTTTTCCATCTACAGTATGGAGACTTGCAAATCCACCTTCAAAACTTGTATTTATAAAATCAACTGGATTTCCACTTACATCCTTTATATTTTCTTTTAATAAACATGTTTTACAAATAGAGAGTGGATAACGTGCTAATCTACGTATCTCTGTTAAACATATAGGGCATGTTCCAACTTCCATGAATAATCTATAAATAGTTTTTTTGCTTAAACTGCTAAAAGATAATTATTCAACAAACAGTTCTTCGGCATAGGAAGAGGGTTTGGTTGTTTTATATAACTGCTTCAGCGCTTGAATATATTGTAACTGAAGAGTATTAATCGCTTCATCGGTAACAACAGACATCTTACTAACTTCAACGGGTTCTCCAATAACAGTTTGAAGAACATGCTTCACTTCACCTACACACAAGCCCAACCACCTTTTTACTGAGGACCAAGAGGGAATGGGAAGAATCAAATCCCATTGTTTTAAAAAGTTTTGAAGTCTGTTGAAGTGTGGATTCTTCAAAAGGGTGTATAATTCATTTTCACCGTACGTCAAAACGGGAATCAATGGAGTTCCTGTTTCTAACGCTAAACGAAATACTCCCTTGCGTTGAAGTATCTTCACTCGCATTTCTCCTGGCTTGGTATCATACATTTCACGAATCCCCCCAGGAATCACATATAATGATTGATTCCCCTCTAACACTTCCTTCATTGCCACATACTTATTTGGCACTCCACCTAATCCATCTAGAATCTCTTGACCAAACGGTACCCAATACAAATAGCGCAAAACACACGCTTTTCCTCCTCTTAGACTAATAGGCCAGTTTGTCAAACGGGTCATCGTATGAAAAAAGTAACTTACACTAAAAGCACCATGGGGGTGAAAAAGGAGAATATACGGTTTCTTATCTATTTCTGTTTTACTTTCAACACGAAACATTGTTTGTATAGAACGCCGTAACTGTTTTTCTTGGAGTGGGAATATACCATGGATAACTTGTTGGATAAACTGAAAAAGAGGGGTAATGCGTAAGATACCAGTGTAAATACATAAAAATAACACTGCTGAAGCAAAGACACTAACTGTAGCGAGCGTGATTCCGATTCCAAAAAGGAATCCGAATCCTAGCGAGAGATATGAAAAAGGAAATCCTAATGTTAAAAACTGGAACATATTATCCCTCTAACATCTTCATACAGTCCTGAATGATTTGTTTAGGCGCACAAAGAGGGGCTTGAAAGTCTGAACGGTCTGTCTCAGGATACATCCAATCCAAATCTTTACGGGTTTCTGTAAGATTGACAAACGGATAGGAAGGACCAGCTGAACGAATCCGTTCACGTATCCAACCACCCCAAAATGCCCCCAACAATCCTCTCAAATCTTCTCGACTCCATATGCTTACCAAAACCTGAAAAATATCACGACCTTCTTTGGGACATGGATCTAAAGGTGGTAATCCATCACCTTCACGTAAATCTAATAATCTTTGTATACAAGCCCAACCAAAATCAACAACGACAACCCGAAATGGAAATCGAATCGTTTGTTGTTTTCCTTCCCATTGAATATCAATCGTTACCGGTTCATCCAATACCAAAATATTATTGACTTTTAAATCACGATGGTCTATCTTCAATTCTTTTTGAAATACCTCTAACACTAAAGCAATCTGGAGCAAAAGAAGTGGAAAGAGTTTATTATCTTTTGATAAATGTTTGCTACACCATTGTGATAACAACTGTGGAGTAAAACATTCCATCGTAAACCATACATCACCTGTTGGCTTATACAAAAATACATCAAACACTTTTGGAATACATGATGATAACCCATAGGCTTTCATTTCATCATGTAGTGACCATTGAAAAAGCGCTTCACTTAACAAATCCAACGGGGCAGCACGGGAGCGCTTCATCGCAACACAAACCTTCTCCCCATTTGCATACACCTTTTCAAACATATCCACAAAGCCAAATGTACCACCTCCTAGATTTTTTACTGCTTTCAATGTGAATAAATGTTCTCCGTGTACCCCTTTAACATCGCCTTGTGCCGTACAATAGGGTAGTGTATCGCGTGGAATCTGTAACCAGCGATTTGGTTTTCCAGTCCACTCAATTCCTAAACTGGATAAAGATTTTTCTTTATCCATCTATTAATGATCGGCAGTATATGCCCAGAGCTCAAATGGATGTTCTTGGGATGATTTGCCAATTCGCCCATATCTTTGTATCAATGATACAGGAGGGTCATGTCGTATTTTCCCATCTTCCAAATCAAACCAACGCACTGTTGTTTCACGCAATGAGGGTTTGTCTTCACGTTCAAATAAACATAGCGGAACATAACGTCCTTCCCATGCTTGAAAACGACACGCAATCGTATCTGGATTCAAACGAACACGCTGGAGATGTTCACGAGGAATCTTACGCACTGCTTCCCACTCTGACACAGGTGCCCATCCTTCCATCACCAATCGTTCTTTCCATATATCAGGATTTTGTCGTTGATGTATATGAATCAACTCATGATGTAATGTTTCGGTTAAACGTTCCTTTGGAAAATAAGCCGGAATACAAATCACATTGGGAGCACGAGTATGGGGGAGTCCTCCATCAGCACTTGGATTCATAATAATCACACGAGTCTGTGAACCTATTGTTTTTTGTATTTGATACGCTTCTGATTGGTCGTGCCACGGAACATAATCACAAGAACGACGAGCACGCGAATTCAAAACATCCCTTTGACACGCTGTTCTGTAGTTATCAATCAAGTCCGCTTGCTCCAACACATATTCTTCCATTTACTACCATCAAATATAATATCTAATAAAATATTTAATGTTCGTTGGTCTAAAAATCAAAAGAAATACATACAACAGCATGGATAACAATCCATATACATTAACCTATGTCGCTGCTTTTATTGATATTTATCCTGACCAAAATGTAAAAGAGTTTATCAAAAAACCTAACACGATGCGTTATGAAACGTTTCGACAACTTGCCAAAACAAAAATACCCATTGTCGTTTTTTTAGATCCCGAATCCGCAAAAGAAGTGGAAACATTTCAAGATGAATGTAACCTTCATATTATCCCGATTCGATATGAAGAGTTGATTACATATCAAGATATCAAAGATTTTAACCTACAACTTCCTGGAAGTCGTTGTCCTAAAAAAGATACATTAGAATTTATGACCATCATGAATGCGAAAGCAGAATTCATGAAACGTGCCAAAGATATCAACCCCTATAACACAAACCACTTTGCTTGGATGGATTTCTCTCTTGCGTATGTCTTCAAAAATCACGAAAGTACCTACAAATATTTACAAGAACTTTGTCATAGACGGTTTATAACTCCCTTATACGCTGTTCCAGGATGTTGGCAAAAAAAAATAGGGATTGATTATATTTTTCAAGCGATTTGTTGGAGATTTTGTGGTGGATTTTATATAGCTGATAAAGATTCTGTTGAAGATTTTTATAACTTATATCGCAAACAATTTGGCCGTATCATGGGTGAAAAAGGAAGAATCTTTTGGGAAACAAACTTCTGGGCGATTTTGGAAATCGACCATGCTTGGTCACCTATATGGTTCCCTGCCGATCATAATGATTCCATTTGTCGTATTCCTGACTCATGCTTTATCTAGTCCTTTCTTTGACTTTTTACTTTTCATAATATCCTTCGCAAGTCGTTGATCCTCGATAAAGGACTTGTCTCGGAAGAAATCTGTCAACATTCCTTGTTTTGATTTGGGTTGGAGTTGAACGTTGCTTGTTACAACTCGTTTGGGTGCGGATTCTTTGCTTGTTGTTTCATTGAGTACCGTTACACTGCCAAACATTTTACTTACAAATTCCCGTTTTGATATACTGCGACAAGCCTGGAGTGCTTCTTTGAATAACAAGTCGCCCGCCATTACTTCGCGGTGTGCGACTCGCTTGTTTGGATCACTTGGCCATTCACGCGGGGCAACAAATCCAGGAAATTGTTCTACCATTAATCCAAAGAGTTGTGAAAGAGGATTGAATAGTTGATGTTCAATATAATATTCAGGATCCACTTTCAAATTCTGTTCAACAATATACTGCGGTGTTTCTACACGCTCTCCCTGTAACTTACTTGCTTGTTGTCCTGGAGGTGGTTTTATATACACAAACCCAATACGATCACCTGACGCTGGAGCATTACCTGGATCACGTGCTGTGATACGATCCGCTAACATCTTATGAGGAGGTAAGCTCACACTACTACTATATTCCGCACGCAAGGATTTCGTAATCGTTAGTTGTGAAAGTTTCATTTTCCCTTCCACCAGTTCCTTCACTTTATCTTTTACACATTTAATAGCACCTGGAATATCACGACGATTTAGCAAACAATCCACTGCAGAACCATAGCACATTTTCAAGAGTGGCGCATTATCTCGTCTCTTTAACACAATCCCCATCGAAGTTTCTTTGAATTCATCAGGGTTATCCTCATACTTATTCCCAACATAACGCTTTTTACTAAAGATGATAAAGGGATAAAATACTTTGTCATATTCAAAATCATGAGGAGCTTTCAAGGCACCTGTTATAAACTTTCCTGCTGCTTCGGTTAACTCAATCGTTTTCACAATCGCTTCACGACCTTTGAGACGTTCTCCTGTAACTGGGTTTTTAGGATTGAAACAAACAAAGATAGAGTCTGTATTATGAACTACTAAAGCACCTGGACCAACTGCAAAATGATGATTTTCTGTTTCAATATCATATACGTACTCTATACCAATAGTTGGTAGTTCACGAATCTTTTTGATTTGTATAGGATTTTTACGCTGTGCTTTCTTGGTCAATGTCATACGAAATACGTTTTGTTTGTCTTCGCGGTCATTCATACTTACGGTATAACCAAGACGACGGGCAAGAATATACAATCCAGTACTTACTTCCTTTCCTTTTTGATCCCATCGAACATAACCACATCCATTCGCTTTATCACCATCTCCAGAATAGAAACCATCTAGAAAGTTTTGAATAACTTCATTTGAGGCATTAAGAATACAAGGAGGAACACGTTTCTCCCGTTGCTTGTTGTAAAAGAGTTCTCTATAACGAATTGCGTGAGATTTAATTTTACCACTTGGAACCAACTTATAAACACCAGAACTTTCAATCGTATCCAAAATTTTAGTTGGAAATGGAAGATTTGAGGCAACTTTTTTAAGCAAAATTGTATCTGCTTTATTCACTGCCCACGTTGCCTTGATACCACTTGGACAATCATATACATCTGCGGAACCATCTGCCAAGAAGAATCCCATTGCCCAAGCTTCCTCCTTTGACACTTCATCTATTACACTTTTACTGTATTCTTTGTCGATAGCATAGTTGTGTAATAGGGGTGTTCCAATCGCAACGTCACTTGGCTTACAATCAGAACCATCTGCGTGAACTAGACTGTGATCTTCCGTACAATCAACCACCCCAGTATGGGTTAAAATACGAAACATTCTTTTTCCTGGTTGAAGGCGATGACGAATAATACGACGCACATTTGTCCAGCCATTTTCAGTCCAAACCCGTAGTTTTCCATCAGGTACTTGAACTGCTTCTTTCGTTTCGTGCCAAGAAGCCCAACTGCCCAAGTTACATAGGTTATCAATACGAGAAATTTCTGGGTTCTTTTGTCCTTCTTGTTGAATATACAAAGGAGTATCCCCTGTTACACTATCACCATATACAATCTTTGCTTCTGATGCCTCACAATGAGGATTATTCGCACCAGGACCATAAAATTTTTCAATCGCCGTTTTCGCAAAGATAATCTGCTTACGACCATATGATGTTACAGAAGCTGCCAAATGTTGGAGACGGATTTTAAAAGTTCCAGAACCTAGCTGACCATACAACGAGTTTGCCGTTACCTTGTACGCATTCTGTTCCGCATCTAACAAAGCTTTCTTGAACTGGTCATCCGTTTTCGCCATTTCATTACGTTTCGCTTTACGAGCAGCCAATAGTTTTGCTACAATCGTAGGCAAACTCCCTTTGACATCTCCTTCTGGTTGCGCATAACGACATACACGAATACCATCTTTGATTTTAGTAGGATTCTTACGTTTGTCTTCTGGGTCTGGGCGCCAAATATCAAACTCAATATCCGTAAAACGGGTTCCTGGTGGAGCCAACAGTTCCGCTTTTTCAGAACCATATTTGACACACACTACATTTCCTTTACTATCATAATCCTTTACCCACACCAACATATCGTGACTGATATTTTCACTAATAATCGTGGAAGGATACAAAGAGGCAAAGTCACAAACACCTACAGGCGCTTCCGTATAAAATCCTGGTTCTGGATCCAATACAATCGCACCTTCATATGTTTCAGCACCAGCTTCTACATTGCCTTGTTGCGCATTTGGAAGAACCTCAATCAACTGATTCGCTACCATACAATCTTTGAAAATCAAAGACTCAATCTTGATACCTTGACCACGAGTAAAGATATAGGAAACAGGAACAGAACAAACATTCGCCATAGACATCGCTTCATTAAAGACTTCCAACTTACGATACAGTTCTAAGACTAAGTCACAATCCTGTACGCAGTACGCTGCTACTTTCGCACGGTCGGCATTTGATCCACGATGAAGACGAAAGATTTCTTTGGGAGGTACATCGTCTTTTACCACAGCCCATTTCACTGCTTCACCCGTTACTGCAGTTAACTCCTCCTCTGACTCCACCACGAATCCATCCGCACTGATTTCAATAATCGGCATCTTGTCAGACAAATCCTCTCCAAGTTCATCCAAGACCTGTACATATCGACCAATACGAGCATCCCCCTTTTCCTTCGTTTTTAAAATCCATTGATTGGGTTTGGAACCTGCTTGGATTCCACTCAACTTTCCACTCAAGAACGATGCCGCAACAGCATCCAACTTGTAAGAACCCATTTGAACTTTGCGTTTCACATGGCCAAACAAGTCAATACGAAGACGTCCAGGAGTTTTCCACATATACAACTTGTTATCACCCAACGCCGCACTACTCAACATCTTTTCTTCCAACTCTACACCTGAACCTAAATCAATAGCACGCGAAAGAGCTTGTACATCATCATTTTGCTCAATCCCAAGTTCACAACAACGTTGCCAGACATATTTTTCATCAAAACCAAAGATGTTATACCCAACAAAGACATCAAAGTTTTGTTCCTTTACCCACGCAAACCAGTCGAGTATGAGTTCTTTTTCGGTTTTTGATGTATGAACAACTGCGTCAGGAACGTCGTCACATCCACCAAGAACAAAGATATGCTTTATTCCTTTTGCTTGCCCTGTTTTCCAACTGACTGTACCGATTTGAATCACTGGATCACCCGCAATCGGCGCAATGCGTTTAAAATAACGGTCTAACACTTTTGTAAGTTCTTGGATTTTTTCTTCTTTTTCCTTCATATTCAATCCTTCACGACTTGTCCAAATCTCTTTTACTTGTTGAACAAAGTCCTTGCCATTTACTACACCAGTAACCTCTTTCGCTTTGGGAGGTAAAGATACATGTTGTAGAGGAGGTATGCTTATTTTTGCACCTGGGGTTTTTGCAAATGCATCTTGAAGTAATGTTCCAACTTCTTCTGCTGATGTCGCATTTACCCACAACTGTTTTGCCACACGACGATATCCTTGTTGTGCCATAGGAAATTCACCATCATGACTATAACATTCAATATCCCAAAACGCATGATGAAAAGGAGCAGTTACAACTCCAGCAGGAGCTTCACAAGGACTTACGTCATTCCAATCCACATGAATTGATACTAAGGATTTATCATCCGATTCCTCTTCATATCCTTTTACATTTATCCACCCACACGGTTGAAGGTTTCGTATATGAAAGAAACGAAGCATTGGATCAATATTAGATTCATAAAGTTTACATTCTGTAAGCTTATAACGACGTACATCATACTCATTCATGAAGAACTTGCGAGCTTCATAAAAGGCTCTCAAAGAAGGTACTGTGAGTTTAACAAAAGGATAGGTACGTCCTCCAGTATATCCAAACAACTTTTTCTTTTGTACAATCTCAAATACAAATTTAGAAGCATTTTCTTTGAGTTTGGTTCGGACTGCCTCTTCGATTTTTGTCTTCCAACGTTTGGGTTCGTTTTCTGGCACGCTGATGTAAAAGAAGGGTTGAAATCCTGTAACTTCTACACGAACGGAAGTACCATCCTGTAACGCTCCAAATAAATGAATCACCAACTCACGATTTTCCAAAGATGACTCCTTTTTATTCTTATTGGAATGGCCTTCATATAAACTATCAGCATCCGAATCGGATTCACTGACATATTCAACCTCAATCGTATCTTCTGTTGCTTGGAGAACATGTTGGTCTTTGGCAACAGCATCAAATATATGAATACGATAATCGGGCATGGTAGTTTGGTCTACCAGTCAAACTTAGTTTTGAAGAATCATTTTTATCTTCTTCTTGTTTTTCTTGACTTTTTTGAACTTTTTCTTGTCTTTCGTTTACCACCCTTTAACATCAAGGATAAACTTCCTAAAATGCCAACGGGAATCACACCTTGACTCACTTCCTGGAGAGTTTGTAAAAGGGCACCTCCTTTCATAGTTTCAGAACTGTAGGAGGTGTTAGAGGAAATTACACCTGTGGCAGAGGCATTTTTGAGTGGAACATTTGCTATACGAGTCATGTCTTCGATAGATTTTGGTGTTGGAATAACATTGGTGGGTTTTCCTTCCGGTGAGGGAAATGATTCCAAACCTCCTTTTTCATTCACCACCATAACACTTGGAAGATACTCAAAATTCGCATTTTTTAAACTTGTTTTACTAATCATATCATCACGAACACTGACACGGTTGTGGATAGCTTCCTTTTCACACATGGGGTTCCAGATATCCTTTTGGAAGTGATGACAATGTCCACACCAATCCGCAAACACCAACACAACAGTCATTTTACCATTTTTCAAAATCTTTTCCAACTCTGGAATCTTGGATTCCATATCCACCTTTAACACGGATGATTTTTTCTTACCCATCTTCTAACATAGGTTTAGAAAGGAATGGAACTTCCCGTATTTATCATACTCCTCCTCCTCATTGTGGGAGGAATCTATTTTGGAACAAAATATTTTGAAAAGAAAGAGATTCGTAGAGAGATTCGTAAAGAGATCCAAAATGAAATCACCCCAACCTTAAAACATTCGGGAAATGAAGTTGTTGTCTATCAAGAAGGCGAAAATGCCCCCTATGCTACTTCACCAATAATGGATGTAGATGATTATGAATACAGTATGGTTTTTCAAAATGAAGGAGACAAAGCCATTACAAAAGCCCAACGCGATCGTTTGATGTCCCAATATCCTATGGATTGGACTACACAACCACCTAGTTCGGCACAATTCCAAAAAGGTTTAGAAGCCTTTGAAAATCAGCAAAAAGAAAACTTAGGAAAACCTGAATTTACTGTTGATTATTACAAAGAAGTTGATGGAAGTAATATGGTTCCTCCCGACAAGTTGGAACTTGAACAAAAAGAACGTGAAATATTAGCCACATATAAACCAAAAGACCCACAAAGTTTGAATACATATGATGCGAAAGACGCAAAAGAGATTATTAAACGTATTTATGATGCCAAAGGGGAAGTCGCACAGTACATAGAAGAACGCCCGGGTGTGTTTGTGATTTTAGACAAGTATAAAAAAAACAGAGAAGTCCAATGGGAAGATGATGTAAATCAACCACAACAAGCACCAGTAACAAAGGACGCAAATCAAAAAGCGGGTGAAAATACGATTGTTGTTCCTCCCGCTGCGTATGAATATTCAAGTGGATTAGACCCCTTTTTCACACCAAGTTCAAAAGTACGAGATGGAAAATGGGATTATACAAGTTGGACACCTGGTCTTGAACGTGCTTTCGCTCCAACTGAACCAAGAACCAACTGGTATTAAACCAAAACTCCTTTTACACATTATAAATGTCCACAACAGAAACTAAGTTAGATTCCGTTGTGAATTCTGTGATAAACTCCTTCAAACAACGAGCTGAGTTCGGACAAAAAAAATATGGAACCAACTTGGATCGCACAGACTTGAGCGTGTTGGATTGGATTCAACATGCGCAAGAAGAACATATGGACGCGATTTTGTATTTAGAAAAACTGAAACAACTTCATCAGCCAAAGGAAACCCCCTCTAACACAAATACATCTTCTAACACAACTTCAAAAAAAGTTGAAGATGATAAACATATGACACATTGGGGTTGCTAAAATCTATTCATTTGTATTACTATTACTATTATCTTCTTCAACAAGAACAAACAACTCCACAACAGAATCAGTAACAGGATTGGGGGGGCTAACTGCCATACCTAATGGTGGACCTGCGTAAGAAGCAGATTTTCGTCCTGTATGTTCTAAATGAATATTTGGTAACACAGTCATAAGAAATTGACAACAATATCCCATCCATTCACATAAACATTCTTGTATAATACATTCTTCTTCCAAACGAGTCATGATGTAATCTATATCCGTTTTGAGGTCTGTTTCGTAAAACGTACTATAATAAGCAAGATAGGAAATACTTTTGTAAATAAATTCTGGAATACATTCTTCAGGTAAATCGGCAGAAATAACTGCTTTCTTTATTCTTTGTGTATGATAATCTATTTTACGCACCATCATATATTCCATAATAGGAGTGATTCTCTTTACAACCCTATATAACTCATGCGCAATCTCTGAACTAATACGTAAAAGTCGTTTGAAATGAAGATGATTATAAAAGAAATCAGTTGGAGCAGGTGGAACACGTAACCAATCTATAACAAATGATTTACACATCCAGCACTGTGTATGATTTTTTGATACAGTTGACGTTAGAGAACGCATGTTGGATGGCATATTTGATGTTGGTAAATAAACATTCATACTACAAAATCATTTTTATTTTGCTTTGGCAAGATAAAAATGAAAAAAATGATTCTATTCAATACTATCTACATAGTAAGGAGTTACCAAAAATATCGTTTAAACGATATTTTGGAAACCCTTATTACATAGACCATAAATCAGCTAATACATTCCCTTTAACAACACCTTCTTTCTTTTGTGGTCTTTGACTCGCATCCCACACATTCGGACTTTGGCGCATTGGCAAAGGACGATCCATATTTTCAATGAATGAGGAAGGAGGTTGATAATCCGCAGCGCGTCGTGGTTGGGGCTGAAGTTGTGGTTGGAGACCAGCATTCATATTGGGCGCACCTGATCCAAAAGTGCTAAAGGGAGGTGGTGTATTGTTAATGAAGTCAACTGCTTCGTTAAAGGGGACAGTTGTGGATGGTCCAAAGCTTACATTTTGTTGCGCCTGTGCTTGTTTTTTTCGTGGTGCGGCAACGGGTTTCGGTACGCCAGCGGCACCAGCTGGTTTAGGGGGAGGTTCTGGTGTCATTGCTTGAATAATAGGATTGTGTTTTCGCAAATAATCAGATTCGTGGTGAGCCCAAGAAATCCATAACATGTTTGGCCAGGTAAAACGAACTTCAAACCCAGCCTGACGTAATTGAAAAACCAAATATACAATACAATCTTCCATATCCAACTTTGGAAGTCCCAGGATAAACGGCGGTACAGAATAAGTTAAAGAAGCTGTACTTCCGGATAGTTGAGATGTCGTATATATCCGATTGTAAATCTGAGTTAGCAACTGATTGTATGCCCGCAAACGAGCATAATCCCGACGGGATCTCTTTTCAAACAAATCTTTTGGTTCCAAACGAGGCACTTCGACAGTTTGTCGCTGCATCTACTCCTACAACAACTCAAAAGAAGCTCCGTACACTCCGCATACCTCCCCGTCGTCTTGCTCTTTGTGGCGGTGGAACTCGTTGTATCGCTCATGTGGGTGTCTTTAAGGCACTTCAACAAGAAGGATTGTTATCTTGTGTTCGTGAAGTTCTCGGTGTAAGTGCTGGCGCATTATTCTGTCTCCTCTTCACTCTTGGGTATTCACTTTCAGATATTGAACGTTTAGCAATCGAGTTTGACTTTGCCATGCTACGTACCATTGAACCAGATTCACTCTTCAACTTCCCTTTTACATTCGGTCTAGATAACGGCGATGGGATTGATAAGTTTTTAAGTTCACTCCTCAGTCGCAAAGGATTCTCTTCAACATGTACCTTCAAAGAGTTGTCCCAAAAAACGAACATACTTTTTCGCTGTTACGCAACCGATATTGATACAGGAAAAGTGTGTGATTTTAGTGTGAAAACAACTCCCAACCAATCCGTTAAGTTTGCAGTTCGTGCTTCCATGAGTTTACCTGTACTATACCAACCTGTGGTTGATCCTGCGACAGGACATTTTTTGATGGATGGAGGTGTTCTTCACAACCTCCCACTCGTCTTTCAAACTGATGAAGAGCGTGAAGATACCTTAGCTGTTTTATTTATGACAGAACCAAAAGCACATACAAAAGATTCGGATATTATTCATATTTTTCAATCTGTATATGACTCCATTACACATATGCGTAATATACCCTATATTACTCGCTATAAGGATAAAGTCTTAACGATTGATATCAAAGGATTTACTGCAGTTTCGTTTGATGAAACGAAAGAACAACGTAAACAACTGATTGAATCTGCATTTCAACAAACAAAAGACTTTCTCTACAAACCCTTTTACACTCCTGCTCGACGTTTTTCATGTGCATAATAAGGAAAACCTTATTAATCATTATAATTTTTTTCCAAACTATCGTTAAACAATAGTTTGGAAAAAATTTACTGCATAAATAGATGGCAAAGTTTCAGAAAAAAATCCTCAATATATTGATTGGGATTGCGGTTCTTTATTTTGTATATAGTTTATTTAAGAAAACCCTTGAGGGCTTTTCGGCTCCTGGAGGCTCTCCTTGTGATATGAATGAGGACTGTGATTCAAGTTTTTGTGATAAGAAGGAAGGGGTTCGAATGTGTTCTGAGGTACAGAATCAGATATCATCCGCTGGGAACTAGAGATTTTTTCTTTTAAAAGTTTTAAATAAAAAGCAACAGGACGTTCTACACATTGTTGCTTAGGTTTTGGATAGGTAAGACCCGTTACATAGGTCGCGATACGTTCGTTATTCATTTTGTGATTTCCCTTTTACATAGATCATTATTCAATTTTTGTTTTTATTGAATATTCTTTTTCAAGAACTCTTCCCAGCCACTGACATCGCGTTCACCAGTGTATTCTACGACTTTTCCGTCGGCCTTTTCCAACATGAAGGTGGGATAGCCACGAATGTTTTTACCAGCCATTTTTTCTTTGGAACCTTGTGCGTCTGCTTCCACCATACCTACAAAAACTGTTTTGCCATTCACTTGAATACTTCCTTTATCTGCTCCCCAACTTTTGAAGATTGGTTTGACAGTTTGGCAATGAGGACACCATTCGGCATAGTATAAGACAAAACTATCAGTGCCTTCAGGATTTTTAAATCCTTCTGTATACATAAACTTCAAAGCGAATAAAATGACTACGATTGCGATTCCGAGGAGTACTTTGGATTTCATCTGGTAAGTGTTTTCAAAATAAGAGTTAAACAAATTCTTTCACGATATAATAGGCGTGAAATATGGAACCATCAAATACACTTGTATTTTCTAAAGGTGAATGGGTGACTGTTCCGCTTCCTCCTGATCATTTAACATGGTCATTTAGTGATAAACTTTATTATGGCTCTATATGGGCTTTTGCCATAAGAGAAAAACATCTCAATGAACAACAAGCAAGTCAAATCGCAGAAGCAGTCGTATTCCAACGACTGTATCCGGGAATAACCATGTCACCTGACATGCAACGTTTATTAACTTATCTCTATCAATCCGATGAATCTTTAGAAGTCTCGGGGCATTAACATGAAGCTCCATAAAACCAAAAAAAACAATCCTGCGTGTATGAAAAACCCTGTTGGTGTTGGACATCCTCCTTCACTCGCAATCGTTACCCAACTACCTACAAACTTTTGTAAAAGCTTATAGGTTTCGGGATTTGCGATTAAGAAAAAAATCAACGTTGTATAAGCTGCGTATTTTGCTTTTAAAGCAAAATTTATGCTTTGCGTTGGGATTTGTGGTTGTGGTTGTGGTTGTGTTTGCGTTTGTGTTTTTGTTTCGGTGTCTTTGCCCGTTCCTGACTTCGTTGTGCTCGCAGACATTTACTAACTTCAGTGGGAGAGTATGTTGTGTCATTAAGACGAGCCATATCTTGGAGACAGTTCAAATACAAAAATGTGACAGCTCCTAAACTCACACCACCATCTTCAATCATATTACGTTCTTCATTTGTTAGGTGTATGTCTTCATCCCCAACACCCTTTAACACTACATCTTCACTTTCATCATCATACAAAATATAAGGTTCAGAACCTAATGTTTGTTCAAAACGTTCAGGTGGATGACTGTAAAAGGTAATGGGTTTTGATAGACTACTCAAAAACTCTTGTTCTTCCTCTGTGAAGCGACCTTGTATTGCGTTTTCTAAACTTTCCATCACAAGTTTTGAGGTTTCATTTCGTACAGGTGAAAATATAACCGCCCCTTTTTCTGTTTGAAGATTTTCTGCCTTACCAAAGGCTGGCGAATGAATAACTTCATTTGCCTCGTCCAACATTTCATTTAACAAATGTAAAACTAATGGACATTGTCCCAAATCATCTAATGTCGCTCCTGCTTTGTCTAAAAACTCCTGGACATCATATTTGTTTTCCTTCATGTGAAAGAGTAATAGAGTTAACATTGTTTCACAATTGTCTTTTCCACCACCACCTTGACCTGCTTTTCTCGTTATAACTGTTTTTTGAGTTGGTCCTCTGCTTGTTCCTGTAGAAACTGGTTTCCAAGCTGGTCTTTCCTTTTGTTGTCCTTCTTTTTGATGAATATTATGTACCATTCCACGCACAATACCTGAAGGGCGTTTGATTTCTGTGATTTCTTCTATAAGTGTTCCAAGTTCTTCTGAAAGTCTTCCAACTTGTTGCGAAAGTTTCGCAACTTCCTCTCGCAACCCTGCGTTTTCAGCTTGAAGAATTTCAACTTCAACTTGTAATTCTCCTTTTTCTTCTTCACTTGTTTTCAAAGATATCAGAATGCTATCAATTTCTTCATTCTTTCTCTGAATTATGCGTGTAAGTTCTTCAGATTCTGCTTCATATTCTACACGAATACGCTCTTTTTCTTCTTCAGATGCTTGTACCTCTCCTTGAAATCTCTTCTCTAATTCAATAAATCGTTCCTCTCTCTTTTGCTCGTCCTCCTTTAACTTTGCTAAACGTTGTTTGAAAAGATCAGCTTGTTGTTCCGACATTTCTTTTACAGCAGAGGCAATCTTTGTTTCTGCCTCTTGTTTTGAAACTTCTGTTACATCTTCTAACGCTTTCACATGTTGTTCTTCTAACATTTTAATTTGTTTTTGTAAGTTACTTACTTCTATATCAGATTCTCCTTTGACTCCTTGTAAAATAGTTAATGCTTCACGAGCTTGACTCAACGCCTGTTGTGTATCTTCAAAACTTTTTTGTTGTCTTTCATTTTCACTACGAAGATCATCAACTGTTTTTGTGTGAGTTGTTTGAAGATTCGCAATGTTTTGTTGGCGTTTTTGTTCGGCTTCCTGTAAAAGGGATTGTTTTTCTTCTTCTAGATCTTGAAGTTGTTGTTTGAGTTCTGCCACACGTTGTGGGTCTACCATCCCCTTTAACTTTTCTTCTAAAACATCTTTTTCCGCTTGTATACGCAAACGTTCTGTGTCATGTTCAAGTTGTGTAAGTTGTGTTTGTGATTCCAATGTATCGCGTTGAATATACAAATCCTGCATGCGTCCAACCACATCCGTAATTTCTTTCGAAAGAACTTCAAGACGTCCCTCTAACTCCTTGATTTGTCTATCTTTTTCTTCAGAATGAGCGGTTGATTCTTCAAGAAGCTTTTTTAATCGTTCCTCACAATCCTCTTTTTCTTTTTGTAACACCGATTCTTTTTTCTTTGATTCTTCAATCTGTTTTGTTAGTTGTCCACGAAGCACATCACGCTCCTGTGCCATTTGTTGGATTTTTACTTCTTGTTCTTCAAGATCATCTAATACTTTTTGTGTACGAGAATATAGTTGTTGAAAAGCTGTACTTGTTTGTTCTGTTATTTTGTCTAACTCTTCTTCGCGTGCTTCACTTTCAACAAGACGTGTGTCTGTAGTTTGTAATCTCCCCTCTAACTCCTGTTTTTGTGTTTTTACTGTTGTAAGTTGTTCTTGAAGAGTTTGTAATAGAGTTTCAACAGCAGATGCCTCTTCATTGAGTTTTGAAATCGTTCCTCTCATTTCCTGTATCATTGTTTCTTGTGTTTCTTGTGTTCCGTGATTTGTCAATAAATTTTGAATTTGTTCTGCCTTATGTGTATCTTCAATAAGTAAGGCATCGTATAAAACACGTAGTTGTTCAAGAGCTGTTACTGTATTTTGAAGAAGAGTCGTTAGTGTTTGACGCTGTTCATAGACTTGTTCTAACTGTATGGTGAGTTCTTGACGAAGTTGTTCGCATTCTTGAAGACGTTGTTGAAGAACAGTATTTTCCGCTGTTTTATCTTGTAAAGTTTTTTCAAGTTCTTCAATTAGTTCTTGAAAAGCAGGAACTGCCTCACGTAAAAGGGAAAGATTTGTTTCTATTTGTTCGATTTGTATTACCATTTCTAAACGTTCTTCATTGATATTTTCGAGTTGTTTGCGTAACTCTTTATTTTCACTTTTTTGAAATCGTATTTCTTGTTCATTCCCTTCTACATATGCTAAAATCTGTTTACGAATTGTTTCACTGTTCTCCTGTGATTTTTTCAAAATACTTTGCGCAAAACGATACAATAATCTTGAAATATCCGTATCCCCTTCTTTCATACTCGTTGTAAGCGAACGGATACGTTCTTCAAGGTCTTCATTTTGTGTTCCTAACTCTTCAAGATTTCTTTTTGTCAGAGCATGTTTAATACGAATAAGTTGTATATGTATGGTATGAAGTTCAGCAAATGTCTTCAACAAAAAAGACAACACTTCAACCATTTTCGTCATATCCTCTAACTCTTTTCCATCAACCATTGAAGATGGATCCAATGTTATTTTTAATAAATTCAAAATATCTTCATATAACTCACGACCTTGAATAGGTATATTTTTTCCTTTAAATTTCCCTTGATTATCAATGTAGTTTTGGAAAATAAAAACTAAACGACGAAAATCATCATCTGAAAATCCAGGAGCGCGACTTAGTAAGTCTTTTGTCTGAATTGCTTTGTTTGCTTCAATTTCTTCTTCTGGATTATCTCCATAGAGCAAACATTGTTCTTCTTTTATATCCATTGTATTTAATACATCACGCAAACCCATCAACACCTTTTGCTTTTTTTCCATATACAAGGTATCTTCGCCAATGGCTTGTTTGGTTGCTTTGGTTTCTTGTATAAGATTATTGCGACGATACTCGATAGATTTACGAAAATCTTCACGGAGTTGTGAATCGCAAGGAACTTTTTCATTAGGTGTTAAAGGTGTGTAGGCAATCAATAAACGTGTTTTGAACTTTTTCACATCGGCTATTTTTTTATTTCCAAAAACAAAACGAAAGATTTGCTTCAATGTGGAACGACGAATCTTATCCGTTGGTTCCAACCAACCCAAATACATGCGGTCAAAATCTTTTGACGTAAAATAAGTTTCGGGTTGAAGTACAGGTTCTTCAATAACATTTTCTGAACTTTCAAATCCAATCGCCTTCACCTCCTTTAACTCTTCTGGTTGTAAAGGTTCCGCAGGACCATTGCGGGTGGCTGTTTTAGAAAAATCAAACACTTCGCCATAAATTGATATACGTGTATCTAACTCTTTTGAATGTATCAACCCAATCTTAAAAGGTTTATCATCTTTTGTTTCCCACCATTTCTTTTTGTCTTCTGTTGAATATTTCATAGGTGATGAACCAAATAACACATCAAATCGTGGAGCTTGAAAGGAAAGATTAATAGTTTGTTTAGGATCTTCTCTAAATTTGCGCAATCCAGTACTGTATTTTGCATTTGGATCTGGCTCTGGTTTTGGAATTAAAGTTGATTTGGGGTCGGCCATCTAATGTGGAGTAGCAGAGAAGTTTCAGATATGACAACGCAAGAAGCAAAAATATTTAATCCATGGAATCCTCGTAATAAGATTATTGATGATGGTATGATTATTCAAATCCTTTCTAAATATGGTGTAAAAGAGTTACCACCACAACCTCAGCTTTTCCGTCAAGCTTGTGTTCATAAATCCTATGTTGATCGAAGTGAACAATGGGCGGCGGAAGCTGTTGAAGGTCAAGAACAAATCCTCGCTGAACGTCCAGCCAACTGTCTGCCTCTTCAAGATGCAGACAATGAAGAATGTGAGTTTGCCGGCGATTCCCTTCTTGGTTGTGTTGTCGCTTTGTATTTGTATGAACGATTTGCCGGGAAAGGTGAAGGCTTTCTTACACGTCTCCGTACACGCATTGTGAATAATAAAATGTTAGGTGCACTTGCAAAAAAAATGGGTCTTGAACCCTGGATTATCATCAGTCGTCATGTTGAAGAAGTATGTGCAGGTGGCCGTGGTAATCTTCGCCTATTAGGTTCTATGTTGGAAGCCTGGGTGTACGCACTTTACAAAAACTTTGAAAGCGAATCCAATCCCGGTCAAGCTTTTACCATCGTACAACGCTTTCTTGTAAGTGTTATTCAAAAACATGTAAACTTCGTAGAACTTATTACAGACGATAATAACTTTAAAGATCAACTCCTTCGCTATTTTCAAGCTAAATTTCACCAACCTCCCCGTTACAAAGAAGTGGAAGTTGTTGGGCCTCCTCATGACCGCACATTTACTATGGGAGTTGTGGACCCAATAGATGATAATAAAATCATTGCAAGATCAACTGCACGTAATAAGAAAGTGGCAGAACAAGATGCAAGTCGCATTGCATTACAAAAACTACAAGGAGATTCTGATTCTGATGTCTAAGGAGGAGGGTAGGAAGCAAGTTATTTTTTCAATATAGACTTTACAAACAAGATTAGATGGCGTCTTCCTTGCCCAAACTACAATTCAAAAGTGTCAAAGTTCGGTTAGCGAATACATATGAACAGGAAGAATACAAAGATGCCATGAAAGACCAAACATCAGATTTATTAGCTTTTGTTCGCAAACAACCAACGGAACAAGAAGATCAGCCTGTTACAGAACCCAAGATTGTCGCCAAAAGTATTAAACCAATGTTTGGAAAACCCAAGGCAAAAGAACTTGTCGAATCAAAAACACCAAAAACACTACAAAAACCCAAAGATATCATGATTGAACCAAAATCATTAACCCCAGAGGAAATAACACTACCCCTCCCTATGGCACAAATCGAAAAGTACAGCGACACACTTCAAGAACATGCCATTGAACTTCTAGCTTCCGAATACGAAAACCCATATGGAGATAAATCACTCAATCCTATTTATCCAATCCAAACTCGTATGGGGTTTCAAAAAGAGATTTTAAAAGTCTTTCACCGATTTATGAAGTCAGGTGAAGATATTATGAAAGAACCTGACTATAACGCCTGTAAAAAAATGGGATTAGGCGCACAACAAGAAGTGGAAATGTATGAGTATCAAAAGTTTATTCGTGAATATATTCGTCAAGCCACTCCTTATCGCGGTGTTCTTGTATATCATGGTTTAGGTTCAGGTAAAACCTGTACTGCGATAGCAGCTGCGGAAGCACTTCTTGGCGTAAGTCGCAAACGTATCATTGTCATGACACCTAGTTCTTTGCGTGATAACTTTATTCGTGAAATGACCTTTTGTGGTTTCCGTCATTTCCGCCTTCAAAACTTCTGGGTGGAACTTGATGGAACTGATCCAACGATTGGACTTTTTGCGCGTGAAGTACTTGGACTTACACCTGAGTACTTGAAAAAAGGTCCTGCCATTTGGGTTCCCGATTTCAGCCAAACCGAACCCAACTTTAACTCCTTAACCAGTCCACAACGCCAACAAATCACCCAACAAGTTATCCATCAAATCAAATCACGTGTTACATTTGTTAACTACAATGGTATTACTTCAACTCGTCTCAAACAAATCGCATGTGCAACTCCCGATGCGAATGGGTATGGATTTTTTGATAATGCCGTCATTGTGGTTGATGAAATCCATAACTTGACGCGTTTAATGCAAGGAACAATTGACCCTTATGTGAAGATTTTACCAGGACATAAACGCAAAATCGCATATGAACCTGTGAAACCTGGACGTTGGGAACCTGCTCTTTGTAAAAAACACGTTGACCCTCGTCGCAAAGGACTTACAAACTATCACCGTGGATACCTCTTTTACAGACTTCTCGCCACTGCACGTAACAGTAAAATTATTGGATTATCCGGCACACCTCTCATCAACTTTCCTGAAGAGTTAGGTATTTTAACAAATGTGTTAGGTGGATATATTCACACATCCTCTTTTACAGTTAAACAAGGAAATCCACAAACGAAAGCCGCAATTGAAAAGATTTTACAAGATAACGCATTTGTGGATTTTGAAGAAGTCATAATTCAAGGTTCTTCAATTTCTGTTATGTTCACTTTACTTCCTGAAGGTATGGGTAAAGTGCGTGATAAAGATGGTACATTAGGCACACAACAACTCCCTCCTACACAAACATCACCCACTATCCAAGAAGTCACACAAGAGATTATTAAACTTCTCGTAAGTATGAAACTCACCATTAACGGTGAAGCTGTCTTCAACTCAGAACCCCTTTTACCCCCTATTAGTGAAGATTTCCGCAACAACTTCCTTGAAGAAAATGGTTCTGATTTGAAGAATACAGTTGTATTGCGCAAACGTCTTCAAGGGTTGATTTCTTACTATCGTGGGAGTAAAAAGGAGTTGATGCCTATGGTAACAAAGGATGAACTTGTTCGCGTCCCTTTTTCTCCTTATGCGCAAAATGAATATATGCGTGTGCGTGGTGAAGAACTCAAAGTTCAAATGCAAATGAAAAAAGGCCCACAAGGAAAACTTCCAGGTATTGGTAACAAGGCAGGAGAACTTTGGGCACAGATTTACGATCTTTCTGCTGGGAAAGGTTCTAACAGTTATCGTATGTCCAGTCGTCAAGCCTGTAACTTTGCCTTCCCAGAATCCATTGTTCGTCCTCGTCCTGGAACTCTTGAAGAAGTCAATAACGAAATAACGGATGATACTGCATTTTTATTTGATGACGGTATAGTTCAAGCTGACGAAGAACAAATCATTCTTCCAAAAGATGAAGAAGATGAAAATGATGTAAAACTTGCCCAACAAGAAGATGAAGAAATAGAACAAGATACAAAAGCGGAAGCGTTGGATAAAGCGAAAGAAGCTGGGGACGATGATTTGATGAAATCGATTGAAGCTGAAGATAAACCTGAACTTATTGGTCAACTGGAAGCACAAGGTGAAGAAGGAAAACTTGTTCCCGCTGTCGAACCAGGAAAAACACTCGCTGAAGTCAATGCACTCACCGCGCAACGTGAAAAAGAGTTGGCTGAATGTCGCAGTGGTGTTATCAAAGGAGAACCCTATGTGAATGCTATTCGTCGTGCTAAAAACTGCTTAGAGAAGTTTGTAGGTTCTAAACTTCGTTTGTATCCCATAGGAAAGAAAACAGTCGATCAAGTTGCAGCGGGCGTTCCACCTGTTCCCAGCTTGCTCATGAAATATAGTCCTAAGTATGCAGCGATTCTTCAAAATGTTTTAACAGCTCCTGGAAGCAGTCTTGTCTACAGTCAGTTTTTAGACATGGAAGGCATTGGTATCTTTTTAATTACACTCAAAAAGAACGAGTTTGATCCTATTGTGATTGAAGGTGATGCGACATTAGGCTTTCGTTTTAGTGCAGCCACTGTAGAAAGCTTCCAAAAACGTCCCAAACGTTACCGTTTCCTCTCTTTTACAGGTGGTGAAGATTCTGTTATTCGTTCCATGGCACTTCGTGTTTTCAATGCCAAATATCGTGAAGACGAAACAGGTGTTGGAAGTTTTGTAGAACTTCCCCCTGAAATGTCAAAACTTCTTGTGGATACTGGATTCAAAGGGAATACAATAGGTGAAATATGTCGTGTCTTTTGTATTACATCCGCAGGCGCAGAAGGGTTGAGTTTACGTAATGTCCGTCGCGTTCATATCATGGAACCCTATTGGAATCATGTGCGCACAGACCAAGTGAAAGGTCGTGCAGTTCGTATTTGCTCCCATGTAGATTTGGATTGGAGCGCGAATCCTGCTGAAAATCAACGCACAGTTGAAGTCTACACATATTGCTCCGTTTTTGACTCACAAGCACTTATTAAAGCCGATGGAACAGGGGTTTTCCCACGCATCGATCAAACCATTTTAAATCAAGATGGGTTGAATGAAAAAGATGCCAAAGAGGAAGGATTTCCTATTCCAGACGGTGCCAAAGATTACATCGTGACAAGTGATGAATATTTATATGCCTTGAGTCAAAAGAAAAAACTTGTATTAGAAAATATTCAAAATCTAATGAAAACAAGTGCTGTAGATTGCGAACTCAATGTATTTGATAATCAGGATGATGGGCTTGGATGTATTCGTTTGGGTGGAAATCCTGAACAATATGCCTTTCACCCTGTTTTAGCAAAAGATATTGCCATCACTGCTACAAAATTCCAAGAAGAAAAACAAGTGGAACCAATAAAAGGAGTTCGTGTTGAAGACGCAACAATGGGAACCAAACTCCCTTTGGCACCTCAAAAGGCAAAACTTGTGGAAGCCCGTAAAATCAGTTTTGGTGGTAAAAAATATTTTGCCATTCCTATTCAAGAAAAGGCAAGTGGTACTGTATTGCGTTACGATTTGTATGACATCAATGATGTGTATCGTACAAAACGTTTAGGAACATCAGAAGCTGATGCGCAAGGAAGACCCACTGCGGATATTACAATTTTATAAACTAGTCTTTACTTTAGTCTTTACTTTAGTCTTTACTTTAGTCTTTACTTTAGTCTTTACTTTAGTCTTTACTTTAGTCTTTACTTTAGTCTTTACTTTAGTCTTTACTTTAGTCTTTACTTTAGTCTTTTCTAGGAAATCTAGAAATCCATTTACCATCTATTTCTGTTTTTAACAGCTCTTCTGTGTCAATATAATTACGGAATCCGTGAATATACGCCACATCTCCTGTAAAACTTTGACTTTGCCATGAAACACGTCCTGAAGCATCTTTATAGTTGGGTCCTGTTCCTCCTAATACTAAATGGCCCGCATTGCGACGATCGTTCATAGCATTTCCATATAAAATCGCACCTGATCCATTTTGTCTCTGCTTCATCCATCCAAGAAGCTGACGACGACCCGCATCACTTTTTACATAATCATATTCATAGACATGTAAATCAAAGTTACGAATACCAAAACGATCTCCCACGTATTGTATTACCAAAAAGTTCCATTTGTTAATATACACAGGATGTTCTTCTGTCATCCCCCCTTTCCAATGACGAATAAAATAACGATTTCCTTGACGAACTAAATAAGCACCATATCCAAACTGGTTTTTAAAGTTGATATGATGGAATAAACTCACAGACGCACCATCCGCAATATTTCCCATGGGACGAATCAAAAGAGTTATTGTTTTAAAAGCAGTAAAAGCAAACTGTGATGTAGTGTGCCACCAACTTCCTGTGTTAAAGGTTAGGTATTTTCCACCCATTGAACTTTGCGCAACAGTTGAACGTGTATCAATATCAAAACTCCAAATGGGTTGACCTGTTCCCCACGCATAAGCCGCTTGGCCATTCCAACGCTTTTCAAACAATCCCAACTTACTTCCATTGCCGATATTTTGACGTGAACATATTTCATATTGAAGCCATGGAGCTAATGGTTCCTGTGTAACATAGAGATTTGCGCGATTCGCAAAGGAATCTGCTGGATTCATTTCAGGTCCATTGCCCAACTTATAACGGAAATCACATGTTGCTAAACCACCTCCTTGAAACCATTTTGTTACAATCATATTCTTTTCTGTATTCTTTGTACCACCAATACGATATTGTCCACTTTTATACCAAGTTGGTCCTTGATAACGCCAAGAACCCCAATCATTCATCTTATAACTCGTATTTTCAAATGGATTCTGATTCATACTCAACATAAATCCATCATCCGTTTGAACGGCGAATGAAGCCGTTGTATCCGAATCAGGACGTATTTCAAAAGCACTTGTAAAGGCAATATTATCACCTGGAACACCCCATTTGTTCATTAATACATTTTTATCAGGAAACGAAGGAATCACTTCACCATCTTTGGCAAGTCGTAAATCACAACGTAAAATGATTGGTGCGTTATTGGTATTACTCGCATCCACTAAATCAATCCAGACAGTTTCCGCACCGCGTGTATTTTCATCACGAGGTAAATCATTTATCTCTCCCGCAGTATTCATACCAATGAGTTCCATAATCGCTTGTTGATTCACAATTTTGTCTGTTGATTTCGTTTTACCTAATAAACCATTCACATAATCCAAATAAGCCTGTTTGGTTTTTCCCTTGAAACTTCCCAACATACCATATCCACTCCCTTTTTCTGTTCCTCCACGGTTCAACCAATCCTCTTGAATACACTTTACAGTCTGTTCATTGATAACTGTTGTATTTGTTATCTCATTACAAAAGTTGAAGTTTTCAAATTCTCCAGCTTTCAAACATAAATCACGCGCAGCCATACCCAACTTGGCATTTTTTGAATTTGCATTGTTTACAAGATTATTGAAGTCACTCAAAGCAGTTCCCAAAGCAGTAGAACCATCTTTAACAATCGCTCCAGTAATATTTGGATTGGCTGTTGTTTGATAAGCAGTAAAAGCAGGATTCGTTCGTAGCACGGTATCATAGTCTTGTCCTTGTTTGGATTGACCTAAAGCAGCTATCAATGTTCCTTGGTCTGAACAACCTGCTAAACGAGCTGCGAGAACTACACAATCGCGTGTTAAAGGGGGTTTACAACCTTCCAAATCATCTAACGAAACACCACCACCCCCAAGAAAACCTTCATTGCGTATGTATTCGCTTCGAAATCCTTCATTGGATGGACATCTATTTGGACCAGAACCACCCGCAACAATATTTTGGGGTTCACACTTCAAAGGTGCCTCGTTGGGATAACGAGCCTTGTACCCTCCCGCTGTTTTTTCCACAGGTATGATGGCTCCCGTTGTTTTACAAAATCCACAGACCTCTGCGTACTGACCCAATAACTTCAACTGGGAACATTTTGAAGCACTTGCACAAATTTTCTGAGTAACTTCTTTTTCAGCTTGTGCCAAATCCCAATACCATTTACCACCTCCTTTTACACTATCACGAACAGGTCCTTGCGCTGTTCCTAAAGCACCCTGATTGACAGCTGGATTGATTCCATTTGAAGGTTCATAAATCCAACCACATCCCGCGTCATAGTAGGAACGATTTGCTTGATCGCGTTGAAGACGACGGAGACCCTCAATCCCTTTATAACTGCGACATTGATTTGCAGCTTGGTCGGATACGTTTTGATTTGTTTTGGTTGTGTCCACAAGATTTGTACCAACAGGTGAAGCACGTTGAAGCAAACTTGCGGGCACATTGGTCATATTGGGTGGATTAACATTTCCAACTTGTTGAACTTGGTTCGTTTGGCGTAACAAGTTCGACAAGGAACTTTGGACTCCTTGCATTCTATTTTCCTTTCTGTATTTTATTTTTTGTTATTACCTTGTTTTACAAACTTGTAAAACAAAAATTTGAGACTTCAGTATTTGCCGCTTCATAATAACGATCACTCATAAACAATGTTACATTTCCTGTAAAACGTTTAGAAGGCTGTGTTCCTGTATAAGTTCTTGCGTTCATTGTAATCGTTACTTGATTTCCGTTACATTCGATGCGAATCTTTGACTCTTGATTCATAGGAACGGCATCTGTATCAATACCCCAGTTACCGTCACGCGCATCACTGATACGAATATGTAGACGGGTATTTCCTGGGAAAAACCAAATCGCAAGAGCACGTTGGCCTGTACTACAACAGTCTCCAGTATTTTGACCAAAACGTAAAATATTTGACCAGTTTCCACGATTACCTCTTGGTTTCAATGTAAAACTACATACATAGTTTTCAGGCATTCGGAAACCATCTTTAACAATTGAACCACTACGTGGAACAAAGTTTGTTGGATATCCACTATCACATACCAAAGGCTTTTCACCACTTGTAACAGTTCCACTCGCATTTAATCTGATTTTTCCAAGGACAGGATCCGCAACAGAAACACCAAAACATTTTGCCCATGAATCCTTTTTACCTCCTTCTACATCGCGTTTGTTGATATCCAAACTTCCAATCGCTTTATCAAAAATATCAGATACGTAACGACGAACCGCTTCAATCCCTTTGTATCCACGATATCCACGCGCAACTCCCATAAGTTCTGCTTCACCTTGTGGTGTTTCTGGATTCATTGCCCCTGCTGGTTGACAGAACTGTACATTCTTTCCATTCAAACTTGTAAAACTTTGTGACGCATATTTATAGGTATTTCCCACACGCTTGTTCTTTTCACTTGCGTTACTGTACAAATATACTAAACACTTTTTATCGGGAATCTCTGTGTTGTTTAAAAACTTGTCACAAGGAGTTGTGATATCTACACCGCGACATGCCATGGAAATAGCAGGATCTCTGTCCGCTAAAGTAGCCTTTTCACGAATCCAACTCAAAAAGTTAGCAAGTGTCATGTTACCCGCAGGTGGGTTTTTGTAATATGTACCATCACTTGTACAACCACCCTCTAACACCTTTTGACGTAGGCACTCTGCACTATAACTGCCTGGAGCTTGTCCCTTTGGTTTCAAACATGGGTCATCAATTAACAATTCCGCAGATGCTTGTTGCGTCATATATGGACCCGCTTTACAATCGTAAGCAGCCAACTGGTCAGGATCAACAAATGTTAAAGGAATACTTCCCTCTAACACCAACTTATCACCTCCTGGTTTGCCTACCATAAGTCCCAAACTTGTACGACGAGGAGTCGAACCAGTTATTGCGTCTTTTTCAATAATCGTTTGTAAGTTCAAACGATAGGTACTTCCATTTGGATTTACCGACTCAATACGACCAAATACTGATGGACCATTTACAGTTTCCCCTTTTACAACTTCAACTTGAATATGTGCGCCTTCGGCAACACGACCTAGTTCAATCTTTTGTAATGGACTCATTATGAGATTCATTGAAGTTCCCTTTTGCTGTCCTGCGATACGAACTGTCACAACACCTTCGCCTCCTAATAATAATGTTAAAGGTTGGAAACCACCCTTTGGATCAATCCAACTGAATTCCTTATTGGCTTGACATATACCACAACTATTCCCAACAATACCCCCATGACGACACTCTAAACGTTTTTGGAAAGTGTCGTATGATTGTTTATCAATCGCTAAAACTGGTAAGGCGTCTTCAGAAGTTGAAGCACCTTTACATACACCAGCATTCAAACTTGGAATTACATGTGGAAATTGATATCCATTTGTTTTTCCAACAGATACAGCTTTTTCCTTATCTTTATCATACACAACGACACCAGTTGGTTTGTTGAAACTTTCGCCGGTAATCAAAGAGCCTGATGTTAAACACATACCACAGTTTTGTACAAACTTTGGATCGCCAAATGGATCGGGTTGCGTACCACGTTCCTTACAAAATTGTACAAGACCCAAAAAGCTGTTTTCCGTATCAATACGTGGTGAGTTTTTTATAGAAGGGTCGGTGTATGTAAAAGAACCTGTACCAGAGGGAACTGCTGTCGGAATATTCAAAGCAGATTGTGTTACATTACGAATTATGTTTGCGTTCTCTTCGGAAATCCCAATCGGAGCTGCTGGATTGTTTAATGGATTCTGTTGAGAAGCCAATGGGTTTCCACGGTCTTGTACTTGTTCTTGAACTGTACTAAATCCTTCCCACACATATTTTGATGTTATTGTCCAGAGGAAAATAACAACAGCGAGTATTCCTATTAAAAGAAGAACCTTGGGTTCCATTCTATCGTTGTAGGTTATTAGTTCTTTATAAATTATCAGGTCGCAAGAAACCCGTAGAATCCATTTCGCGTACAATTACACGCATAGAAACTTGTACTTGATGACTTTGATTCAAGAATCTTCCCTTTGACACAGAGTTTGAAATCAAAAAGTCAGATAAATAACCACTTACTACTTGATCATCAATACCACCAGGTGCCACAGGGTATAATCCACCCGTTAAAGCAGGGTCAATAAACTTACCACGTACCAAAATAGCATTTGCGTACCCTTGTTTATTGTAACCATCCGTGAAGACCCATGAAGAAGTATCTGTTCCCGTAATAACACCAGTCCCCACAACTAAATGACCACTGTCCTGTTGAAGATACGTTAATGTATCTTGAAGTTGTGTGACTGCAGAACCTGTTGGGTCAGTTGACCAAGTTAAATTCTTTATTACAATACGATCCCCCTTTGACACCGTCCAATGATTGAAGTAAGTATTTGTTTGAAGCCAGTAATAGGCAGAACCTGAAATATCTGTAGCAGAATCATTCACATAATCTGTAGCTGATAAAGCACCACCAGCCGTCATAACAGCATTTGTCATAGCGAAAGAAGGAATGATTTGTTTGATATCTAATGTATCAGGAATACTGCTTAATAAACTTCCATCGGGACGTTCAAAACGAAAAGTGAGTTTTTGAATGGTTGACAAAGGAGTTGGGGTATACGTCTTTTGACATTTCAAGAACTTAGGAATCATAGCAAAGTATCCACGAGCAGTTGCGTTACTTGTATCAGAAATCCAGTTGGCATCATATTGAAGAACACCAAACGCAGAGTTCAATCCTTGATTTGTGCCAAAGTTGTTATTGTCTAGTTCAGGAATACGTACTTGAATATAAGGATATGACAAAATATTCATATTAATACTTGAATCGTATGAATCTTCTCCTGTTTTTGTCACTAATAAATCAACACCTTCACCTGGCATAATAGCTTTGACAAACTCCACACGGGTTATGTTACGAAATTTCACGGTGGATGTGGGTGAGAGTCGGAGTCCAGTTGGTGTATTAGAAGGGTCAAAGTTAACACTAAAGTTGTAACGGGTTTCTTGAGAGTTAGAAATCCAATCACGGTCTCCAGAATATACAAACAAGTTTAACTCAGTTTCCTTCATGGTCATGATATCAGGTTCACGTGTAATAATCATTTGTTGTCCAGAACTTTCACGAGCAAATGGAATATTTGGTTGGGCAATGGTGGGATTGCCTGCAGATGTATTTTGATTTTGATTTTGAAATTGATTCATTGTACGACCAATTTGTGTTTTATCACCCATAAACAATGCACGCATGTCGGGTGGGGGTGGTAATGCCAACTGTGATCCCGCCATAGCCCGTTGTTCCAATCGGCCCCGTTCACGATCTGCAAAAGCCTGTTCCGCTTCTTCATCTGCCCGGCGCTTATCACGTGAAAATGAGTCTGTTGCATTTGCAAAACTTTGTTGACCGGTTGACGTTTTCGCTTGTTGTTGTTGAAGTAAAGCAGTACGTTTTGCTTCTTCTTCACGTTCTTCTTTCATACGTTCAAAGATATCCATGCTAACTGGTCCTTCATCTTGTAAACTCAAACGGAAGTCTTGAGGAGGAACAGTTTTACGTTGTTCTTGTCGCTGTGATTGAAGTTGTGTAAAAGCATTACTCACATCCATTTGACTGCGTTGTGGTGTACGATCTTCAATATATCCATTCATTTGAACAGGTTGTTTTGAGGGACCTTCTTCAATATCCGAAAGTACAGAACGACCTGAACTACGCTGTTTGCGTTCCAAGTAAGATGTATAGTCAGGAAGAGTTAACTTCAATACTTCACGATTCATATCTTTTACATTCATATTCCCACTTTCCACACGATTGACTTCATTCATATAATGGTCAACAGTTCGTACCAAACGTTGTGCCTGTTTTTCTGTTAAATCACCACCCATACGGCGAGTTATATCTGCGTATAGAACTCGCTGTAACATTGCCTTGTTTTTTTCACCCAAAAAAGAGTCAGACCCACTCATTCTATACAGGCATACAGAATCCCATTAAACCTATTTTACGCTAAGTAAGGCTTTCCGAAATAATGTTTTCCAGAATATCTGGAAAACATTCTTTTACACCAAAACTATATTTGGGAGAACATTCTATTACGTAGAGAATAACCAATCTCTCATATCCAACATGAAACGATCGGGAGGAGCACGGCGACAAAATTTCAAATATGATTCTCCACCTATCATGCGGTCCAAGAAGTATAAACAATACATCCCACATTCCGAGTTTTGTCGTTGAAATTGACGACCATTCCAACCCAGTTTCATTGTAGGTTCTTGAATCGTTAACCACTGCATAAATCGATATATCTGTTTTGGTGGTTCCATGCCATACGAATCAAAGTAATAACATTGCTTTTTAGCAACATCAATAAAATTTGCTACCCAATGTGAACCACTTTTGTAATGTGGATCCAAGTTATACACAATCCCCAACTTTGTTTTCCCCTTTAACTCTTCTCCATCCAAATCTAACTTACACATTTCATCAATCAAACAATGTTTTGTATTAGTTCCACGACTTTCCGCTGAAGAATCCGCTGCCGCTGCGAAATCAATTGGGTAAGGACCTAGAAACTTGAATTCTGGATACGCCTCTTCATATTGTTTCATAACATCCCGAATATTATTGGAATCTAACCACTTATCGGGGTCATCTTTCCATTCCACAGGCTGAGCAGGACGCAACCATTTCGCTGCTAACTCTTCCTTTTCTTTGGGTGTCAAAGGGAGTTTATTTAATAATGAACGTTGATTTTGAGGGTCAACGCCTAAATGTTTTCCCACTGCTTTTATACGTTCATCAGAACTCATTGTTCCTGTTCCTGCTCCTGCTTCTTGTTGTCCGACAAATACCTTCTCTAACACATCCATTGGTAAGCAACCTCCCTTTGGTGTTTCACGACCGACACGTGGATGACATTGACTTGGTCCTGGATACGCACGTATCTCCTTTTTGCTCCCTCCTTTTTGGCCTGCCCTTTTTTGCTTTCGGGTCTTCCTGACCATTCTAATACAATAACAGAATGCCTACGGCAAACACAGTAACACGAAAAATTGTACCCGAAAGTCCAGTCTATGTTCCTTTTTTTCTCAATTTAGCTTTCTTGATTATCATTGGATTGATTTATTTGTTTAACGCAACGAATACACCAAGTCTTTCTGTTATGTCATCAATGCCTTTTTCAAGAATCAATAGCAATATCAAAAACTCTATGAGTAACAGATGAACTCTGGAAGCAAATTCAATACATATGCAATCGCACTTCCTATAGCAGGTATAGCTACAGTCGCAATCAGTCTTGCTACACAATATGCCGTGATTGACCATGGTACATCTGGACAAGTTACGATTGAATCAAATATGTCAGGAATCGGTTGGGGAATCGGAACAGGATTAATTATCACGCTGGTTGGCCTTGTGTTATACCGATTCATAAACATGTCCGAACGATCCTTTCTTTGGCTCTTCGCTTTTGCTTGGCTTAGTTTCTTGCTTGCTAATATTGCGATAATGTTTTCATTGTATCAAGTTCAGTTAACCAAAATCTAACACAACAAACTGTTAATGCTTTCCAAAATGATAAAGAATCGTTAAAACGATATTTTGGAAAGCATTAATATTATAGATAAGGTTCTCCAAAATACTTTTGGAGAACCTTACAAACTGTTAGATGGATGCAACAGAGTTTCTTTTTTATGTCTTCATGTTCATAGGCTATTTGACTCTTATTAGCACAACCATAGTCCCCGCTGCGGTTGGAAAAAAACTTCAAGCTGAAGATTTTATGCTTCAAGTCGGCATTCCTAGTAGCATCGCCATTCTCTTTATTGGTATCGCCTTCATAGGGTTACATTGGAATTCTGGCGATGAGTTCAAACTATCTTTAATGACTATTGCAACTGTTGTAGGAGCGATGGGTATCTCTCTTACAGCAATCATGATGGCAATGAATCGTATTCGTTGGGCTTCTCCTAACTAAACTTATTCTTCTTGAACTAAAATCCCCTGGATTCGATGTTGAAGACGACAGCGGCCTGTCCATACCTGTTCTCCGTTTTTATCCTGGCGTGTCAAAAAAGATATTCCATGAATCTTAATCGCAACACGAATCCGTTTTCCATGTTTCAAATCCTCCGCACCAAAAAAAGGTTTCCAACCCCCGTTTGTATAAATAGGAACCCCTTTTACATTCATCGGACAATGAAGCACAATATGATTTTGTTCAAAGATTGGCTGAAATCCAGCCTTGATTTCCTCCTTTGTAAATTCCGTTTTGAACCACGATTGTTGATGATACAAAATCGCATTGATTAAAGTTTCCTGTAAGGTATTCAACTTTATACAAGCAAGATTACTCACACTCATATCCAACTCCAAACGACCCGTTGTGGTATTATATTCCACAATATGAAGTGGTGGAAATAACAAGGTGATAAAAGGAAGACGAAAATGTGTTCCAAAATAACTCAACGGAACCATCGGTTTTTGCTGTGCTATATTACTCCCACGTGCCCACGGATTGCCAATATGAATGTTTCCAATCTCTACTTTCTGAATGGGTAATTGCCACTCCATTTTCCTGTTTGTATCTTATGCGTTGGTTTAGGCTAAAGTCATCTAAGGGTTTCCAAAATATCGTTAAAACGATATTTTGGAAACATCTTGTGATAACTATCTAAGGTTCTCCAAAATATTAGTCTATAAATAAACCAATATTTTGGAGAACCTTAAAGCACAACAAAGAACACATTCTAAATATGTCATATGGTCTCTCCATTTGTTGGCGTGGACCTCCCGGTTCTGGAAAACGCTACGCTCTTCAATCTCAACTTGAAGCTTGGGCAAAATCTATGGGACAACTCTATGTTGTCAAACGTCATCTATGGGACGCACCACTTCAAGGTGGTGAAGTAAGTGACGACGAAAAAGACACTGACGCAGACGAAAAAGCATTATTGCCTATGGAATCTTCAATTGTTCATTGGGGATTTGATGTTGCCCGTATGTCTCTTCAAGATAAACAATATGTCAAAAGTATTCTTCAAAGATGGGGACGTGGAAGTCAAGTCTTGAGTCAAAGTACTGCCACCTCTCAACGATGTCTTGTTTTCTATCATGCTCATTTATTATCAAATGAATCCGTATTGTTTCTTCAAGCATTTTTAGAAGAAAATCATCAAGACTCTGTATTGTGGCTAACAAGTGAACACCCACTTCCTACCCGATTGGCAGATTGGTGTGCCGAAATCCCTGTTGCTGGCAAAGACCGTATGATTGAAATACTTCAAGCGAAAGCTCCGACAGAACCCATCATAACGATTGAAGACGAAATACACCGTATTTACGAATTTTGGTTGCGAGACCTGCCAAAACTCAGTGATGTTAAAAAGATTCGCGCAATTGTCTATGCCTTACTTCATCGTAATATTCGTTGGTGTGATGGATTTCACATGTGGATGTTTGCACTCGACCGCTTAGAACTCACACATGAACAACGAAAAATGCTTGCTGCCATTTGTGTCAAACAACCTTTTACCGGCGCGGGACAAACTGTTCCTTCCTATCGCATTCCTGTTTTATGGGAAAACTATTTGTGTTTGATTCGCAATGCACTCGCCCCTGCTCCCACTCCCGAAGAACTATCCTCTATTACACATATGAAAAAACTTAAGAAAAAGAAAGGAGATGTCGCTCCCAGTCTTTGAAATGATAGTTCCTGAAGTCTATCTACGAATCCAAGGTAAGCAATCGAGATGGATTCGTGACGCACCCACAAATGATGATATAGAAGCTGTTCGAGAAGCAGGAATTGGTGATTCTACGTTTGACCCATTAGGTCTACGTAGTACCCTTTTTCACAACCTTCAAACAAATCACGCCGAACTTCAATGTCGTGTTTTGTTAGGTCCTGTCAAAGCGAAAGTTCTTATTGTAACACCACGAGGACAACGTCCTGCCATTCCTTGGGATCTTTGGGCAAAAATATTTTTAGCTTTTGGAAAATGTCAAACAGCACATGGCATGTGGCGTATTGTATTCTATGCGAGTTCTGCTAAGCGTCGTTTTCCTCCTAAAGGTCAACAACCACGTCAAGAACATGTCAATGGTGGATACGCAATACCTAATAACCCTGGTTCAATTGTGATTTACAGAGAAGAAGAATGTACACGTGTCTTGGTACATGAGTTATTACATGCTTGTGGTTCTGATGATTTTAATAAGTCAGAAGAGGCACGCGAAGTGTTAACAGAATCCTGGGCTGAACTCTTTTTAATCGCAATACAAGCCAACGGTTCGGTTCGTAAAGCGAAACAGCTGTGGAAAGAACAAGCTCAATGGATTGCGAATCAAGAATTCGTTTTACGCAATGAACATAACGTAAATCTTCCTTCTGACTATGCTTGGCGATATACAGTGGGTCGACGCGATGTATTCCAAGAATCTGGACTTCACATACCAGAACCTTCACCATTTCCCCGCGCAGCCCTCATGAATAGCTTGCGCTTCACAAGCCCCCTTTTAGCTTCTCTTTAGTAAACTAAAATTGCTTTTCCGAGTATCCCTTTGTACCAGCAGATACAAATGGGTGTTCGTGGCTTATATTCTTTCATAAAATCAATTCGTAAAAAGGCAAATCTTCAACCTAATAAAAATCTTCGAGTTGGGGTTGACGCATTTTGTGTGATTTATATGTTTCGTGAAGAACGCGTAGGCTTTGAAAAATATTTGCGCGGATTAGTGTCAAAGGGATATCAACTAACTTTTGCGTTTGACCGTCGCGCACAAAAAGAAAAAAAAGCAGTCGTTGAAGAACGAAAACAGAAAAAAGAAGAAGCGAAACAAGAAGCAAGTACGTTACAAACATTTGCAAACTCAGACGACTTTCAAGAACTAGATGAAGAGTTTCAACGAACGATTCTTCAACAAATCAACAAGAAAGAATGGGAATCATGGGCGTTATATGCTGAATACACGGAATGGTTATACTCCCTATTACATACCCTTGAGATTTCTATTGTCAAAGCCGATGAAGAAGCTGATATCTATTTAGCCAAAGGAGGGTTTGATATTGTTATTTCCTCTGACACTGACATGTTTGTTCTCGGCTGTCCTCGTGTATGGATGCCCCGTGGAAAAGATATTCAACATGATGAATATCTTTTGGGAGATGTTGAAAAACATATAGGACTTTCACACGAAACCTTTTGCGAGTTGGCATATCTTGTTGGATGTGATGTACAACCCAAACGCAAAATGGTTTTAGAAGAAGCAATCAGTAACTTGCGCTTTTATGGTTCTTTACTTGGTATACACATGAAAGATTCTAAAAAAGTCACAACAGAAGATTTAGAAGAGTTTGCCAGACTCAAACAAGCAGTTTGGACATAAATAGAAAATACCAAAAAATCACATTGTTGGTATTTTTATCAAAGATATTTGTCTTTTTTACTTAACTTAAGCGGGGGTAGGTTTGATATAGTGGGAGTTCAAGTAAGTTTGGAGATTGAAGTAAGAAAGAGTTACAGTTTCAGGAACTTTTAAGAGAGCTTTGAGTTTGGCATCAGGATTGATGTTGTGTTTATCAGCTTTCAAGCTTTGGTCTTTAATGTATTTGGTTACATACTTGGTGACGTTACTGCGACTTTCTTTGGAGCCGGCAGGGCGATCCATGAAAGTACAGAGTTCAGTTGACAAACTTTGAGGGATTTGGAAAATACTGATTGCATTAGGATCAGTTTTACGTTTGCGACGTTTGTCAGCTACTTTTTGGAGTTTAGCAGCTTTCTTTTGGAGTTTTTGAGTATGTTTAATAGCTTCCGTCAAAGATTCACGGAGTTTGACTAAGTTGGCAACTGCGTCTTTGACTTCCTGTTCGAGTTTGACTTCTTCACTCACAGCTACAGTGGTGGCTGTGGTGGTGGTCGTAGCAGTTACTACAGGGGCAGTTACTACAGGAGCAGTTACAGCTACAGCAACAGGGGCTTCCACTTTCGTTTCAGTTTTTTTAGTGGTTTTAGCTTTGGCTTTGGTGTCTTTGACTTCCACAACAGTGACTACTGGGACAGCAGCTTCTTCAGTTTTTTTACTGACACGTTTGGCAGATTTGGCAGGTGTGGTGCTCATTATATTGCTGGTAGAGGTTACGTTAGTAGACATTTTACGCGGTTCTATATATACTATATCGGGTTCCTTAGGCCATTTATAAAAAGCCGGAGATACGAACAGGTCATGAACGTATGGTTTTATTTCGCGTTTAAATTTTGTAAATTACATCTTTCGGTACGAATAATGTTCTCCAGATATTCTGGAGAACATTCAAACTGTATAATGCTTTCCAAAATATCGTTTTTAACGATATTTTGGAAACTCCTTACTGTGATATTTAATGTTCTCCAGATATCTGGAGAACATTAAAACTGTATA